TGTGTTATATTTAGCCAAAATTACTGTAAAGTATTGCTCAGTAGATGCATTAAATAATTTTAATGTTGATAATACTAATGACTTTAAATATTTTTACAGGTGGTATTGGACTAATACTATGTTTAATTAGTACTACTATACAACTTCTGATTTTGAGAAACTATAGGCAATACTAGATTTAGATATTGGGGTAGAGTATTCTAGTAATAAAAACTGGAAAAAAATCTAGGAAGTTTACGAGCCTTCCTCTCTAGCAAGTGAAGACGAATAGTTTAATAACTTATCAGCTACCGTTTAGGCAATAAATCAGAATGGAGAAGCGGACAGTTAGGGAAATATAGACGCCAAATTAACTATAGGCTTATAGAATACTTACAATACATTTTCAATAGCAGAACGAGTAGGAAGTATTAATTACATGGATAAGTTTGTAGTTAGTATTATATTAGGTAGGTCTAAAATAGAAAATAATCCAGAAACTCCAGAGATTTATTCAGTAAGTTCTTGGGAAAATGAATATGACGATTCAATATATCCTACATATGTTAAGTAGCCTGATATTAGCTATTAGAGTGTAGACACTTATGGATTGCTAGATCCTAGAGAAACTTCTACTACTTTATACAAGCTATTAGGTATAAGTAAGACCGGGTCCGGCAAAGAATTATGGGAAAAAGCTTATGATAAATATCTTAACAAATATTCGTTAAATTTTTCTAGTTCTTTAAGTGTAACTACAGAATCTGGAAAGTATGAATATTTAAATAGTTCTGGAGAATTAGATTTTATCGAAAATTATAGAGTGTTTAAAACAACATTAAATACGGCAAGCATTCCCTTAGTACTTACTGGGGTACATTTTAGTAAATATTATAAGGAATGCATTTCATAGTCTAAATACTTATAGGTATTAGTCCCATTAGTTAATACTTCTGAAGATTTAACAAAATTTGGAATGAAATTGTATGGGCAAAATGCTGTATTTGATTCCATGTTAACTATAGCAGGAGGATGGCACGATGCTAACATGTTTCATAAAGATGATATGAAGATTCATGTTGGTAAATACACCTCTGGGGAATCGGGAACATTCTCAGGCTCGCCAGGATTTAGCGGAACTTGGTCTAAAAATTACTATGATAGTAGTAAAGGATATGCGATTACCAAAAATTCTAATGGAAAGACTAAAATGTGGGACAATTAGGTAAACGGCACTTATATTAGAGACTTATTAACATCCGATATCGGAATAATACTATATTCTCACGGAGACGAACTTGACAGAACTGTATATTTCGTATATGATTCTGATACTACAACTGCACCAAATCCTAGTTATATGTATAAATATAAATTCGGTTCTATTTCTGGAGAAAAAAAAGCTCCTCCATATAACAACATATATGAAGACAGTTCTCGCCAATTTGTACTAGGATTAGTTATGAAAGATACAGATGGATAGATACACCTATTAAATAATCTTTGTCCTATGCAAACTTCTTCTGGTTCTTTAACACAAAAAATAAAGATAAGTGGAGGAACTAGATATCTAGGTAATATTATTCTATCTATTTTAAGTAACCTATTTGTTAAACTTCCAGAGAAATAGGCTATAGAAGTTTAGACTATTAGCAATGTAGTTTATCTATAGGACAATAAATCACAATTTACAAAGGATGTAGTTTATTAGGTATAGGCGGATTATGAAAACCACAATGATCTTATATTAATGTAGGGAATCTAGCTATCTGACTATATTAATAAAATTAAGTAGCATATAAATGATGTGGTAGACGACTCTAATGTTAACTTTATAATACAAAGTGTTTAGAAGAACATTCCTATACAGGTTGCCTTTGATTACATATAGCCTTCAAAGATTATTTCTAATTCATAGTCTAGTGTTATGGCTATTAGACTTGGGGAAAATGATTACTATACTACAATTCCAGAAATAAACGATTCTAACAAGTTGTATACTATAGATAGAAGATATTCGAATATTACAGTAAGAGCCGCTACTACAGTTAATAGCTATGAAGTAACCTCTATAACTAATTCTACTACCTCTGGTAGATTAATTTATACTTATAGTGATTAGATATATCATAGTAACAGCAAGTTTTACTAGATATTCACATTATAGAATGACCATTTGGTACTATCTAAAACACAGCACAATTCATCTGATATGCTAGCATATTTCAATGGTGCTCATAATGTTACTATTGGAGGTATAGTTAATGACGAATATTTAACGGATTATTTAAAATATGTGGACTAAGTTAATTAAAAGCAGTATAAATTTGGAAACCTAGACTTAGGTATATCCAACTCAGGGATCTTTAGTATATGAGTATAATCCTCTTAGAAATTTTAGACTGTCGAAGAATATGTATTTATATAAAGGAGATTATTATTCTTTGGAAGAATTAAAAGATAAATTTAACATATATATAGAGGACAATTCCTGGGTAGGAGCAGATGAAAATCCAGAATTGTATGAAAAAGGATAGTTGGTAGATTTCATAACAGATTAGCTGTCTATTAGGCTAGATCATCCAGTACATATTATTCCTTAGTATAGTTACGACGGGTCAGTAAACCTTATATTGAATGACGGAATTAATATACCTAGATTAATAAATAGTAGGTTTAGTTCTACTGGCAAGAATACTTACGAAGTAGTCAACAGGAAGGGGGATAATGACACTAACATATATGATTAGGGAGAACAGTTTGATATAGATACTTCTCTATATAAAAGAATAACTAAAATACCTAAAGTTTAGTATATGGGAACATCTTCTGGAGGCAATATGAAGATTGGAAATTATCATTTTTATTTCAAATTGTCCGATGCAGATGGGAACGAGACAGATTTTGTGGCCGAGTCTGGATTAGTAAGTGTGTTTATAGGCTTTGGATCTCCTTCTAGTATTCATACTGGTTAGAAAAACGAAAGTAGCTACAAAAATGTCATGTTTTCTGTATCTAATATAGATGCTTCTTATAATTATATTACTGTATATTATTCAAGATATACAGCAGAAGCTAATGAAAACTTCGTAACCGAATATATAAAAATCAATAAGAAATATTTAGTAAATAATGCCGGGATAGCATCTATTATAGTAACAGGTTTTGAAGAAACTACATAGATATCAGGTTCTGATATTAATTTAAACTATAATGTAGTAGACGCTTCTAAAGCTTCTGCAGTTTGTCAAAATATGTTGTTTATGGCAAATGTCCATAAACCAAATATTCCCTACAAAGAGTTATCTGATTTGTCTTTAAGATTTTTACCATATCTAATCTAGACTCCGTATAAGTTAGACATAGATGAAGAGTATAATCCAACAACATTAGATTTAGGATACTATGATAGTAAATTTATATATGACTACACTGGATATTGGGGAGAGGAGATATACAGATTTGGAATAGTATATATAATGCCGAATAATGAATTAAGTCCTGTATTTAACATTAGAGGAGGTGCTGCTATTAAAGAATTCATAGATGGATAGTATAGCAATGATGGGCAGTTTTCAAATATTCCGGTATTTAAAACAAACGAGCTAAATGAAAGGGAGAGACAATATATTAACTATAACGAAGAAACCAATTATTTAATAGGGCTTGATGATATGTCTTCTGGGGATAACAGAACGAAAGGTACCGTTTCATTTGAAAATGTTAAGGGAGTAGTTACCTTCTCTCCTACCAAGGACACTAATACTATATATGGGATAGATATTAGAACTGATCAAGATACTATTAAGGAACTAGAGAAGTATGTTAAAGGGTACTTTTTTGTAAGATAGACAAGAATACCTACTATTCTAGCCCAGGGTATCACCATAGGGATAGACCAGAATTCTTATACCCCCTGTATCCCAACAGCTGGCGGGTTTTTGGAATAGTTATCAGAATCATTAGAAAAAACCCATGTTACTACAGAAGATATAAATGATATTAATTACATATCAGAAGGATTTCTAAGTAGATATTAGTTCAAATTTCAGAAGAAGTCCAGTAATCTGTGGGGGAAAATCGCTAAAGTGGCTGGTATAGCGGTAGGAGTAGTAGCATTAGCTGCCGCAACCGTTTTTACAGCAGGTGCTGCAGCTGCTGTAGTAGCAGGTACTGCTGTTACAGTAAGTGGAGCAGCAGCTGCTGGAGCAACTGCTTTAGGAACAGTTGCAGGGACAATAGCAGCTGCAACTGGTCTAGGTTCTTTAGGAGCTGCTTTAGGAACTACTGTTCTAGTTGGAGGAGCTGTTGCCCTACCAACAGCTGCGTTAGCAGTAGCTGGAACTATTCAGGAAACTAGGTATGCGTTATCCTCTATTTTTGTAAAGAAAAAGTTGGATGGGAGAAATACACAAGTTCCTTCTGGATATAAATTGGTAGAAACAGAAGAATCCAGAAAATTAAGTACAGATTTTCTTACACGTTTTATTCCTAAGGACTCCTCTAAGGTAAAAGTCTAGGGGATTCTGTGTCCAGATTATGAAGTAAATTAGTCTTACTATAATCAAATATTTACTGGCAATTTACATACTATTTCTCTTACAAGTTCTTAGAGTATAAACGGATTAGCTGGAAGAACTGGAAATTATTTTTCAAATAACGTGAATCATTTCTATATTCCAGACTATTATGATACCAATATACGAAATTTTTATGATTTTAAGGTTGTAGGAGTTCCCGACAATGTAAAATTGGTTGGAATTGATAACCTAAAATTCAGGAGTAGAGCAGGGGAGGCAGAAGAAGCTTGGAGATATGAATGTGTAGGGGACGATTATAAATCTGAACACTCAAAAAAGAATAACGAAGAGGATTCTGAAACATAGTCTAATAAGAAGATAAATACTGATATAATTAGAGGAAGTTTTGGGCCTTACTTGGCATTTAATGATGTAGAAAACAAATTCTCTTCAGCTGAAACTGTTAACATATATATACCAGAATACTCTATAGGTTAGCTTGAAAACTACTTTTCAATTAGAATGTAGGATTCTTCTGTTTTTTAGGCCATATCTGATAGATATAGTATCTCAGAAGTAGATTCTTAGTTAGTAAAATAGTTAAGTAATATAATTGGTGATGATGATAGAACTAAAGGGTATAAATGGGAGCTTTATAGAGGAGATTGTTATCTATGTCAATTTACTCATAGGGTAAATAGAAACTTTAACGATCCTTCAGCGCCCTATAATGATGAGATAGTTGACGAAAAAACATGGAGAGATAATTATGACACTGATAATGTAGAAAAATATGAAAGTATAAATTTGGGAGATGTTAATGCAGTATAGTTAGGAATGTGGGTAACATTTAAAATACGCTCCTCTAATAATTTAAATATAAGAACCTTAGATGGATCTAATGTAGATGAAACGGCTATGTGTGGACATCCGAGAGGATACTATCCATACCTTCCTATGAGTACTGAGGGAACATATAAACACCCAGAATCATAGGTATACAACAAAGGTTTTACTAAATCCTTAAGTGAAAGATGGAACTTTGAACTTCCTGATGTTCCCTATATAAAGAACTGGTTTGGAACTCGTATTATGTATTCTGATATTCACGTTAATGATGCCTATAAGAACGGATTTAGAGTTTTCCAAGGTACTCATTATAGAGATTATACTCGCGAATACGGAGAAATAGTAAAATTAATTTCTCTTGAGTCTAATCTTTTATGTGTATTTGAACATGGTATAGCATTGATACCTGTCAATGAAAGAGCAGTCGCAGGTGAGGGAACAGGTGGAAATGTCTATATAAACACATCTAATGTGCTTCCAGAGAACCCAAAAATTATCTCTGATATGTTTGGTAGTCAGTGGCCCGAAAGTGTCCTCAAAGTCCCAGGAAAGACTGGAGATTCTGCATAGTATGTTTATGGAGTTGACACAGTTGCTAAGAAGATTTGGCGTACTGATGGGAACACTCTTACTTGTATTTCAGACTTTAGAGTTCAAGAATTTCTAAATAGAAATATTACTTTGGGCGAAAGAGAACTTACTCCTAAAATAGGTATTAGAAATGTAAAGACAGTATATAACGCCTTCAAGCGAGACGTATTATTTACTTTCTATGACAATACTTATGGCTTTGAAGAAAAGGTTTGGAATCTATGCTGGAATGAGTTATTATAGAAATTTATAACATTCTATAGTTGGGTTCCTAGCTATATGGAAAATATAAATAATATTCCATTCTCATTCGATAGAAATACTTCTAAGTGGATTGCTAAACTGGGAACAAGTCATACTGAAAGTTCTTTTGCTGACGGTATTACACTATCTAATGTAATTATAGAGAACTCTGAAAATGAATAGGGAGAAGTAGTAACTAACTTTAAGGTTCCAGTTTCCTATGTGAATAAGAAAGGTGAGTGGGTAACTCAAAACTATACTGTAGCGAATGATGGAACTAGTAGGAAAAAATACATTGGAATATTATCCCTAAGTAATAGAATACTTCCAGATGCCTAGCTTCACTATTAGATTTCCTACTCCTTGTAGAGAGATTAGTATGGAAACTATAAGAAGTTTGACATAGTCCCTCTAAATTGTGGAGAAGCTAAGGGAGGTATATATCTTCCAGATGATGCTATGTTTGCAGGAGCTTTCATGCCTCTATATTGTCTAAAATTCAAGGAAGGAGGAGATGAATATAGTCCAGTTTACTATAAGGATGGATAGGAAATGACTGAAGTGTCTGACGGTGCTGGAGACACGTTCTATACTTACCAAGCTCTATATACTGCTAAATCCCTATTATCTGAATTATATTATAGGAATAGTGCGGGACATTAGTATGCAGACTACGAGGTTAATAAAGTTAAGGTGGGAGACTCTATCGAAGGGAATACATTAGAAATAACTGATGTGTTGGATTATCCTATATTCAAAGACATTACTGGAAAGCGTCCTACTCTTCCTAGAGAAGAGATGATAAATCCTGATAAAATAGTAACCTTACTTAATATTAAGGCTACAATATCTATCGTTGATAGTGATAATTAGTCTAAACTAAGTGATTCCTATTACAATATGAAAGCGGGATTTTAGTCAGGAACATCTCTAGTAGATGCTGGATATTATGAATCTGTTGTAGGAATAGCTCCTAGATGGAACTTATAGTTCTTATCTACAGATTTTTGGAAGCACGGCTAGGCTGGGCTGATTGACATAGCAGATGATATATATCCTACTTATTGGTACGGAAGACAGCATCCATTTGAATTTGAATGTGTAGTAGTGAATGACCCTTCTATACATAAGATATTTACTAATCTTGAAATTGTTGCTAATAAGGCAAAACCTGAATCTTTCCACTATGAAATAATTGGGGAGACCTACGACTTTGCAAAAGATAAGGTAAATATGTATTTTAGACAGGAAGCTATGAAAGCATTGTGGCAATACAATGGAGCTGATATTTCTTATGATAGGAACTTCTTGAAGGTTCAATCTAGATAGTAGCCAAAGTCTGCGGACTTCCCACATAAGTACTATACTAGACAAGATACTATCAATGAGATAGAGGATTATTATATTCATGTAACTTATCCAGATTCACACGATTATCGTCATTTATCTGGAGCGGAAGTAGTTTACTATCCAAATAGACAAGAATATCGAATCTGGAATCATGCTATGGCTGTAGATATAGACGATTTGAGTTAGGATGATTCAAGGTCAATTATCTCCGCTAATTGTTAGTATTTAGAGGACAGATGGAAAGTTACAATTAATCCTATTTTAGTATGCTATAAGAATGAATATCAAAGGAAATTCTCTGGTTCCTTAATATAGCCTCAGAACTCTACTTGGGCAAAAGCCAAGAATAGTTCACAAAGCTTACCAACTCTTCCTATTTATAATTCTCCTATACCGGATTAGGTTTTATCAGCTGGTGGTATAGATTTCCCAGGAAATGACCCAGTACATCCAGAGTGGGGAGAAGATAACGCTCTTTACAATTTATATGATTTATCTGGATACAATTCCGAAGGAAATTGGAAACCGTTGGATTTAACTAACTGGTTAGACGATGTTAGTATTTATAGATATAACTTTGGAGAAGCATAGAATAGAAAAGAGTTAGATGTTAAGGATAAATTCTTAAAGATAAGAATTAGATATTCCGGAGAAGAATTAGCTGTTATAGATTTCTTAAATACTGTATATAGAATTAGTTATGCTTAATAAGAATATAAATAAAGTCAGAAGAATAGCGAAAGCCTATTATGGGCTTTCCATTCCTTCTGGGAATCCATATATGACTACGAATGAATTAGCCATCCCTGGTAATGCTATTACTTAGTAGAATTTGCTGGGAACTGATTATAGCGCTGATTTCAGAAACAGAGCTGAATAGATAATGGCTCCTACTAATAGTCTTATAGATTTTAATGCTAGAATGGGAGACTTATTTAGCTTAAAGCTAAAAAACGATAGAGATTCCTCTAAAGCTATTACATAGATAAAGAGTATGTCTGTAGGTACTGCACCTTAGAAATCATAGGGAACTTTCTAGAAACTAGGAGGATGGAATACGGTAGGACAAGCCTCGGACTTCCTAAGCGGACTAATTGGAGGTGATAAAGATGGATACCTTGGTAAATATGGTTCATTATAGCAAGCAGGAGACTAGGCGTTTGACCAGGCTTCAAATGTAGTAATGGGCATAAATCCTCTAGTCGGAGGAATAATGAAGGCAGGAGGTTTAGTTAGTGACGTATTAACCAAATGGGGTGGAATGGGTACGGATTCTATGACTAAAACCGATGCTGTACTAGGTAGCAAATTATTATCTCTTACTCCAGTTGGTATGGTTAATGGTTTCTTCGGTAAGAAAACTAGGGATTTTTCTGCTAATAGAGATACTGTAGAATAGGTAGGAGGTTCTTACGGCGGAACTGTTAGAAATATAGCATCGGCAGAAGAAAAAGCTGGAAAGAAATATGGATTATTCAGTGGAGGGGCAAGAAGGTCAGCTAATAGGTTCATAAATAGAACAGAGTCCCAATAGGCGACTATGACTAATATAGCTAACTAGGCTTCTGATTTATCTTCTATAGCTACTAATATGTCAGATTTGAACCATATTTAGTATGGCTTCAACCTAAACGGTGGATATGATTAGAGATATATGAGAGCTGCTAGACTTGGAACTAAATTACAGAGAATTAAAAAACTTAATATATAGTCTCATAAATTAGGAGGTTAGATATAGGGAGCAATAGATTTGAATGAGTGGCAACCCGTTATAACCGAAGCTGTAGAGTAGTTTGAATCTGGAGGAGAATTAGAATGGACTCCTATTATAACTCTATAGGAAGGAGGAAAAACTGAGAAAGTAGATGGAATAACAGGAGCAGCTCCGAAGATTACTTTCTAGTCTTGGTACGATACTGTTCCAAAAGATAGGTTGTCGAATAATTACGACCTTAAGAAAGCTTTTGAAGTACTACCATTCGAGGAGTTAGAAGCATGGAGAAAGTCTTCTGATGAAGATTTAAGAATTGGAAAGAATCACCTACGAAGCATCTATCAGTTACCCAACGGAGATTATGAATTTTTAAAGCTAGGAAATGAATAGAGTAATCCAGAAGTTCATTTCGAAACTGATACTTATCATTCTGGGGAAAATGGATTAAAAGATTCTCATGATTTAGTCTTTGAGAAAGATAGATACTTCTATAGAAAGAAGCCTAAACAATTTAAAAATGGTGGTAAACCCGAACCTATAGACGCTCCAGAAATAGAAGAAACTAATTAGAAAAATATAATTCCAGAAGGTGCTCTTCATGCTCGCAAACATAACATGGAAAATGCTGATAACTTGACTAAGAAAGGTATTCCAGTTATAGATAATGAAGGAGAGCAATAGGCAGAGATAGAAAAAAATGAAATAATATTTACACTAGAAGTTACTAAAAAGCTGGAGGAGTTATACTCTAAATATACAGACTATGAATACTCTCAGAAAGAAAAGGATGAAGTAGCAATAGAAGCCGGAAAACTGTTAGTAAAAGAAATATTATTTAACACAGATGATAGAACAGGTTTAATTAATACATTAAAACAAGGAGGAATAATAGATGGCTCTAAATGATTTGTTAGTGTCTTATAAGCGCATTGAAACTCCCTCTAGAACCATCCCAGAGTTCAAATTTCCAGAATCCTATCAACTAGTTACTTCTGATGCCCCATAGAGTAAGCCTGATTAGGAAGACGTATAGACTCCTAAATATTATACTTCCACTGTTTAGAGACCCAAGTTTAGCTCAATCCAAAGATGGAATAGTCCTTACAGGGATAGGAATGCTTGGATAACTGACTTAGCGGCTGCTTATAGAAAAGCAGGAGTAACTAATGATAATGCAATAAAGATGTTAATTGCCCAAGATGCTCAGGAAAGCGGTTGGGGACGTTCTGCGCAAGGTAAATTCAACTTTGGAAACTTAACCACTGGAGCTAAATGGAAAGGTGACTATGTTATGGGAAATGACCATGACGCTAAAGGCAATCCCATCAAATAGAAATTCCGCTCTTATAATTCTATGGATGAATATGCAGCTGATAAGTTATAGTTCTTGAAACACTTATATGATTTTGATGAAAATGATGATATTAATACGTTTACCGCCAAACTTACTGGTAAGAATAAAGGTAAGAGAAGGTATGCAGAAGCTACTGACTATGCTGATAGAGTTGCAGCGGTATTCAGGAGTTTCAAGGACGGTGGTATTATAAAGTATTAGTAGGCAGGAAAAGTACTTAGTCCTCCAGAAAAGGCAAGATAGAATTTATCTAGTAAATTTCCAGTTAATTGGGAAAATTCTGATTGGCTACATAACTACTTCTCTAAGAACTTAGGTTATAATACTTCTTTAAGTATATTATCTTCTATTCTTCCTGAAAGCGGGGCAGACCCTCACAAAAAGTAGCTTAGAGGAGGGCCAGGAAGAGGGTTAGTCTAGTGGGGATTTGGTACCGACAGATATAACCATATGAAATCATATAAGATGAGAGGATCAGTACAAAAGGGAATAGACCCAGAACTTCAACGACAAGCAGAATATATAGTTAACACTGTTAAGAACGAACAAAAAACTGGAGAAGGCTTATGGCATCATGGAGGAACAGGGTCTGGATACAAAAGTGCTGAAGGTGCTAGAAAGGTATTTATTAATGCAAGAACTCCAGCATCCGGTAAGGCAAGAGCTTTTAGTCTCGGCTATGTAAGACCTAAAGGAGGAATAGAAGAAGCCACTAGAAGAGCTTCTTACGTAAGTTCTCTAGATTCAGTTTATAATTCTAAATATAAATAATGGATAGAGTAAAGGTAAATGTAGGTGATAAGACATATAATTGTCAAATTGCCAAGACAGAAGAAGATAGAAAGAAAGGTCTAATGGGAGTAGAAAATCTTCCTCCCGATGAAGGTATGCTATTTGTATGGGAGGATGAAGATACTAGAGAAATGTGGATGAAAGATACTAAAATACCTTTAGACTAGATAGCCATTAACGATAATGATGAAGTAGTCTTAGTATATAAGGCTTAGCCAGAAGATGAAACTTTAGTTCCGTTCATGAACGCTAAGTATATTCTAGAAGTTAATTAGGATTCTGGTATTGTAGAAGGAGATGATTTTGAAATAGACGACTCTGAAGATTATGACAAATATGTTATGAAGGTGCTTGCTCCAGATGGTACTACTTAGATGTATCTCTAGGGAGGTGAAAGAATCGTAAGTAGAAAAGAAACAAGAACTCTCATTAAGAAAGCTAAAAAGGCTTACGAAAATAAAGACAAAGATTATGATAAATATTGCAAATCTTTGGGCAAATATATATTTAAGGTATTAAAGGGTCAAAATACTCGTCCGCCAGAATATGTAGAAGTTCCGGAAGGAAAAGACAAAAATTCTAACGACGAAAATTAACAATATACACATCGTATCAAAAATTCTTGGTTATGAAGATCTTAATATGTAGTATTGAAGTACATAAGATAGATAGATAATTAGTGCATTAATTACATTTTAAATTTTTAATTTATGAAGTTAGGAAATAAGTTTTAGGCAGGAGGACCGATGCCTGCAGGAGCACCTGCTCCAGCGCCTCAAGGTGGTGAAGACCCAACAGCTATGTTACTTCAAGGAGCACAGCAAGCTGTTCAAGGACAAGATTGTGAAATAGCTATGCAAGTATGCCAAATGTTAATCGAAGCATTGGGAGGTGGAGGTAATCCACAGGAAGCTGCCCCACAGGAAGCTACCCCAGCTCCAGCAGAAGGGGAACCTGTTTACCGTAGAGGCGGTCGTTTAGTGAGACGTATAAACGCTTAACAAATTTAACACGTAGGGGTATATCTAAACTAGGTATATCCCTATTTTATTTTACAGGATAAATTATGGCAACACGAGTTAAATATAAATTTGGAGACGATGAGTTCGACTTAAAGGACTATATCCATAATTTAGAAACTAATTATCAATCCTATGTTGCAAGTAAGAATTGGAATGAAGGGTAGCAACAGGAGTTTAAAAACGCTTTTGATAAATATCTAACGGGATTGAAAGATTAGTTGTCTAATAACACTGGAAGATTTTATACAGATTATTCTGGAGCTATATTTGATAACAAAGGTGAGTTCAGTAACACTGATGATGATAATATAGACCCAGTTGGTTCTGAGTATTATTATAATAATAAGGGGTAGAGAATTACAACAGACGATTATAATTTACTTAGAAAAAGAAAATAGAAGAACTTTAATACTTTTTCTGCTAATAGGTAGGTAGCTACCTATCTTAATAAGGTAGGTATAGCACTAAGAGACTACTCTAAACAAAATCCGTCTAACAATTCTTCTAATGCTTTCAACTTATCTAAGCATGGCTTCGAAAAATACTGGATGGATTAGAATAATCCATCTGGAGGAGATTTTGATTTTGCTCCATATGTGGAAAAGGATTAGATAGGAGAGGGTGGGGTACGAGGAACATCTAACAGAGCAGCATATCTAAAAGAATAGCTAGAGAATTATATTAAAAACTTAGGTGACTATGACTTTTCTTCTACTACATTTAAGGACAAAGATACTTATTTAGCAAAATTAAGAGCAGCTATGGAAAATCTTGACAATGGATATAACCATGAGGATGCTATAGCGCTTAATTAGGCTGGTCTAAGTAGTAGTTTCTTAAACAACTTCTTTGGTACTGGAGAACAGTAGTAGAAATCTGAAGTAGAATAGGCAGCTGAATATATTGCAGCAGAATAGAAAAGACAATAGGATTAGGAAATTATAGACTAGGCTGCTAGAATGAAGGCTATGTCAGAGCTAGATTAGTGGGCTAAAGATAATTAGTTTCAACCTAAATACTCAGGAGTATTAGAAGGGGGTGATTACGATCCTGATGCTATATTAAGCATGTTAGAGAAAGACTATGCTGATATAGAGGGGGATGACAATAAAGTAAAAGCTTGGTTAAACTTTGAACAACTTCTTAAAGATATAAGAGAACCTATGATTGAAGCAGATGCTATCATTAATGGACAACCAGTATCTACAATAGAAGGTTCTAAAGCTGCAATGAGGAAATTAAGAGCTAATCTAGCTCAGAAGCTTAAATTTGCAGCACAAGAAGGATATATGAAAGCCTATGGAGATGAATATATTATTCCAGGCTCCGAGGATTATAGTAATTATTCTTTAATAACATATAACCCTGTTACTGGGGAATATAAAGACCAATCTGTTATACTTAATGAAAAACTACGAGAAGCTATGGCCTATGATTGGTATAAAAAGAATACATCTGTTCCAAGTAATAAAAATGGAGGAGTCCTTTATTATTTATAGCAAGGTGGCTTTATGTAGAGATAGAGAGAGGTACGAAAACAAAGAGAGGAATAGTAGAAGTAGGAACAGACATAGTAGAGTACAAAATCCAAAGATGAAGATACTAGAACCCCAGAGCAAAGAAAAGCAGGAGAAAGAGTACCAAAGTCTGGAGAGTTAAGCACCATTGATAAAGTGAGAATAGGTAGTGCTATTGCAGACATAGGGTCTATTTTAGCAGCATTTGTTCCTGGATATGGGACTGCTGCTTCTGCTATAGCTGGATTAGGTAGTACTGGAGCTAATCTTTATGCAGATATATCCGATGATAGCGTGTCTGGGTGGTAGGCTGCTGGAAATGCAGGATTTGGCTTATTAATGGATGTAGCTGGATTAATTCCTGGATTAGGAGCTGTGGGGAAAGCTGGAAAGATAGCAAAGACTCTTAAATATGTACTACCTACAGCTTTAACTATATGGGGTGTATCTGAGAATGGAGGAGATGCTATAAAAGCCGCTAATAAATTAATGAACGGGCAGGACCTAACCGTAGATGATTGGAAAGCCTTATCGTTTGGACTGTAGACTATTGCAGGAGGAACTAGAGCAGTCAAAGGAAATAAGTCAGTAAATAGACAATTAAAGAATACTAAGGAAAAAGCTCCTTATAAAACAATTACTGCCGAATCTGGCAAAACCTATAAAGTAACTCCAGAACAATTTAAACAAATTACGTCTGCTACCACTTTAGAGGCACAAAATAAAGCCTTTAGAGAAGCTATAGGCTCTAGAAATTCGTCTGAACAGTTAGGAAGTAAGTTTAAAACTTCTAGGTGGGAGAGAGTAAGACATCCATTTACTACGGAACCTAAAACTGGAGGAGGAGTTGATTATATTGACAGAAGCCTAGATATTTCTACAATGGAAAGAATCCCTTGGCAATTTAAGGTAAATAACGGCCAACTAACTCCTAGAAGACTATCTAATGAATGGTTATTACAAAAAACTGGTAGATGGACGTTTGGGGATCCAACCATTAATTGGTTTACGAGAAAAAACCCGCTATATAATAAATTAGTAGTTCCGTAGAGTTCTGCACCTACAGTAAGTACTCCTTAGATTAAATCTTCCATTCGCCCCGGTTCTGAGCCTAACATAAGATAGTTAAGGATGTGGAATAGGACACCAGGGTATGCTAGAGCACAAGGATACGGAAGGGATTTTGGAGTAGGAGACACAAGAAACAGTAGGGAAATAAGCTTAGGAATAGAATTTGATAAGTAGGGAGGTATTCTTAAGTACTAGGATGGCAATGTTCTTACCCCAACTGGTAGAGCAGGAGTAAGAAAAAAAGACACCTATACGTTTAATACAACTAATAGACTATAGTCCGTTCTTAATAAAATCAAAAAAGGCGAAATTACGGTTGATGACGCTAACGAGTTCCAAAGAAGACATTATACTATGTACTCTCAATGGACTTAGTAGCCAATGCAAGGATAGTCTGTAAGCTTATATTAGACTGATTATAATAATTAGGGATGGAATGATGAAATTATAGCTCCTGGATTTACTAATAACTATGATATCCAGTCTACCAATCCTACTAGTGGAGACTCTATAGTTGGAAATTGGACTATTGATGGAATCTACGACTAGATTACAGATGATAGAAGAGTTATGGCTAGAGATTCTGATTATAAGGACTAGGCATCTAGAGATGCAGATATTAAACTTGCAGAATAGGCTGGATTTGAGTATTATTTAGATCCAGAGACTAGATACTGGATGCTAAAAGAGAAGCCCAGAAAGGATGAAGGGTAGGTTTCTCCACCACGATAGGTGAGTGAGCCAGTTAAAAACGAACCAGTAGCAGAAGAAGAACCCATAGTAGAAAATTCTAAAGCCAACAATAATATTCTACGAACTATCTCAGGCAATCCTACTATTACATATGGACTTCCTAGGGCAGTATATGCCGACAGAATGAATAGAAGAATGACAGACTTGGCTAAAGAATCAGTAACTCCACTACTAAAAGACCCATTCTAGGTACATCGTTATACTAGGAGTGACTTAGATGCAGAAATGTAGGGAGAGAGAAATTACGCAGATCTTAGAAGGTTGGCTAGTAGACCTATTACTTCTGATGGAAGTCTGTAGACTGCTACACAATTACAAGCGGAAGTTTAGGGACAAGAAGCTAGAACAGCCGGAAAAGAAAAGAGTAATCAGACTTAGCGACAATATGATGAATTAGCTTGGCAACAAGAAAAAGAAAATGCTGCTAACCGACATGAAACGGCTATGTTTAATAGAGCATAGTAGTGGGGAGCTGACCAAGATAAGAGTAAATTTGAATAGGCTTACTTATCCAAAAAGTTTAACATTTGGGATACCTTTGGACAATAGTTAGAGTTTGAAGCTAGAAGTAGACAGTAGGAGTCCAAGGCTATAGCTAATCGTTTTGCTTATTCAGATATTCAAAATGCGGTTAACTCAGATCCTAATAGATACGGAGCTGGACTTACGGAAGAAGAGTTAGCCTTACATAAAAGGTTATAGGCAGGAATAGCACCCTCATAGTTGATTTCTGAAAATAATAATAATGTTACTCTACTTTCCTCTATTAGATAGAAACTAAGTCAGGCGTAGCAAGCTCAGTTAAGTTAGTATTATAATATTAATCCTTCTAAATGGGTCGGAGTTAGATCTGCTCAAAAACCCTAGGAAATAATTATTACCAGAGCAGCGAGAAAAGGAGCAAAGTTAGCAAAGAATGGCTCCAAAATAGCTATCGCTGGAATAGAGGCCAAGACTGCAGATGCAGAAAGATTTTAGAGACAAATTAAGGATTGCATCGATAGAAATGAGAAAACTCTAGATAGATTATCCAAAAGTTTATATGGACTTATAAAAGCTTCAATGATAAAATGATACTGAAACTATAGCAAGGGGGGAATGCCCTTCCCCCTCTTGTTTCTTATCAACCAGTGACTGTTACTGGTAGGGCAACTGCTGAACCTACTGCTGAGTCTAATGGAGAGGTTTCAGATTTAACCGATAAAGACTTGTTAGATATGATGGAAAAATTAAATGGATTACCTAGTGATATAGAATTGTTAACTAATTCCTTATAGAATTTCTATATTGATTAGTAGTTTAGCCCCTTTCCTAATACTTCTAATATAGCATCTAAATACATGCAGATACTGAGTTAGCTAAAAGTTGCCAATTTTAATAAAGAATAGTTCGATAAAGCCCTAGAAATAGTAACCAAAAACGGGGGTCTGAATGAATTTGCTATTAATGATAGAGGACAATTATTCTGCATAAATTCCGAAGGAGACTTCAAACTAATGAGTATAGACGAACTAGAGGGGTCTGATTATCAACCTCTTACAAATTCCGAATTATTACAATAGCGTGCATATTCTCCATCTTAGGCATTTAGAAACGACATACTTAAAGTGGTGTCTAATGGTATTGGGATGGAAGCCATTAATAAGTAGATACAAGACGTTATATCTAAACTAGGAAAGTCGGAGTTTGGAACTGAAGGATATACGACTAAATAGGCTAGTTAGGTGTTAGGAGGAATAGAAATACTTAATTCAGCAATTTAGTAGGGAGCCTTAGACAGTGGCCTAACTAACTTGTCAGTGGATGGCCTATATAAGAGTAAGATAATTACTTCTAGTCAAGCTGCGCAGGCAGAGAATGCTCTGAGTTATATTTATCATACTCTTCCAGAAAACGCAAGAACTTTACTAAAATTAAAATCAGGTGGAACCGATGAAGGAGTTAAAGCTCTTTTAACTTAGTTAGTTACTTCTAGTACTTCTAGCAAATTTGACTTTAATCTAGATTTGCAAAAATCATCTACTAGCTCAAAGGATTCTTCAGGTACTAAGGATACAACCCCAGAAATGAGTCTTGCGGAAAACATTCAACGTGGAGGAGGTACTCCTGTAGCTATGCCGTTTAAGTACGGAACTATGGATACAATGATTACTGATGCGCGGATGTATCCAGTTACTAAGAAAAATGGGGAATCAATAGGAGGTAACGTTACATTATAGAAATTTACAGAAGATAGTTAGATTACCGGATTATATGATCTTACTTAGGTTACTTTTGGAGACCAAATAATTCCAACTTCAGGAATTAAGGATATTCTCGTCGAAGACCCAACTATTTACCATGCTTATTTACCTATTGACCAAGATTAGGCTAGCAAAGGTATTATAACACCCGACTTAAAAAGTGTAGCTAGATTAGAAACTGCTAAGGAAAAATTAAAAGAGTTAGGTATAGAGTCAGTAGAGAATGTTAAAACTCCTCAAGAAATCGAGGCTGTTAATCAAGTATATGCAGAGCTTAAATTACCTCCTGTAAAATTAGAGGATGGCAAATTTACTCAATATTATAGACAGTTTGGTATTTTACAAGGTGATGCATTTAGTAATGCTTTCTCTGACCCAGATGCAGTAATTCTTGGGGACTCACCAATGCTGCACAACGTGGAAGAAGAGAATATAGCCCAAGGTATATTCGATTTAATTAAAGGACCTAACTCTAAGGAAAAGTACGATCATAGAGGTGCATTCGATATGCATATATGGGGAAAACCTAACCATCAGAGTATATTTAAAGGGTTAATATTCTTACCATTGAAGACTACTGATAGGAATTACGGAAAAATGGTTGCAGGTAATGACATTACAGAGAAGGAAGCCATAGAAAATCAAATGAAATATCAATAGGAACAGAGATTAAAGAGCACAACAATTGTTAGAGGATAGTTATGATTCCAGAATAGAAAGAAAATGATTGGATTGTTGGAATATTAGGAAATCCATAGTTGTCTACAGCTGATTTAAAGGCAGCAGGATTTTCAGCAGATAATACTTCTCTACTAAATGAGAGTGAGTATTTAAAAAGTCCCAAAATTACTGACAATCCTATATTTAAGAACGAAAACGGGGAATTTGATAAGACCAAATTTCACGACTTTTATGAACGAGCATAGTTGACATACAATATATTATCTAATGATACCTACTTAGATAAAATGCTAAAAGATTAGACTACCTTTAGTTTTGATGATTGGTTAGTTCCTATAGACTAGAGGTAGAAAGCAACAGATATGGTTACATACACAAAAACTCCTAACCCTAATAGAACTAATACTAGCCTCGTAAGATTAGGAGTTACTGATAATCCTAGATGGTCTATAAGTGAATTAGCACAGAGGGAAAAAGTAGCTGCCAATCCAGTAGAAGCAGGAGATGACTACTCAAAAATTATCTGGCACGAAGCCCCTAATGATTCTTGGACTACTGATTTTTTCGATACTAGAGTACTGGCTACTTATGATAATGATGGAGAACATATTGATTTAGTGACTGGGGAAAAAGTATAGCACAAAAAGGGTGACTATAAATTGAATGAGAATGGAACATACTACTATGAAAATCTGGATGGCCGAGACATTTATGGTAAGCAAGTTCTTAATAAGATGAATACTCTAACTAAGGATGGTTCTTGGATAAATAATTATGATTTCTTTGACTCTGATGATTTAAACGAAAAAAGTGTTGGAGGAACTATAATGAAGAATCTAGCTCTGGTAGGAAGTATGTTTATTCCATATGTAGGACCTTGGATAGCGGGAGCTAGCGTTGCTACTTAGCTGGTAGGACTTGCTGGAACTTTAGGTAAAATGCTAACTGGAAGTGATTCTCCCACATTTTCAGCCATGGAAGGCTGGTCAAAATCAGTTAATAGGCAGACTGCCAAATCTTAGTTTGCACAAGAAAATACTTGGTGTTGGGAAAATTTTATCTCTTTAATTGGAGATGTAGCAGGTTAGTTGAAGGAACAGAGATTCCTATTTGAGTTCGCTCCAGCCTTATTTAAGAAAAGCTCTGCTGTCACAGCAGAGGGATTGTCACAAGCTGGTAGAGAGAAGTTTATAGCAGAACAAATAGATAAATACAAAGATATAAATAATCTAAAACTAGCCTAGCTAATAGAGGGAGGGGCTACTCCATAGTAGCTTAGTGCTTTTAACACTGCAGCTAGCCTAAATAAATTTAGAGCAGAAGCAGACTATGACAAATTTGTGTAGGCTTACTAGAAAATAGGGTCAGTGCTGTCCAAAGGATATATGACTGCGGTTACAGTAGCTGATACTTATGGAGAAGCTAAGTCAGAGGGTAAAGCCACTGACTTTGAAGCTACTATGCTAACTTTAGGTTACGCGGCAGCAGAAGCGGCACTATTAAACACTGGAATAGGAGAGTGGATATTGCCTGAGTTAAAAGGAGAAGGATTAAAGAGAAGAAAAATTATAGAGGCATTTGCGAATGCTCCTAAAGAAATTAAGAATAGCGTCCCTGATAGAGCTAATAAGAAATAGTTAGCTAAGTATTGGTTTAAAAAAGGAAAAGAAATAGCTACTGACGTAATGTCTCTTGGAAAGGGCACCCTTGGGTCAGCAGTATCTGGTGGACTAGGAGAAGCTATAGAAGAAACTACCGAGGAACTGTTGGCCGACTTCTCTAAATCTTGCTATAATGCTGTGTAGTACTTGCAAGGGGACGAAGGTCGCATGAGCGCTTGGGATAATATGTTTAACCGATATGCTATGTCTTTCTTAGGAGGAGCCGTAGGTGGAGGTCTAACTGCACTAGGTACAGACTTTAAACTGAATAGATAGGATATTACTCCTGAAGCTGCCCGTTAGCAACTTGTATATGACTTAAGAAATAACAAGAAATAGGATTATATAAAGACTTTAGAAAAGATGGAGATAGCTAATCCATATCTCTCCTTTGAAAGCGATGGAAAATCCTTTAAACCATCTTCTAAAAGCGTCAGAAGTATGGATTAGGATGTCAAGAGAGCGTTTGTTTAGCAATTAGACATTTATGATAATATTATAAAAGCTGAGGGATTAAAAGTATCTGACCAGTCTCTACTAGATACTTAGATATTTAAAGATGTAGCTCTGCAGGGGCTTTAGAATTCGACAGTTTCTTCTTTATTTTTACAGGACTTTAATAGTATAGTATCTAACATATTAAAAACTTAGGAATCTATCCAAAACATTAATAATAAATACAAAGATTCTGATAAAAAACTAACAGACGAAGATAATAAAGAAATTGTTACACTAACTAAGGAATTAAACGATCTTAGGCTAAAAAAAGATAAGTATCTAGATGGTTCTTTAGCTATGGACTACATTTCTAAGGCAATGTTTGACTTGACTCCGGGATTTAGTGAGTACTATAGTAATTCCTTGTTCAAGGATTATGTTAAGCAGTAGTATAAGAAAAATATAAATGATTTATCTAGCGAAGATTTGAAAGAGGCTAGGGCTAAGTTTGATAATTGGAAGCAGACAGACTATAAGAATAGAATATCTGATATTACCCCTATATACTTAAACTGGGCACGAAATTCTGGATTATTTATACAAGAGTATGCTAAAAATTATGACTCTATTAGGAGAAACAGGTCTATTTACGATTTAATTAAGAGTACTCTGAAGAGATAGGATCAATTAAATGCAGGTGCTTACACAGAGGAAAATAAAATAGATTAGGCTGCTGACTTAGATGCTTTTATGGATGCAGTATAGTCAGAATATCAGACTAGTAAAGCTGGGGCTACTTTAATTTTTTCTGGAAATAATGAGACCTTGAAACAATAGCTATTAGAATTATCTTAGAATAAAAAAGGAAACAGTTAGAAGATTTCGGACCTAATTAACCGAGAATTATCATTTAATCTAGATAAATACTTCCAACAGTTTAAGACCTCCTCTATTAATCCAGAAATAAAGCACGAGATACTAAATTCATTATAGGCTCTAAAGGAGTGGTCAGGGAAGCAACAACTGCCCGTCCGTGATATAAATATATCGAATATCTTAGAGGAGTTTGATAACTATGGATATAACGGAATAAACTCTAATACTAAAATCTCTGAATTAAAAGCAAAGGTTTAGGCTATGGACTTATTAGGTATACTAGGAAACGCTGATACACTTATTGCATATGCGGAGAACTAGGGACTATAGAATCCAACTCTACAAGATATAGAAAATATCTAGAAATAGTTTGGAGTAATAGATAGCAATATAGACTTATATACAAGGGAAATAAACAATTCTACTTATACAGATGCTATTTAGTTTGTATAGAATCATATTTAGGCCAATTCCCAAAAGGGAAATTTAAACATATCTGAGCTTATAGAGAAAATTAACTTTATCCTAGATGAAAATAGAGGTGATATAAGTGGTGTTAATTTTGATGAGGTAATAGGTCAGATAGACGATGCAGTAACTTCTATTAATTTTGCCAAAGGGTTAGTTTTGGGAGCACAAACATCTACTGATGGGGCAGACATTGGAAATCTTTTAGGATATAACAAAACTCTTAATGAGATAGCTAAAAAGAACAGAGTCACTGATTGGGAAGCACTTCCAGAAATAACTATGGAGGATGCAGCCATCATTAGTTAGGATTTAGATTTGATAAAAAATAAGCTAATTTAGGCGAAAGCTATATATGCTATAAATTAGGGGAAAAAGCTAAACTTAGTTAACAATACAGCAATTAATAAGAACTTTATCGAGTATAACAGATTATCAGACTTTATAGTTAATATAGGCGATGATTGGAAAGAAAGAGACAGGCTGTAGGATGCTATTAACAATGCATTAACTCTGAAAGAGTTTGCTCCAACCAGAAATCAAAAGGGAATAAGTGCCTAGTAGAGAGATTCAATTGAATTAGAAAGAGTCGCTATATCTGATGCTGTTCATGACTTTTTCCAAGCTAATGAAGATCTAATTAAGCAAGGAAAACTAAAAGACTTATTTAGAAAAGGGTTTGACTTATATAGTTCGACTAATCAGATAATTAGTTAGAATACAGAAGCATTAGAGGATTAGAATTTTGTATATTGGTTGGCTAGTAGAGCTGCTTTAAAGCAATCAGATTTTCTTAAAAAGTTTAAAACTGTAATAGATGGAGAAGTAGCTCCTCTTCCTACCCAAGAAGAATCTATATTTTAGGGACTAGCAGAGGTTCTAAATGGCGATATGACTACCTAGTTTATGGAAGCGTTTAAATAGGCTGCTATAGAAAACTTCTAGGAAAGTAGTGATACTATTAAGGAGGACATTCTGAGAAATAAACTTGGGGTAAATACTGCTGAAGAGATAAGAAAATTTATCAATGATAACTAGATAGTAAATGAAGACATTATTCCCAAATTCGAGAATATATATCTAATAGAGGGCATCCCAGGAGCAGGTAAAAGTTAGGCAGTTAACTATTATATAACTAAAATGCTTCCAAAAGAACTATTGGAAAATAGCTGGTTTGTTCATAATAGTTAGAAGGCTGCCGATGAATAGGTCAAAAAACTTGGACTTAAGAAAGCATTCTCGAAAAATCCCTTTATGACTACAATTTACTCTAACTATAATACTAGTAGGGATACTAATAAATACGGATATAGATTATATGATAAGGAAGATTGGATTAAGGACTCTACTGGTAAGATTGTATATAAACATCAATCAGATGACATTGCTCCAGAAAATGTTCCATCTTTGATTATTATTGATGAAATATCCCACTACGATGAAGCTGATTTATCTCTGATAAACGACTTTGCTAAAAAATATGGAATAACTGTTTTAACTGCTGGAGATTTTGACCAAAGTTCAAGCAAGGCTATGGTAGAGAGGTATGAAAATACTGAATTACAACTGAGTCCAAAAAGGTCTTTCTTCAAACACGCGCCAAAGCTGGGAGTTAGTATGAGAACCTCTAATTCTCAATTAGACAAAACTTTAGCATCCTTTAGAACTACAGATGAAAACGATGTTGTACAGACATACTACTACGAGTAGCCCGGAAATTTTACAGGAGCTAAAGTAGTTTTTGATAAAGATGAGGCTAAGACTACTATTGACAATATTATGTCCTAGGTATCTGATAAAGATAAGGTAGGACTTATTTATTATGATATGGAGTCTCCTTTATATCAGTATATGAATGAAAAGTATAATGGAAGATTCGAAGCATTTAGAGGTACAGCAGCATAGGGGTTAGAAGGCAGGTTTTATATAGCTGATTTTACTGGAAGTGATGAGCTTAGCAGAAAGAAAGATTTATATACAGCTATAAGTAGGGCAGAGTAGGGAGCCTTAGTTTATGGTTCTGAACTTACTAAAATCAAATCTAACAGAGAAAACGTTGTTACTATGTCTTCATTTTCGAAAGCTGGTATTGCAAGATTTTCTGAAAATAGAAAAAAATTCCTGGAACAAAATTATCCTGAAAGTGTTAATCTAGTTAAAATTGATAGATAGGGCATTAAGACTGTAATAACAACTCCTCCTCCTACTAAAGTACCTCCACTAATAGCTACTCAGGATGAGTTAACTCTTCCTACTAATTATGGAGAAAAAACTGTAGAAGCGTTAAACGAAAAGTAGTCAGAATAGCCTATTCCAGAACTAGGAGAAGATTTTGTATATCTACTACATTCCCACAATACATTTGAGTTAGGAATGAAGGAAAAGGACGGAAAATTAGTATTTGAAGATGAAATTTCTAGATATAGATACAGAATTGATAGTGCTATAGGACTAGCTAAAATATTTGAACTAGACTGGAAAAATCCGGTAAAGGACGCAGAGTTCTACAAAAATATTATAAAAGAAGTTAGAGGTTATTTATTTACTAGTACTAGTAAGCCAGACCTAATATTAGCACTAAGCTCTGTTTTTAATCCAGATGAGAGTAATCCTAACTTGGAAGTAACTAATGTTGAATTTGGGTTAATGTCGGCCCCAAATATTAGTGCTAGAAATTCTGACTAGAAATGGGGCTACGGATAGGATGCAAAACAATTTGGCATTTTTGACAAAAGCAATGATGAGAGAACTATAGGCAATGCTAACCCATCTGAAGAATCACAACACATAAATAGGAAAGCTATTAATGCTATTATTACACTAGCAAACGGTAAACGAGTTGCGATTCCGTTGTTTACTTTGGGCAATTTAGAAACCTATACTAGAAATCCTACTTCAGAAATAGGAATCAAGCTAAAAGCATTATTTGAATAGAATCCAGATCCATATAACTTTCATAAAGCTATTCTATAGGATGAAGAGCTTTCCAAAATACCAGAAGTAGCCAATTTAGCTACCCTCTTTTTATTTACAAATGGTGGATATTTTAAGATAGATAACGAATCGTGGATTCCTTCCAAAGGATTAAAAAATTGGGGTATTTAGGTAAATCAGAATGCTATATCTGGAACTAAGTTTGAATTTAATGGAATTACTTCCACTATATCTGAAGCTTAGGACTATTCTGGATTTATATTCTCTAAGGGAGTATATACTTCCATGTAGGATTTAAGTGATGCTAATGGAAATCCTATTAAATTTGCAAATAAAGGCCATGCATTTATACTAGTCACCTAGAATCCGCTTTTAAGTAGTGATTAGTTAATGCGGGAGCAGTATGAACGATAGTTAATAAATCCTAATGAGAATAAAGAGGTCACTCTTGTTTACGTGGTTCCTCCTAAAGTACCTGTTGAGGATTACCTAATAAACTTAAGAAACCTAATAAAGGAAACTGATTCAGATAAAAGAAAAACTATTAAAAAACTTGGAAGTCGTTTAACTTCTTATTAGATTTGGGATAAGCTTCTCCCAGAGCTAAAAAGTAACAACCCATTATTTAATAACTTAGAAGACGAACTAAAAACAAAAATAATAGAAACAGTTGAAAGACTTTAGTAGCTAGAAAAATCCTCTCCAGAGCTATTAGTTAATGAGGTATCTACAGAAGAAACCTGGAAAGGGACAGGTAAACCTACATAGAGTATTCAGTAGCATCTGAATTATGCATTGTTGAAATGCTATATTGATGCTCATATTAGTAATGTCCTACTAGATAAAGTAAATGAACTTGCTAATATTTTGCGAGAAAGAGGAATGGGAGAGTTTTATTACTCTACTAAGTTTAAGGAAAAGATACCTCCAAAAGATTAGGTAATGGTTTAGTTAGAATCTGACAATTATACTATTAACGGTCTTCCATTTACTATAAATGCTAAACTTGATTCTAGCTTATTTAGCTAGAATAAGGATTTCAATACTATAATAGAATCTTTTGTAAATAAAATAATTCCCGCGAACGATAAAATTCCTAGAGACTATTCAAGTGATACCTTCGGGTTTATAAATCCCAATAGTTCTCAACCGAAGAGAGATACGTTTAGTATAGAACCTAATTGGTATAATATAAATCAAATAACTATTTCTGGAGAAGGCATCTCCGTAGATGGTAGAATTAAAAATTTTACTCCTGAGTATGTTGATAAACTAAAATCCGCATTACTAATTAATGGTAAGATACCTACCTCAAAAGAAATTTTTGAATTATATCGACCTTACCATTTTGACTAGATAAATCGAACAAATGCTGATTTAATGTATAATAATATTATAGCTTATTTATCTGGAGATGCTGTACTCCCTGACGGTTATAACATTTATAACATGATATAGGGAGATGTAAATCGTACAATGAATGAGTTTAACGCCAGAGATAGTAAGTCTAAGTATTTCTTCAATACTGCTAGTGATAGAGTATTTAAGGTAGAGTTTTCTGAGGATTAGATTGATAAGGCAGGACTAGAGAAATTTATATTAGATACATCCATTAGAACAGATGAATACAATCTAGGAAATAGTTTAACTCTAAGAATTAATAGGGAGAATCAGACAGCCGAATTAATAAAAGAAGCGTCGTAGGGACAAGATTCTTCTATGTATGACGAGATGTTCTTAGAGGATGGTTCTCCGATATATAACCTGTTTAGTAACATTGGTTATATGTCAGAATTTCTAGACTACTAGGGAGCATATGGCTGGAATACAGTTTCAGAAATGTAGGGTTCAGAGGTAGTTGACGAACTAACTAACATATTCAAGGCTATGCCAGATAATGATACAAATAAAGAAGAATTAAAATAGTTATTGAATTATTTAGCTCAAGATAATGAATATTGTACAAATATATTTAGAAACATATGATTTGTGACTATAAACAAAAGTTTAAAACTGATTTTGGTAAACTTATTAAAAGTCTAGAGAATTAGAGTGCAGAGCAGATACGCTCTGCAGCTCTAGATTATCTAAAAGCAGCGAAACAAAATGCACAAGATGCTGGGTATTCCAGTATTAATGATTTCCTATCCGACTGGGCAAAGTTCGTAGATTGGAGATTGGCTAAATCAGGAATAGAACCAATAGGTTCTACTACTATCCAGAAAATACTCTTAGGTGAAAATGAAGACATTTCAGAATAGGTAGTTACTACAGCTAGTATTGATATAGATTACTCTAAAAACTAGGTAAATAGTGACTTTCTGAATTAGATATATAATGGAGCTGACGAAGTTAAAAATAGTGCACTAAGGTAGATTAACTTTAACCTATGTAACTCTATGATATTTAATCGAGACAATGGGACTATAATTAGAGGAGATAGAGAGTTAAATAAAAATCTTAGAGAATACTAGTAGACATTGTTCGATATAGTATATAATTTCCTTTAGAAGAAGGGAAGAACTCTTCCTGGAAGGACTCCTATGTACGAAGATGGAAAGTATACTAGAGCCTTTGAGTACTTAGCCCCTCTCGCAGAGGATGTATTCAATAAATTTGATAGAAAGAGGTTAATAACTGAGTTTAGCTATTAGACAGACTCTCTCAAAGCTTTTAACGCATATTAGACTCTAGCACACTTTGACGAGTTTTTACTACATATTTTTGGAGATACAATAAAGATTAAAGATAGAGATACTAAATTCACAGATTCTGACAAATATACCTTATCTTCTAAAGCTACAGCTATGTTCTGGGCTAATAATGAGGAAGACGATATAGATTTATCAAAGTCAATCAACAATTTGTCTAGAATACTAGTTAATTCTACTAGGCTTTATGACTATAATTCCGGCACTCTTATTCCAGATACTTATTTGAATTTTGGATAGTTTACTGTATTAGTTAGTAAATTAAAGGATTTATCTTCTAACAGGCCCTTAACTAGGGGAATTCTTCTTAATGAGGTCAAAGCTAGAAAAAGAACTATTCCTTTAGACTCTATTAGTAGCGAATCTGCTGATTTTATTAAATCCCTAGGAACAAGCGCTACTTTAGCTACATTAATTAATAAAACGAGGTTATATCCCAGAGAAGCTTTTACTGCTATATTCGAATTACTAACTAGTTAGGACTTGAAAAATATTTTTAAGCCAATAGCTAATCAATTTACTTTAGAAGAAAGAAACGTACTTATGTCTTTGGGAAAAGAACTATTCAATAATTAGGGAAATTCTTTAAGAAGAGTGTAGGACTTAGAAGGATATTTCGATTGTGATTATTTCTCTACCTTATTATAGACATCTGATACTACATGTATTGTTAAAAATAGTCAATACTCTATAGATGCTGTAAGTGGTAAGATGGTATTAAAATCTTTATTAAGCTCTAATATTAATTAGATATAGAGAAGACTTAACGATACCTTAAATACTATGAATACTCCGGAAGGAGAAGTGCCGTATAGTCCTTCCTATGATAAGTCAGGATTTAATTTCACATGGAAAGGTAAGAATGTAAATATTGATAATGTAGGTAGAGTAACTATAGATAAGATTCCAATAGAAAATGCAACCATAGAATAGCCAGTAGAGTTTTTAGACTCAGTATTATTCTAGAATTTTACTAATAATCCAAAGTATTTAGATAATTTTGTGTTTATTACTGGTCTGTCTAGATAGTAGGCAATAGCCTAGTTATTTAGATTTGGGGCAGAATTATTACATGGTCAATTTGTGTTGAAGAAAATAAATGATGCATTATCTCAACCTAGGAGAGTTGATGAAGAAAAGTTGACTAAATTAGAAAGAATTTAGCAAATTGCGAAGAAATATTATCCAGTTGACTACTATGGAGAGCCTAAGGTGAGTCAAGCCTACTCTACTATCGATATTGTTCCCAGCAAACAGTTAACTACTCTGGAATAGCTTGCTGAGGCTAGAGCAGTAACAGATGGTGCTACTTCAGCTACTTCAGTGAAGGATTCTACTGGAAGAACATTGGCAACTAATTCTCCCAGTAGACTTTTATCTACCTATGAAATGTAGATGGAAAGTATCAGAGATAACCCCAGTTGTCCAGCGCATAATTTCTCTATTGTACAGGACCCATATACTTTCGTCAATATCTATACTGTTAGAGAACTAAAAACGTAGGATGGAGAATATAAATTGTTCAACTAGCTAAGTTCTAGGGAATTTTTGGAATCAGCTATTACATATGACCTAATTTAGCCCTTAATAGGATTAGAAACAGGGAAAAATAATCTTTCTAGTAAAGGAATCCTACCTATAATTCCTTCAGTAAATTCCGATAAATCCACAGTAAGTAAATTATTAGTTAACTTAGACCATGAGGTTAAAAAGATGGGATATTCGAGTATAGAAGAATTTATTTCGTCTACTAACAATGAACCTTTACTATAGTATATAAATAAAGAACTTGGAGACTATTATAGTAAACTGATAACTAAGTTGAATAATGACTTTAAATTGTTTACTAACAGTCCTACATATAATAGAGTATTTGGAGATTTCGTGTTAGAATATACCCCTGAATCCTTGTAGTAGTTTAAAGATAAGGCTAGAAGCGAGGAGACATTTACAAGTTATAGAAAATTAATTGATACCATAAGTAGAGAATCTGGAGTTAAAATAAACGAGGAATTACACTTTGTGTTTGCTAAGGGAGGAGAGTTATTTTTTAATAACTCTATTATTGCTCTCGCTAGGCGCTATAAAAATACAAACAGACTTGGATTCTTCCTCCAATATAAGAATACTGAATTATTAACTTCTTTAATAAATAGTAAAGTAGTTATAGATTTAGATACTAAAACTTAGAATTGGTTCAAAAAGAACAAATTGGGACAGTGGATTAGTGATTCTGGAACTCTAATATTTGCCAAGTATAAAGACGAATAGGGAAATATTCATGATATTATTAGTGAAGCAGATTTTATTTAGCTAGGAATTAATAAGTTTGACCCGCACTCTTTAGTTGAAACTGTAGTACTAAATCCTTTGCTATCTAAATATAATGCACTCAATTATCTATATAGTTAGGAATTTCTGTTATCTACTGTAGGAAGTCATGTTAATCATCCTAATAAGAAAGCGAATCAAATAGACTTCAACAACTTTGAAGCTATTATGAACGACGAAGCCAATAGATATTAGGCATAGCATAAACGTAACGTATCCATGACTGCAGCTATGCATGAATATTTACTAGGGCAGCTCACTGGTGTCCCTACTAATGCTAGAATAGCAGTTACATAGGATATTAACGATTATGTTTGTAATATTCAAGGTGATAATACAGCAGTAAAACCTTTTGATGGTTCTACCTTTGTAAATCCATTTATGGTAGTATTGGAGAATAACTCTTTAAATGGGGAGCGTTCTGGAATACACAAAAAGCCTTTTATACATTTTTATGATGAAACTACTGGAACTGGTGGAATTATCAAAACGGCAGGCTTCGGATTAACTAATAGTTGGCTTAAGAACTCTCCATTTAATGAAAGAATGATGAAGAAAATGACGGATATTGTTTGGTCTGATTAGAATGGAGAACCTATTTACATAGACATAACAAGGAGATATTAGGGCTAGTAGGGAGAACCTGATATTGACTATGGAAATATTTATTATACTTCACCTATCAAGAATCCAAATACTGGAAAATGGGAACGTTAGTATAATTGTATAACTAAAATAGAATACTTAGGCAATGGTTCATATAATTTATATGAAACAATTGCTGCAAAGAACGGAAAACTGTTAGGAGTCCCCTAGCTAAGAAGAGTAGATGGCATAGATACTAATTACAAAGTATGGAAGTATATTTTCCAAGGAATAAACAGCGTAAGTCTGAATGAAAATGGATAGCTTGCTGGATACAAAAACTTCGGAGAATAGTCTATATATAATACTGTTAAAGCTATTAATAGTTGTGGATTTTTGTTAAAAGGGAATAAGCCCCTAGATTAGAATAATTTTTATTAGCCCATGAAGCACTCTGATATTCACTATCTTGTGACTGAGGGGGCTATTAAATAGGGGGCTGCCAACTATAATACCAAAAGTATATACTATGACAGTATTCCATTTAATAGCTATTCTATATAGCTAGCATAGGCAGGAATCCAGTTAGACAAAGAACATCATGCTGATGACTCTGAAATATCAATGATGACACAGGTGGTAAGTGCCTGCGCAGCATTAGGATATACTTGGGATGAATCAAACAAAATGTATCAAGCTCTATATTCTTTAACTAAATAGGGGATAGAACCCTTAGTAGACTCTCTTAGAAAGGAGTTAGACCCTTCTGGAAGTAATACCGAATTTTCAAAGACTTTAGCTAATCTTTTAGTTAAGTAGCTTGCTAACGGTAATAAAGCAAAAGACGGAATTATTATGGATGTAGTAGCAAACCTTATAGATAAGTATAAAAGAGGAGAAGAAATAACTGATGATGATATTAGGAAAAACCCTATCCCGGTAAGCGATCCTGTATTGTATAATAAAATAGGATCTATGCTCTCTTCAATACTTACTAAATCTGCTATTAAATTAAAGTTTAAGGGAATTTTGTCTGTGCTAGTACCGTCTCACGAGACTATAAAACTATACGGAGGAAAGCTAAAATCAGAATTCGTAAATTTTGAGGAAGAAATAAAAGAGTTATAGGCTTAGTAGCCAGTTATTGGAATTTAGGATGTTTAGATGAATAGAACCTATTTTGTAGTTGATGCTGAAGGAAATACTATAGACAAGGTTCATGTACAAGGCCCAGTTACTGGTAAGGATGTATATGGAGATCCCTCTTTAAAGTATATTGGATATTACGATTTAAAGAGTTTATATCCTAATAATTTATTTATAGAAGATATAATTGATGGAAGAAATCTGGGGTCATATTTCTTTACTTTCATTGGAAGTGATGGAATAAAGTATAATATGTATGATTTGGCAGATTCTTATAATATATATATACAGTAGGAAGGAGCCTCTAGAAAAACACTTCAGGAAGCTCTGAAAAATGTAAAAGAGGGAGGGATAGTAAAAGTATTTACTGGAAATGAATATAAAGATGTAGTCATTAACAATTTGCAAGTATAGCCTTATGAAGTTATAATGCCCAAAACAATGGCTTCACAGTTAGGACTTACTCCAGAAGATTCTGTAGATTCTCTACTAAGAGACCAGAACATATTCAAAAAGAAATTGATTAAAAATCTAGCTATTGGAATTACAGATGAGAGAGCCTATACTGTAGCTCTAAAGAGGTTAAACGGACAACACTTTTATATATTAAGTAAGTAGTAGTTTAATAAACTCCATCCAGAATTAAAGAAGATTTAGACTTATCCACCAGAAGTGGATGCAATTTCAGGAAAGATATACTAGACCGATATTAATGGAGAAAGACAATACGAATTATCCTCATTAGAGGATGATACATATACTATTGATGGATAGTAGGTTATTGTAACCGATAACGTAGGCTTCTATTTAGATGCCTTTAACTATAACATTCCTTAGGTATCTAGTAAAGTTGATTCAGTATAGTTAGGTAAGATACTTCGACACAAATCTAAAAATAAATCTTTTAGAAGTTGGATTAATACTGTTGGTAAGGATATTACTATAGCTAGGCATAGAAATCAGTAGCTAAGCAATATAGAGATAAATCAAGAAGGAAATTTCGAAAGTAATGGGCAATTAGTAGAAGCCTAGACTTTAAACATTATAAACTACTTAGGAAATGAATTATATACTTCTTTCAAAAAGTCTTTAGATATAATAGCTGCACGTATTCCGGCGCAATCAATGTAGTCGTTTATGCCTATGAAAGTCGTAGGATACGAAGATTTTGATATAAATACAGCATATGTATCTACTCACCAAATATGGTTATAGGGTTCTGACTACGATATTGATACGGTGTCTCTATTAACTTTTGAACTATTAAAAAATGGAAAATTTGCAGGATGGTCACCTTACTTTGACCTTTCTTCTGAAGAGTCTTTAAGAATATCAACTGGGCTAAACTACCCAACTGGAGAAAAGATTAAGAGAATAAATATCAGAGAAGCAGTTGAACATGAGGAAGGAGTAGGAGACGGAGATAAATTTGCATCTTATATCGTTAACTTATTTTCTTCATATGATTTTAAGATGGTTAATAATATGCCAACTCTATTTGAAAGAGATGATACCTTATAGAATAGGGTAGAATTAATTAATCGGCTATCTAAAGATGGGTTATTGAAGTTTTCGGACTTGTCCGATTTAGGCAAATAGAAGGCTGCAGATATATTCAATAAGGAATTTAGTCAGAAGTTTACTCCAGAGCAGTTAGAGTTTTTATTTGAAGAGCTTGCTGTCATGGTTAATGACCATAATTTATATTCCGACAATTAGGAAGAGTATACTAAGAACTATGTAGTATAGCAAATGATTGATATTATTGCCAATCCAGTGAATTAGATGTAGGCTACTATGTCTGTAGACTAGACTACCGATAGACCCAAAAAGATGGCAGAGAAATCGGAGGCTGGTAAAGCTTTGAAGTATGCGACTCCAGGAAACGTTGCTAATATAATGTAGGCAATAGAAGATAACTATACTGGTAAAGAGGTTATTGGTATTTCTGCAGTTGGATTAAAATCCTTCTTTGCTATTACGTAGTACGCCAACACTCTCTTAAAACAAGGGAATCTTAAACCTCTATTCAACAAATCTATTGTATTTAACGGAAAGGAGTATTACACTATAGCTAATGCTAATCCTGATTTAGCTCCGTAGACTTTAGAGAATTTAGAATTATTGTAGAGAATAGCAAATGCAGATGATGCAGCCCTTGAGATATCTGCATTGTTATCATTAGCTACAGACAACGCTAAGGAACTATGCTTGGCCAAATTAAATGCTAACTCTAAGATGGCAGATATGTATATTTACGGTCTAGCTATGGGTATTCCCTACGAAGAATTAGGTAGAGTGCTTATGTCCCCGGTAGGAGATGCTGTAGCATCCATGTTGAAGGGAAGTATTATTAGTGATAAGCTTTAGCTAAACTCTATTGATGATGTTATCAAATTTATGGGTAATCCTATTAGCTCAATACTTGGCTCTTTCAGTACCGAATATCTAGTAGATAACACCGGAAAAAAGACTGGAGTAAATATTTCTACAGCTATTAGAAAAAGTACCAAGGGAGTAGAAAAATGGTTGAACGACCTAATGAAGTCCTTGTATGGAGAATTAGACGATTTTGGCAACTATACTTAGAAGAAAACTATCAATGAAGTTATTAACGAATTAAACAGTTTTAGGAATAGAGTTATAACTAATTATAGTAATACTGTAAGGACAGACCTTGTCCAAAACAAGTAGTTAGCAAATAAAGTTATAGACTAGATTATTGACGGTCTTATAGTTTATGACAAGGTATGGAAGAACGGACCTCAATTGTTTGAAAACCTTGTTACCTTACATAAGGGAGCAGCGGAGTTTAACAAAATAGGTTAGTTACTAGGAGTTAATTAGGGAGTAAAAAATAAAGAAGAAGATTATCTAAATTATGTAAGGAATATAGAAAATATTGTTCCTAGCAAACTAGACTTCATTTAGTTTATGACTAACCAAGAATATAGGTAGGCTAAAATTGATGAGTATGAAAAGATTAAAGTTAGTTTCAATCCTTTAGCTATCATAAATACAGTTCCACACTATTGGGGATATTCTTTAGCAGCATTTGAGAAGCATGAAGCGTATATGAAAAGTTCTATTAAATACAGGACTATTCATGATTATATAAACGTTGGATATTAGTATGGCACTGATACTAAGGGTACTATTCAAGGAATTTCCAATTTATGTAATGATAAATTAGTTAATAACTACTTAAGTTCTTTAGAGTTTGTATTGCCAGCTGGGTCTACTTTAATATACTTGCAGGATAAAGATACGCTAATAAAAACTTAGACCTCTAAGGATTTGCCTATCAGATTAGGAACTATTGGAGGCAATGCTACCTTCAAAAATTGGGTAGAAAAGTAGGTAATACCAGACTTGAAAGCTGGATATAATTCTAGTAGCAGAGATCGTATTAATATAGCCCTTAAAAATAATGAGTTCATAAACTCATTAAGACCAAATATATATTCTAAAAATGCTAGTAGAAATAATTCAGTATCATATACTACTACTATTAATATGTCTCCAATTTCTGAAGAGGATAGGCTGACATTAGGAAGGCTTAGATAGAGCTTTGACTCTATCAATTCTAGTTACAATGGAATACCTATCAAAGATATTCTATACTGGTACAACCTTATTTCTTACGGAGGTAAGTCTGGATAGAGTACTCTAACTAGTATTTTTGATAACTATGTAAATTCTGCTGAACCTTCTAAGTTTAGAGAAGAGACTTCTAAACTAGATACTAGTGGAGATAGTTTCTAGTTATCTAACGAAGAGTTAGCTACCTGGCTAACTCCTATAACTAGTAGTAGAAGAGGAAGATTTAGAAGAAGAAGAAATAAGGAGGAGCTAAGAACTGACTTGATTTAGATTCTGAGAGACGAGGACGGGGTATTTACTGGAGAATAGATATATAATAATTAGGATAATATTGACTATAATGTTATATTAAGTATTCCGACTTAGGGAGACTTAATAGAATTACCATTTAATGATGGATCTATAATAGTTAATACTGTTACTAGAACCATTATGGATATAAAAACAGATAAGTTATAGGGAGAATAGCTAACGAAAGTAAAAAAGTTTTTAGCATCTCACTCTAACTTGTATATAGACTACAATCCTAATATTAGAAACTATAAAATAAATATAGATATATTAAACAAATATATAGACAATCAAATAAACTGTAAATGAGTATATGTATAAACAAAAATTCTGTAGAGTTCAGGGCGCTAGAGTAGCGTTCTGGGCTTCCAGAATCCTATTTAGCGGCTATATGTGCAGACTTCTAGGAAAGACTTGGCAGATTTCCCCACCTTGATGAAATTAAGGGAGTAGATTCTTCAAATTATTTGACAGAAGAGCTAAATATTAAACGTGGGATTACGAAGGAATAGTAGATTTATAGGCTTACTGGGAAAAATGATTTACAATCTTCATAGGTATGGATAAATGATAACTTTAGAGACCTAGAAGTGGAGTTTTCTCCATTCTTTGGCGATATTAAGGTATATATTACTCATAGACCTATTACTCAAGAAATCTCTACTCCTGTAAGTCATTCTAAAATAAGCGATACGCTAGTTGTAGAGGAGATTGTAAGTAAATTGCGGGACGTATATGGACTACCAGTAGAATCTGTTATAACAGAGGATTTAAATGAATATAAAGAATCTCCAATTTTTTCGGAAGGTGGGATAACTTATGTAAATGCAGATGCTGTTACCCTAGATACCCCAGTAATAGAGCTAATTCCTCTGTTAATTACTTCACTCCACGGTACAGAACTTTACGATAAGCTAATTAAAGATAACGAAAAAGAATTTTCTAAAGAATTAAGAAATAGAATAATAGATAAAAGCGAAAAATTATAGTTTCTTCCAACCAACGTATAGTATGAGTTAATGTATAATATGAAGCGTGTATTAGACTCTATTCTAATGGGGGAATCTAGTATTAGAGATATTAATGACGATATATTATTCAACAGTACTTTGAGGTCACTTGCTAGAATAGTTAACTCTAAAATCGATGTTTCTAATTCTAATATACTAAGTCTGGATTTGGAAGAAAAGCACAAATAGTTAATGGAAGAAGGGAAGGTAACTGAATACTGTCATGTCTGAATGTATATATAAATTTAAAGACCACGAATTTAGTAGTAAAAAGGAGTATGAAAACTTTCTACTACAAAAAGGAGACGAACTATACGAAATCTACGGGGATTTGGTATTTAATGCTTTAGATAACGTAATAACTTAGGAAGCTTTAAAGAAAGTTAAAGCAGAGGCTCAAAAGCATGTTAAAGCTTATGCTGAGGCTAAGAAATTATACTAGGATGGAGAAGATAATCTAGAATTTAAACGCCCTTATATTGGTGTAACGGAATTTCTCGCGGATCTTACTAATTCTAAAGACTAGCTTTTAATGCCTTCTTTTAGAGAATTTGAATATTGGAGAAGACGTATTAAGGACTGGAAAGATCCCACTAAAGGATTTAATAATGACGAAATAGAACTATTCGGGAAGAATGTAACCGTTACCGATAATGTTAGCGAAGACTAGCTGAAGGAGTATTTAGATAACTTTGATAATAATTCAGAAACTACCAGTTAGACTTTAGGATTAATCAAACAAATGAAGGATAAGTGGAAAGCACAGGGCGAATTAGGTACAGAGATCCATAGTATCTTAGAAATGCTTTTCAGAACTACAAAGGCTGGATTACTTATCACCCAGAGTGACAAAGCCATTAAGAGCTATATAAATTTACAGTATAAAGACAAAAAATTAAAGCAGGATACTATAAATAGTATAATTAAGTATGGAAAAAAGTTACACGAAGATTTAATTAATACATATGGACAGAATCTAACTTTCTTTCCTGAGTTTAAAGTAGTTACCAAGTTGGGATATGAGATCGAAGGGAAAGGAGATACCATCTTAGGAAAGATAGACCTATTGGTAGTTGATGGGGATGGGTATGCTCATGTTATTGACTATAAGACTTCCCCTAAAGATTCTTTTGATTCTGCGAAACAGAGAGCTTTTTGGTATCAGATGGGATTATATCATAGAATGATTGAGAATGCCGGAATTAGAGTTAACAGTCCATCACCTAAAGTTATTGTTGCTCCTATAAAAATGCATAATTTCAGGTAGGAGGGAGACACTTGGGTATTTGATACTATTTCAGCTAGGTTAGGAGAGTCTACTTTGGAAGATATAACTACTAGAGCAACATTAAATGAGGTTGCTGCTAATATTGATGAGTTTATTCCTCCTACCCCAGTTATTGATTTAACTCCCAAGGAAATTGTAACTAATGTTTCGTAGGTAATGGAGTATTCGTTTCCTAGTATAAATATGAGTAAGACTTGGGGAGACGAAGAAATAAAATCTATGATGGAAGGAAATATTGAGTAGGACCCAGAGTCTAAGAAATGGGTATTTAAAACTGAAAACTCTAAGATTCCATATACTGCTAACACTTAGGAAGAACTTTTTGAAAAAGTTAAAAAGTTCTATTAGGAAACTCTCCCAAAAAAACGCAGAGATATGGTAGCCTCTGTGGAAATGGCCTTGAAGAAAGGCATAAAAGAAAATACTAGTCTAGTTCCTTTACCAAAATAGGGAAGTATTAATGTTAAACAAGGAGCTTCCGCAGAATGGTTCTAGAATCTAATGGGTAAGTACTGTAGGAACTATTATGAAATTATCGAAAATGAAGCAATAAAGGCTTATGGGGTTATTCTACTAAGAAACAAGCTCAACGGGTAGATTGATATATTGAAAATTACTACTGACAATCTAGATTATTCTCATAAGTTTAATAAATCTAGTAGAAGATAGTTATTAACTGGGGCATTTGAAGTAGATAGTGTATAGGCTAGGAAACCTGGTTCATTGGCTATGAAAGCTACCAATGGAAACATACACTTGATGGAGACAATGGCAATCCTAAACTGTTTGCCTGAAATAACCTCTAAAGAAGGAATTATTGGAAATATACTTGTAGCTAATCCCCATTCTCTACAGGGTACAGCGGCATCAAACGAGGAATTAGTCTACAATTTCGGAGAGTTAGTATCCCACATTGATGGATTCTAGAATAATATTAAGAACATTAAATTTGCGAATAAAGTAGAATTGGCTAAAAATAAGCTTAGAGAAGTATTAGAACTTGGTGCTAGCACACACTGGGAAGAGGATAAGTATAAGTTTGTAGGAAAGTATAAGGATTTATATACATAGTTGGATGAAGCAGTCTCTACTAATGACAGAAGAGATATTCTTAGAAAATTGGAGGCAATTAGGAAAAAATTAGAAGAGCCTAATGGAGGTTTAAGAACTGAGTAGATAACATCGTTAGACACTTATAGTGAGGAGGGAAATGAGTAGAGAACTTTATATAATCATATAATGTTAGCTATTGCTGAAATATAGGGAGTGCAGTTTAGACAGCAGACTAAAGACAACGAGAAGTATCTTGAGAGCATGAATATATTTAATAACGGGGTTAAATCTCTGATGTTAGATAATCCAGGAAATCTAGATAATGCTACTCTAAATAAATTAACCTCTCTTATTACTGAAGCTTATTAGAACACTCGTGAGGATATGATGAGGGAGACTCCAATTATTAGAGAGCTAGTAGAGGAACTAAAGAAAAGCAAAGGGTTTGGAAAGCTATCAGAAATGACTGTTGGCAATTAGGCAAGCTTGTATAGAAATATGATAGAGTATAAAGATGGCGATATTCTATTTAAGAATCCCTGGAGCAACAAATTCTCTGGTACTGAACAGGAAAAGAAATTTCTTAAATATGCTCTTACTAAGATAAATTAGGATAGGTTTGGAACTGATGAATTGGATGAAATGATAACTACAGAAGATGTTAGATTCTTTAGAGTTCCATTGGCTGTAGGAAGTTTATCCTCACAAGCTTCTTAGTTAGGAAGTATTGCTGAAGCATTCAAGAAGAGATTAGTTAGTAGATTGAGTCCAAAAAGATGGTGGGAAGAAACACAGAAATAGTTTCTAGGAGTATTCTCAGATGTCTAGAATCCCTCTTCTGAAGGAGAATTATTTCAGATGAATAATATGTTTGATGCTGGAAAGAATACAGAGTAGAGACTAGAGAAGATTGCAGAGAAGGGATATGATTATTTTGAGAATAATCTAGAAACTTTGTTATTAAAGCATATATTTGCTTACTCTACTAAGAAAAACGTTGATTTAATTATGCCAATGGCTAAAGCATCAATGATCCATGTAATCACTTAGGGATAGTTAACTAATAAAAAGTTTACTAATACTGCCAATTATATCACAGATTATATAAAATCTCATATTAAAAACGAATCTTTAATTCCTGAAAATTAGTAGAATTTTAATGCTATTGTTAGCAGAATTAAAAATGCGGCATCATTCTTGGTGCTGGGATTTTCTCCTATTTAGTATGGCTACTAGATGATATAGGCTCTTTGGACCGATATAAGGCTAATGTATTAGGGAAGAGGAGATGAAAACACTCCTTTCACCTTTGAGAATTTTGCATTTGCTTTTAAAGAAGTTTATAGAGAACTATTTACTCTTGGAGGAAAGCCTACTAAATGTAGCCTATTAAATGATATGTTTGCTATTAACGATAGAGATATGAATACTTATGCAGAACAGACTAAATCAGATAGGTATGGAATATTCAATATGTCTAATATTGCTTTTCACTGCACCAGCAGACCAGATTATTACAGTAGAATGTCTATATTTGTCACTTAGTTAAAATAGGATGGCAGTTATGATGCCTATGAAAAAGTTGGAAACAAACTAGTATATGATTGGAAAAAGGATAAACGCTTTGAAGCATATGCTAATGGAAGGACTGATGACCCCAAATATAACGAACAAAAAGGGTTATATTACGCTATAGCTGAGTAGTTAGAAATAGAACATGCTAAAAATGCTGACGGTAGTTTATTCTAGATCGGACAACCTTTACCTAAATCTCATACAAACCAGCAGATTGAGAGTTTCAAATCGTTAGCTGATGATATTTATGGTTACTATGCCCACGAAAAAAAGGCAATGATTCATTCCTATACTCTCGGAGCCTTGTGGATGCAAATGAGAACTTTCTGGTCTGGTAAGAAAAACCAGTATTTGGGAGGATAGGGTATCAAATTAAAAGGACGCTATGCTCAGTAGAAGGATGCTAATGGTAATTTGTTATACCTCACCGAAGAAAATGGCAGAATGATACCAACTACAGAAAATACTGGAGTTCCAGTAGTAAAGTGGGAGGGAGAATGGTAGGAAGGAATTATGCTAACCTTATCATAGTTAATATCTGGAACCTTTCAAGGAGATGGATTAAAGCATACTTTCGAAGATATGTGGTATAATGAGGATGAGAAGCTTAGAAATCTCTATAGAGCCAATTTACGACAAATCTAGTATGATTTACTAATGTTCTTTATTGTTGGTTCTCTTGTCACTGGAACATTAGCCGATTGGGATGATGAAAACATGAAGAAAGCTAAGGATTCTAGAGATATAGACGATGCAGCTATAGCAGCTGCTGCTCATATGGCATGCAAGATGGTAAGTTCGTCTTTTTTAGACCTTAACTTTATTGAATCTATTGGAGGACCACTAGTTTATTGGCAACCAATGTCATTTAGTTATTTTTCTAGAAGAGCCGAAGATATATATAATATAGCATTTGGGGATACTTCTTTTACTGATGCTCTTATTAGAATGTCTTCATTAACAAATAATACTAAGATATTTTGGAATACTTTACTTCCTGAAAGGGAGTAGGAATAAAAAAATAGGGAGAAACATAGACTTTATTGTCTACGCTTCTCCCTTTATTATTTACCAAGTATTGTAATCAGTTATGTTCTTACTCTCCTTACATACATTACATTTAACAGATTTACCTATACCTATTCCACTATGTGTAAATGTTACTGAACATCCACACGCCTTTATTCCCTTATGTAGTTCATAATGTTGTTTTTGAAATTCGGCATATGCATTTGCCTCCTTCTCATTCAAACTATAAGAGATAGCACTAGGTTTAAATATATTAGATATACAAGCAGTACCATCAGTACTAATAACAAATCCAGAGGAAGTTCCTTCTTCCTTTTTGTCCTCGTTAATCTGCCGAATCCTTTCTTTGCAAATATGGATAATCTTCTCGTAATCCATTATTCTAGCATCCTCTTTAGACTTACCAGGTTCTTCCTTAGTTCTCAGTATCCTCTTTACAATATCCGCATCCCATGGATTCAAATTATATTCTCTCCAAATATCCCAAGGTTGTATTTTATGCTTGCTGTAATTAGAATTTCCTACATTATAGCTTCTAATGTCTTCATTCGTCTCCATCAACTATTTCGATTTTATATTCAAGTTCCATAGAATCTCTTAAAGTGTCTAAATCATCTACGAACATAATTACGTCTCCAGAATCCACAAAGTCTCTTAAGACCTCTATAAAATCAAACTCATCGAGTTCGTCATCACATTCCTTAGCATAGGCTACTCCTGTTCTGCTCAATAATACTCTATACATATTAATTACCGTTTATAATTGATATAATAGTGCCCAAAGAAACAGCACCTACTGTTCTCTTAACTTCTTCATCTTGCTCGTTATAATATATCAAAACTGGAACATTTCGTATACCTCTTGCATTCGCAAGTTCTTCCTCTTCGTCTACATCATGCTTGACAATTTCTATTCCAGTAAGCTGTTCTAACGTCCTGTCTAGTACTTTGCATGGTCCACACCATGATGCTCCAAACTTTTCAATTCTTGTAATCATTTTAATCAAATAGGCTTAGTTCTTGACTTATCTGTACTCTGTTATTTACGTACTTAATTGGTTCCGTTATTTCTCCAGAAATAAGTTCAGAGTTAGGATTTTCTGGTATTCTTTTAGCCAGATTATGATCTATAGTAGCATAACAATATTTACATCCCATCTTACAAGTATCGTATTCTCCTATTCCGTAGGTCTGAACGCTACAAGTACATCCACTAGTAATAGAAGCTTTAGTCGGCTTTATGTTAAGCCCAAATATCTTAGGACTCATACATCCTTCAACATATACCCCAGGATATTCCTTTCCTAATCTACATATCTGTAAATGTAGATTATTCTCGGATATAGCAATAACTCCCATTCTCATAGTAATCCAGTCCTTTTCCTCTTCAGTGAAAGGAATTATTTCTGGCATATTAGCTAATGTGTGGGAATATGGAGTAATAAAACTAAATATACATCTACTTACATACTTGGACAATTCTTTAGCCATTTTCTTGAAAGAATCTACTAACCATTCGCAAGATATTTTGTTAGTCTTAAGTAAAGGGTCAAACCTCCACAAAACATTTTCTTTGCCTACTATCTTACTCAACTCTTTTAAAGTCTTTATACTTTCATCTACCGATGGAACATTTGGCTCTATGTCAGTTCCATATGGAGTAATAGTATATACACTTATACTTGGAATTGATTTCTTGAATATATGGTAATATTTTAGAATAGTCCTTAGAACAGAAGGCTATACAGTCTACATCCTTTAAGGAGTATGCTGTAGTAACCTTAGTTCTAGGATTCTGGGAATAAATAAAGTCCTTATGTAACAATTTATCTACCAGCCAATCAGTATAACAAGCTACTATGTCAGTTCTTAAGCTGATGTTTAGAATCATTTATTTTTTCATTATCCTCGCTTAAAATAACTAATCTGTCTGCTAGTAAATTAGCTACCTGGTGGCGTACAGAGTCTGTAGTCCAATATCTCATTTGCGTTTCGATATGTCTACGTACAAAAGTATCCATATCGAAGTCGTCAAAAGTTTTCTTTAACATAAGCTCAGCTTGAGACTGCACTGCCTCTTTAAGCCAAGCTCTTATATCATCCTTGGTGATGCCCAATTCATTATGAATGTAATTCTTGAACATCATCCATTTATCATTCTTTTCTGACATTAGATATGAAAGTCTATTACTGAAATTTCAACATCATCTCCTACACTGTCTAGATACTCTTTAAACTCCTTGTTCCAAACATCTTCGTCTTTGTCATTTGTAGTCATAGCCCACCAACCCATACTAGCAGACTCATGCCAATCTCCGTCCTCTGTTACAAAACAGAATGGAATTCTATCTTTTTCCAACATAGCATCCCAGTCTACTTCTTCTTTGGTAGCAAAGATGGCATTGAGGGGTTCTCCGTCTTCTCCTTTTTCCTTAAGAAGTAACCATGCTCCCCATCTACCTCCTTCACAATACCAATCCCACTTAGAGTCAGGATTATATGTAGACATCAAGTTCTCTTCGTCATCAATTTCATATCCCCAGTTCTTAGCTTCTTCCCAGGCATCTTCATATGAGATAAACAACCCTTTCTCTATGATTTTATTAGCTCTTTCAAGCTGTTCCTTTTCCCATTCGGTGGTAGGATTCTTATACTTATCTGCTAGCTTAATGGCATACTCATAGTTATCAGCGTGTCTGGTTTTAACCTCATCAATGGCTTCATCCTTTGTATATCTAACATATTGTTCTACCTCCATGTTTTCATCATAGGGTTCTAACAATGTTTCAACATTACTTCCGAATACTAGTCCTACAAAATGGCTCATACTATATATTTTTTAACAATTTCTGAAATCATCTTACCGTCTGCTTGAGGAAATTCTGATTTCAAATATTTAATCGCATTTCCCATTTCTTTCTTTGGAATTTGGAAACTAACCATATCTATTGAATTTTCTTCATTATAGAAATCTTCAATAAAGCCTTTTCCCTCACACCATATTTGTAATGCAGAATGTATGTCTGGCTCATTTACAGGCTCAGGAAGCAACTTTTTTAGTACTTCCAATTCATCCCTATATTCAGTTGCCAAGTCCTCTCTACCAGCCTCTATAAAGCTAGAAATACTGTCCTCTAATTTCTTACACATTTTAGAAATAAGCTGTATCTCAGCTGCTTCATCATAAGGTTTAGCATTTTTAGCAGTTTGTAGAATCTGAATTTCTGCCTTCAGATTCTTATATGCACGAAGTTCTACTTGATTTTTAGACTTCATTGCTTTAGCTATACATTCGTTTATATTTATCATTTTAAATTATTTAATCCTTCTTCTAAAACTTCATTTAACCAAGTGCCTCCATTGTAAAATTGGACAATGTACTTGTAAGTTCCATCTCCATTACTTCTAACGTCAACCAAATAGGAAGTGTCTTCTGGATATTGAGTATCACCACATTTATACAGTTCTCCGTTTAACACTTTATAAGTATCATCCACATCCATTAAGGTTTCAGCATATGTATCTCCTTCATAAGCAATCTCATAACCATATTTCTTACAAAGATACTCACAATATTCTTCTACTGTAAGTCCTTTTGTATTAATTTTAGTTAAAGTTCCTGTATGTAATTCAACACAACTCATATTTCTAGAGTATAATTAGAAATCCAATCTCCACAACATTCACAATGTCCTAAGTCTTTATATTCTCCTAGATGCTCAATAAGAGACATCCTGAAGAGTAGCTATATCGGTTTCCCTATCTAGCATGGCTCGTATAGATACTTTTATCTCTTCCGGAGTCATGTATGCAGTCTCTTTTCCATCAACGGTAAGGGATGTGCAAATACATCCGTCAGTATATTCTATTTTCATAATTAATTTATTACCTATTATAATCCAAAGTCTTAACCAAATACTTGATTGCTTCTAACTGTCCATATGTTAAGGATATCAGTTTGTCATTTAAACAAATATCCCAACCTTCTCCATTTGCCCATTCTGTTACTTCTATAAAGTCTGAATCCTTCGCCAGATGGTCATACTTTTTTAATTCGTCGCTTACAGCTTTTCTTTCATGAATTTCCATATCAAATAATTATTTTAAAATATACAGAAGTCTTCCAGGTTCTCCAACCTAGAAATTTAGTAGGAACCCAGTTAGGTTTTCCTATTAAATCTCTAAGTTCTAATGGAGTCAAATCAAATTCCATCCCTTGAACATCATCTGGAGACAGTCCTATCCAAACTTTCATTCTTCTGAGATTCTATTTTTTCTTTAACTTCCCTATATGATATTGGGGTAAAATTATTATTATCAACTCCGACATCATACTGAGTCGGTAATAATACCCTAAGTCTAGAAATATCCAAACCATCAGCTTGTGGTCCGGAGTGAACATGGCCAAACAGTTGCCATACTCCTCTATATGACCCTCCATAACACAGAAATGGATAATGGTTTAAGTAGATAGAATTATCCTCAATTTCTATCTGCAGCTGAGGTACTACCATATCAAAATATAACATATATCCCTGTCTAAGATTCTTTCTGTCATGATTGCCTATAATGAGGTTTATATGACCATTTAGACGAGGGATGATGCTATTCCATACACTACTTCCACCAAAGGCAAAATCTCCCAGATGGAAGACCGTATCGTCCTTAGAAACCACCTTATTCCAATTTTCTATCAGAACTTCGTTCATTTCTTCTACATTTTGAAAAGGTCTATTACAAAACCTAATTATATTGGCGTGTCCGAAATGAGTATCTGAGGTAAAAAATGTATGGTCTGGACTATACTTAATCTTCTTTTCGCTCATTCTCTTCTAGTTTTTCAGCAGTTATATTATACCCAGTTTTCATCCAACAATAAAACTTAGATGAAACCATTTTTCTAAATTCAAAGTAAAACATCTCTTCTCTAGCTAATATAGGAAATAGGGTATGCGTTACTGCCAAGATTGAAACATTAAATTTCTTATGCAAGTTCCTGTACATATTAGACATTCCTACTTGGCGAGATAGATCGAATCCCTTGTCAACTTCATCAAACACTAATAGAGTTTTCTCATCCCAATGTTCCTTGTTTTCTTCTAACCATTTACTTAACATCGCTAGACCTCTCTGACCTGTAGACATACGTTTGGTTTGGAATCCTCCGTTCTCAAGTAAGGCTTCTGCTGAAGCACTATTATTAAGACTCGTTGGGTCATCAAATTCGGCACTAATGAAATAAAACCTAGTAAAGTCAGTACTTATTTCAACCTTATTTTTGAATCCTCTAATATCACAATATCCAAGCTTAGTCTGATACACAGCGTTTGGGTCATCTTTGCTGTTATCACATTGATAATCTCTTATAACATTAACAAGAGTTGATTTTCCACACCCGTTATCTCCAGCAATCAGAATCTCTGGATGTTTACTAAAATCGAAATTAAATTCATCACCTTGCTTGAGGGTTCGGAAATCCTCAAGCATTTTTATATTAAGGTACATATTAAGAAATTAAATCTTTAAGTTTAGAGATATACTTACTATTATCCTCAGCTACTTGCTGGTTAAACTCAATTTGAGTTTGGATAGAAGCAATCTCATTTTGTTTAACTTTAATGTCTTCAGCTATAGCTGCATTTAGAGCCATAGCCTGGTCATAAGAGGTCTTGAAAATATTCTTTACTTCTGCTAACTGTTCAGCAAATGATTTTATTTGTTTTTTGCTACCGAAAATACTTGAAATGTTCATAATATTAATTTTTACTTATTTATAAAATTGGTTTCTACTTCCCATTCGAAAAAGCTAGAGTCTAAGTTCTCATAACTTTTTCTTGGACTATTTGCGTAAATGCCTTTTAACTGTTCAGTCATCATATTTATCATTTCAGCATAGTCCATATATCTTCTTATTTTGGCAGCTTTACGAGTCCATTTAGAATTTCTTCCTACAGTATATACCGCTCCATACCTAAGACATCTTCCACATACTCTTGGATATAGGAAGGTATACTTAAGAGCCTTCTTTATTTTTCTGGTATCCTTTTATTCTCCATGATACGTGAAGCCATAAGCTGCTCCATATAAATCCCACAAAGTTTCTTCCTCCAAGTCTCTAGAACTCCACTCTAAATCTGGAAGAGAATATTTTACTATAGCAAAATACAAGTCTACAAATTCCTCCTCAGCATAGTCAAATTCATAACACCCAGCTGGTGCACCCCATTCAGCATCTGATTCCCTAACATACTTCTCGTCTATTATTCCTAGTTTTAATAACTCTTTAGTAAATTTTTCTGGTATCCAATAGTCTGACTGAAAATCTACTCCAACTTCCTTGATAAAATCAAAACCTAGGAGTTTAGTAGTTTCTTTGTATGCTTTGGATATTTCATCTGCCGAATGATTAGCAACTATATGATAGTCCGTTGTACAGGCATGACCGTCCCCTCCTGGGTCTCCAAGCGTAAATCCAATATTATACTTCATAATTAACAAGTTCCATATTCTGTTTCTTTATAAAACTCAATCTTTTGCCCATATAGTTTCTGTAATTCCTGATTTATTTCAGTAAACACACTATAAGGCATCTTTTTATTCTGTCTAGCAAAATAGGCAGGATGATACACTTCTATAATTTTGGGACTATTTACAATATATTTCTTAAATGATGATGCTTGATTACCAAATAAGACATATATTATACCTCCATCTCTAGAACTTAGATTGTGAATTAATTTGGCAGTAAAGGATCTCCACATATCAAAGTGTGAGCCAACTCTACCAATTTCACAAGTGAAAGCAGTGTTAATCATTAAAATACCTTGCGTTGCCCATGATTCTAGAGTATTATCAAATTCTATCCTATTGTGTGGAATTTCGTAATTTATTGCAGCTTCTTTAACTATCTGTAATGAAGGCGATAGTTTATCTTCTGGGGTGTCCTTTGAGTTGCCAAACAATATTCCAGTAGCCACACCTTGTTGTGGGTACGGGTCTTGTCCTAAAAATACAACTTTACAATCTTTAAGAGGACACGCTTGAAACGCTCTAAATATGTTTTGAGAAGCAGGACACAGGGTAGTCTTGTCCAGCTTTCCTATCCATGAGACTACCCTATATAGTTCCTGTGTATCAATTACTCCCATCCAATCTCCAAAATATTCACTAGCTTTCATTCACACCATCCCTTTTTTCTAAATTCTGCATGTAGAGGTTCTGCCAATTCTCTAGCCTGTGGATGTGCACTTTCTGCATCACGCAATTTAAAGAATCCGTCCCACTGTGTAAGAGTACCAGTCATAATTAATTCAGTCTTAAGACTATTAGGTAGTACAGCTCTTGCTTGCTGAGGTTTCCAACCCTGATTTAGTAATTCCAAATATAATTGTTCGGATATTTGTAAATTAGCTATAAAATTCCTTTCTGGAGTAATCTCCCAAGGTTTAAACCAGGGGTTCCCTTTTCCAGTTAAATGATAGTAGTATTCTCCAATTAAATTTCCATACTCATCATGATTAATGATAGTTCCTTTAACTTCTTGGAGAGCTAGGCTGTCTGCCCAACATGGAATAATAAAGGTAAGCTCATTACCAAATTTGTCCTTGGAATAATTGCAATAACGGGTACTCTCCTGAGCAAAACTAAACACTCTATGCCTTACAAATTCGTGGCTTACTCCTCTATCACATACAAATCGAACCGTAATTCTTTTCTCATGTTCCTTACCAGGATTACAGATATATTCCAAATCCTCAAGCCAACCATTTTCTACTAATACTCTATAATTAGTAGTAACAAATCCGTTCCAAGTTCCCTTTTCGGCTTCTCCAGTACTATTAGCTACAGAATAAGGATTGCTGCAATACTTAAAATACTGTTGTCTAGAAGACATCGTTAGAAATAGATATACGGTACCATGCTCTAACATAGCTCCATGTCCAGACTTTACCATTCTCTCAACAAATTTTGCAGCAGAATCTAGAGTAATCTTGTCCTCTGATTTGTAACAGGTTCTTCCAGCTATTTCAATCTGTCTATATACAGTGTCAATAAGCTCTTGCCTAGCCATTTTAGGTCCTATTTCCATATCAGATGGAATGATTATGTTTCTAGGTTTCTGTTCTAAGATTTCAAAATATGGTTTAATTAGCTTCATTGTAATCCTTTGTTAGTTCATCATTAGTGTATTCATCTGCTTCATAGTCACTCATTGCCTGGTCATACCATGTCCAATTATCAACACCTGCCATTTCTAGACAACGCAACTTCCATCTATCCCTTAATAACTCTGCTAACTCGTCTTTTCTAATTAACTTCATTTCCATAGTCCCAGTTCTATACCTAATGCTTTATCCATGAAGCAATACGTTGTTCCGTCCTTTAATGTCCTGGTATTCGGCTTTATGTGTAATGCTAAAGGACAATCTTTATTAATTCCTGTAATATCTCCAGTTCTCCAAGGTTCTTTCTCAGATTTTTCTGCGTCGATGCCTATTATGAATAAGGCTTCATCCTTATACTTTGCACATTCCTTGCAAGCATGATCAGAATAACCTACAGTTTTTCCATGTAGACTCTTTACCTCTTTTGCAGCTTCTTCAGAAAGAAGGGAATTCATTATGATTCCCTCCTCTGCTATATTCCCACAAACTGGGCATATATATTTAACTATAGAAGCTTTGAACTTATCCATGTTTACACCTTTTACAAGGTTTGTAACCTTTCTTCCTTGCTTCAGAAAGCAGTATTTCTTCCACTTTCGGATTTCGAGCTTTCAAAGATGCGCAACCTCTATCCGTATGATAAACACTACCAGTTTTTGTTATATAAACGTACTCTTCATCATCTATACATCCACCAGTAGGATTTCCGTCTTCATCACAATAAGCACCACTATTAGCTAATATAAGTCTGCCATTATCAGCTTCTATTACTTCGTCACCATTTTCTAAATACATATCCTCTACCTTTATTAAAGTTAAACTTTTGATTGAATGATAATCATGTCTAATTTCCTGCTCTGCTTCATACTGATTTTCTGCAGAAGTCCAGACATTTTGGTCCATACCGTTAGTATGTTCTATATGATATATAAACTTCTTCATTTAATCCTCCTTAATAAGCTCTACTAAAGTCAGATTTCTAAAAGTCTCTCTGAGAGATTTTCTTGCTTCTTCTTCACTTGGAGCTTCTATTGTAATCGTTTCAGCACATCTAGTTTTAAATTCTATATAGTATGTATAGGTTTTCATCTTAATATTTATTTCTGGTTATAGTATAAAAGTGTAGGATTATTGTCATGTATATCTATTGGGTCTAACTGATACAAGGCTAGCTTCTGAGAAAACTGTTGCCTGTCAAACCCGTTAGAAATAAGGTGATATCCATTTACAGTCGGAATGATGTGTCTAATTCTCTCTCCTTCCGAACCTCTACACTCTTTGATTAGAGAAATTATTTTCTGTTGATACCCATCATCTTTAGAATCTATATCAACTATCCATAATTTCTTATAGTTTGTACTTCTGCTAGCACCAGTAGCTCTGTCATATACAGCAATACCTTGTCTAGTATTTTTATTCTTTATTAAGTCAGTAAACTGCTTAATAGATTCGCAAGCTATATCGAAAGTATTTCTTGGATTTATCCAGAAATAAGCACGAGCGTTATTACTATTACATAGGTCTTTTATGTAAGGTTCTTGTCTTAGAAATTCTTCCTTGGTAAAGAAATAGAAACTTCTAATAGTTCTAGCGCCAGAAGTATATGATGAGAGTTCTACTCCATCCTTCTTACGTTGAATTATTTGTACGAAATAGAAATCATCCTTGTCTATTAATTCATCAAACAATTTAGATAAATATTCAAAATTATCTACTATCATTAAAACATTCCTCCAAATATTCCGTTAAACAATCTATCATTAAAATACTCTGGTACACATTTAGTTATAATAAGTTGTCTAAATGCATCTCCATGTTTTCTTCTTAAATAATCCTCAAGAGAACATTTTGCCATCAATTCATTATCTTTGTTCTTAACCTTTATTTCTTTATCGTAAAGGATTTCGTTAAATAAAACTACATTGTAGTTAATCCTATAATTCATTTCTAAGCTCTTCTCTTATTTGTTTTTTGATAAGCTGTCTAGCTTTTCTCTTATTTACACAATCTATCATGATTTCCCCAAATCTTTTGAAGTATATTTCTCCTCCCCATCCTTTCCATCCTTGAGAGCCATAAGCACGTCTTTTTCTTCGTCTCTCTTTTTTACCTTCATTGTCTAAGTATGGGGAAGGAAACCTATTTTTTGGGTTATGTGCTACTGGATGATGCTCATCAAATGTTCTGCTCATATAAGCTTCTCTATATAGTCTCTCCCTTCTCCAGTAAAGATTGGAATCTCATCGTCAATATACCAATAACCTCTGAGAGTTTGGTTCATAGTCTGATGATACTTCTTGATACAACAGCTTCCTCTTCTAAACTTAGTAGGATAATCATTCCAATTAATTCCCTTCTCTTGGAAAAGTAGTTCTTGAATCTGATTAGTATTTAATCCTTCTAACTGCTTATGAGAAAAGTAAGCTTGCCCAACAGATTGAATACTATTTCGTGTAGCGTCTTGCTGTCTCCATAATATACAATTAGTTACCTCTTCCTTGGGGATATTAAAGCATCTTGCATCAAATACCGCACCTGATTTAATAGCACGTATGTAGGATTTAGCCAGATTTTCGTCTCCTAATTCACCTTTCCAAGAAAGTTCGTTAACTTGCACTTGGAATTGTCTATTAAAGATAAAGGTGGCCATAGATGCAGCTACACTACAGATTTTTTGTACTTCGTAATCAAACCAAGCATCTGTAGTAAGTTTTTGGTAGTCTATCAGAACTAGCGTAATTTCATCAGATTGTGTATATCCCAAGACACATCCCTGAATGTTTTCACACAGATATTTCATAGTTTCCTGCATGGCTTTGGACATACACTCATCAAAGGGCTTAACAAAACCCTTTGTGAATGTGTGAAATGCTTTTCCATCTAATCGGATGATTACAGGAGTTCTTCTCATAAGTGATGTCTTAGAACGCGCTTCATAATAAAGCTTCATTCTATCTCCAAATTCGTCTTTCATTTCTCCTTTCTTATATTAATGTTTCCGTAGTATAAACTACCACTAACTATATACTTGAAGTCTTTTCCTTCCTTTATGAAAGTTACCCAATAGTCTATATCCCAGCCATTAGTTTCTATGTTAGTATCAGTCCATCCTAACTCCTCTAACACTTCTTTAACCAATGCAAACGAGATACAGCCTGCACTAAACTCTTCTGGTTCAGATTCCATAATGTGAAACAGTTGGTCTGAGATATTCCTAAGGTCTTGGGTGATTATTTCACCTCTATTAACTAGTTTTGCATTGTCCCAGACAACCTCGTCTTCGTGGTAAATTTCTCTGGTAGCAGACCCATTGTTCTCTTCTGGAGCTAAGTCGTCAGTACTTTCATAAAGTTGTTCACTATCGTAGCAATCTACCTCTCCGTCCTTTACTTTTTCTATAGCTTCCTCTAATGTTTCGGCTTCTACTTCATAGTAATACCTATTCCATGTACGAGATAGTACATCCTCGTAGAGATTAAAACTGTTCATAACTTATCAATTAAGATTTCTTCGTCTAAATCTTTTCCACTATAGTCTACAATTTTGAGTATCCAATTCCCTTTAAATCGAGCTTTGCATACTTCCTTAGCTAGAGCTATTACATCTTCTGGAGAATGGAAGGCATTAGTATTGTCACCAATTTCATATCCACACCACCGTGAATTATCCTCTTCAATTTCTTCACGAGTAACCGGCCGCACTAGTTCGATATGATACATTCCTCCAGCTAGAGGATTTTTTTCTTCAGCATCATAGGTTTCTGAACACATAGTCATTGTGTTTGGACTATCTTCCTGACTAAAGCTTATACCTTCTATGTCTAAATTGCCATAGTAATGAACTGCATTCCAACTAGTTCCTATATAGGTAGTTACGTTTAAAGTAATTCTTCTAGGACGATTATGTTCTCTCCATGGGCCTCTAGTGATAAATCTAGGAATAGATATATCCAATCCAGCATCATCAGAGATTATCTCTGGATAATCCCTTCTGTCCCAACAATGTTCTACTGCTTTATTTAAATCCATTTAAAACTTTCCGTCATTAGGTTGTAAACAAGTAATGCCTAAGTCTCTCCACATTCTTACACATTTTGTACTATCTTCGAGTACGATAGGGACATAATACTTGTCCTTTACATATTGCTCGTATAACTTTTTCTTACAGTCTGGTCCTGCTGAATAATCTCCTTTAGGTCGCATAAGAACCATGTCTGGACATAGTAGGTGCGCATCAAGCCATTTCTCAGTAGCTACGCGAGATTCCGGAGTATCTTCTCTACCAGTAAGAATGATTAACTCTGCATTGTGGAAATTACAATAAGCTCTTACTAAGCCAACTATTTCATTAATTGGTTCATCTTTTTCCATACCCTCGGCAGCACCTTCTCCATAGAAGGGACGACCACTAGTATTTAAGCACAACGTAGCATCCATATCACATATAATAGCTACTGGCAAATCGGGATTCTGTTGACTTGCCTTAGCCTTCATTGCCATAATATCCTCGTGAATGATAAAGTTTCTATAGCGTCTCCATGTGTCTTTAATAACCTTTGCTCCTATAGGATTTAGTCGAGATGCGTCTCGACGAATACATTCTTCAACAGGAGTCCAGAAATCTTTAAACTCTACTTCATACTTCCATCCATACTCACCTCGTACTCCTCTATTAAATAGATCAACCTCAGATTCTATTTCGGCAACAGTCTTGGGATTTAGGTTCATATTGTCTATTACAATATCATACTTACGGGCCATAGAATCAAGCAAGAATCTATCATAAAGACATTTAACTAATTTCTCTCTGCTAGGAATCCAATAATCTCCTAGCATATTACGAATATCGTCATTATTAAATCTCACTCTATGTTCTGGGTCTTCGTGACACCATTGTTTAGCCCATGTACTCTTTCCAGAGCCTTGTATTCCTCTACATATAATTATTTTTCTTGTTTCCATCAATATAACATATTTAAAATACCCAACCGTATTTAGTTTCTAAACTATAAAACTTATTCTTATACATAAAGCCGGATTTACCTTTCTTTATAATTCTTCTACAGAGAAAAGGCATTCCGACTTTACAAGTATTGTTGTTTCTCCAAGCACATAGTAAGTTCTTACCCATGAAGTCCATAATAACAAAGCTAGAATCCTTACTATTTGGAACCTCTGTACAGTATTTTATCGGAACTCTCCAATAAGACTCATGTACACTTCTATACTTTTCAAACTTGTTCATATTTAGATAGACGTTCTTCTAGTCTAGTCAATTTCCTTTCTCTTTCCAGAGCAACTTTTTCTTTTCCAAAATAATTAGAAAGCTGTTCGCACATAATCATAACATCAGCAATTTCAGTTATAATATCATCCTCTCCAACTCTACCTCTTCTAAACTTACATATAGCATTAGTTAACTCGCTACATTCTTCTACTACCATAGCGGCTTGAGCAGGAAACCCATAGATTTCCATAGCTCTTCTACATAAATTTTCTGAATCAACCACTAACAATTACTTTCATTATATCGTGATACAATTTAACTGCCTCTTCCACACTTTCTTTCCTCTCGGCCAACATCTTACAGATATACACTCCTCTACCTGTACTATATCTAATCTGCTTTATCTTTTCCATATCTCCAGTATATTGTGCTGGAATTGATTCTAAAGCCTCTCTTAGATTACGTTCTGTTATAATATTGTACATTTATTTTTCACTAGTTGGCTTAAGCCATAAATTAGTGTTCTTAAAAATGTAATCTCTTAAATCAGTGAGTTCAGATAACCACCCTAGAGTTAAAGATGAGTTACACTTAAAGCACTTTGTCAGTTCTTCCCTTATTCTCTCCTCAGATACTACTGGCATTTTGTCTAAATAGTCATAAGCCTTCATAGCCTGCCACATATCTTCAGATACCCGTAGTCTCTTGGTAATAGAGAATCTTATGCCTCTGAGAATCCTTAAAGGGTCATCATCAAAGGTTATAATAGGAGGTAATGGAGTCCTAAGAAGTTTCTCCTTAATATCTTTAAGACCTCCAAAATAATCAATGATTTCTCCAGTATCAGGGTCTTTAGCTAAAGCATTAACAGTAAAATCCCTACGTAATAAATCATCATAGAGATTTCCTGGCTCAACTATTGGAGTTCTAGTACCTGGAATGTACCCTACCTCCTTACGAGCCATTACAAAATCAGCCACTCCTTGATACTTATAGCCCTCCGGAAACCTAGCTCGAATTGTATAGCAGTCTGGAGTTACTAAGAAGATTTCAAACTTTTCTGCTATTAAATGTTCCCATAATAACTGAAACATATCACAGGTAGTCAAGTTTTCCTTTAAAGCTTCCTCGCATGGAACTGCTACATAATCAATATCCTTATTAGTAAGGCCGAGAAGTTCATCCCGTACCTTACCTCCTACTTCGTAAAACTTAAACATCTCCATTTTCAAATAATTCTCTAATATCATAGCAGTCAATATAGGGAGTTCCACTTGCAGTTTCTTTTTCACTTGTGAAGAAGTCTACAAAGTCCTCCCATGCTCCATCATCCTTTAGAATAAAATCAGCAAGAGGGTATATTGCCATCTCTTCTAACTGCCAGGAGAGATGATACTCTTCAGCAGGAACCCATTGGGTAAGATACTCCCCACAGTGGTCAACTACATACTGAATACAATGGTCTAGCCAGTCATTGCCTGCAACCTTACAATGATAATCGTAAAGTATTGGATACTTCTCTGCTAAGAATAGTAAGAAGTTTTTATCGGCTTCTCGCGAGAAGTTACAATAGTCAGTAAAAGACTCTCCAGCTTCTCCTTCCCATATGCTAATAAGACGTGCTACATCTTTAGCCTTCAAATCCTCTCTATTGTAAAACCTTGTCTTCTCCATAGATTTCTCCGCTATATTCATTCCATTCTTCGTCATCTTCACATTCTTCTATGGAAAAACTATAGTAGGTACTCTCGTCTACTCTACTCCATAATTCATCCCAGTCACTTTCTTCCATTTCATCTGGGTCATAGCCTTCTTCCTCAGCTATATCGTTCTCACAGCTGTAGCTTTGAAAGTTATCATAAGCTAGTTGTTCGGCTAAATCCCATAACTCCATCTCTGATTCAGCGACTGCTCTAAATGTATCATCCATTCCACACCAATATGTAGAAACATGAATTAAAAACCTTTTCATAATTTCTTAACAGTTATTTGGTCGTAAGTTATACCTTCTATAACTCCATCTAGATAATTATATACCACGTCCATCAGAGTATCTTCTGGTACATCTTCTAAACTAGTATATTCTTCAGATCTACCATCGTTAGCGTCTATCAATAACGAGCTATCGGAGATATCAAATGTAAATTCTAATTTAAATTTCATGTTAACCTACGTTACAACAAATTTGACTGAAGTCAGAAAAGCCTAAAGATGTCCACGATATGATATACCGTAGAAACTCACAATAATTTTTACTAGTAGTAAGCTCCTCTAGATACTCCTTTAAGAGTATAATCTCCTCAATATAATCTGGATTATTGGCAGCATATTTTTCATATAGAGTTAATCTCTCAGCAGAAGATTTTATATCCTCTTCAATACTATGAATAACTCCATCTAAGTCTGAAGTATTCAAGTTGGTATATACCTCACTTTCTCCAGCCCATGCCACATTAACTTCATCGCAAATTGCACTATATATACAGTGGGACCGACTAAAGCTAACAATATCTATAGGCTTACCTTCATTTTTAGGAACACCATATATAGTTAAGTAACTACTCATATTTATTCAATTTATTAATTAACATTTTATTATTTTTAATCAACTCGCTATTACGAGCGCGAAGTTTTCTATTTTCTCCTTTTAAAGTCTGATTTTGAATGATTAATTCAACATTCTTAACATCATAAAAATCCGTTAATTCTTTAATGCCTTTCCGAGCTAAAGATGCTTTAAGTCTCCTATTTTCATCTTTCATAGCTATATAGCTCTTAGAATATTTATTTATTCCTCTAAGCTCTTCAATTTCATCCTTTAATTTTCCAAGCTCCACTAGAGCATTACTATAGTATTTCTTACGCTCAATATCATACTCTTGAAACTCTTTTATAGCTAATTTTAACTTAGCAATTATAATATCTTTGGAATCCATCAAATTCTCATTCAGCATACTATGTCTAATTAAAACAATACTTACAACTCGCTTACTAATTTAATTACTAATTCTTTAAGGTGTTGTAACAATTCTTTCTTAGATTTCTCAGTAATACAAAGACCCATTACGTCAGCTCTGTCTTCTAAGCAATCAATAAAAGAATCTATCTTAAACTTCCCTTCGTCAAATCGGATGGATTCTCCAAATGCGCTTAGAATCTCTTCATCTGTAATTAATTCTGTTGTTGTAAATTCTACATTCATAATTACTTGACGTTTGGTTCAACAAAAGATACTGGCTCATATAATTCCCAGCCAGTTAACCATACTGGAACAATTACGGTTTCTATAGCAACAATATCCCAAACAATGTTCTCAAAACATGCTTCATATGTTACTCCTTCAATCTTATTAGATTGGTAGTTAGCCCAACCATAAGGTTCAGCTACAAACTTAGTTCCATCAGCTCTCTCAAAAGTCTTGCTGTCTGCACAAGAACTTAAAGCAATAATTGCTATTAACAATAAACCAAATAATTTTTTCATACACTACTATATTTAATTAAAAATGATGCCCTAACTGCGCTCTCAGCATTACGCCTTGGACTGTAGGCACTGTTAGTAGGCCAAGGGGGCTCAGGTTTGGCATCACTACTATAGCCCCTTATTCGTTAATGAATCCAATGATCTGATACAGTAACATCTGCACCTAAAAATACATTAGGACAGAATGGTTTCCCTCCATCTATCATACATTTAACTAATACCTTAGATACTTCATCGGCAATAGATTCTGGGCATTCTAGATTAAACTCGTCATGGACTGGAACACACATCTTAACAATGTTAAGAAGCTTATGCTCCTTAATCCAATTAAATAGTTTAATAGAGGAAAGTTTAAAACACATTGCTCCCCTGTTCTGAATACGATAATTGATAGACTGCTTTTCAGATGCTGCTTTTCTCTGAAAATATCTCTTAACGTCTTGGACGGTATCACAGCCAGGAGAATCTCTCTTCATTTCTCTGTAATAATCCCAGAACTCTGGGTCATTGAACTTCTTAGAAATCCGCCAGAGGTCATCAATATCATATATATGTGCTCTATGCTTAGTTATAGGATTTAACAAAATATAACCATCCCTCATTACCGCCATTCTACAATAATCTTGATACTGTTTTACTCCGGGGAAACCCTTCATAAAGTTATCATAGATTTCTTGAGCTTCTGACAACGGTAGACCCTTGTTATTAGCTATAGTATTTGCATCGCCTCCATAATTGATGGCAAATTCAATACCTTTAGCATCCTGTCTTTGGGCATGATATAATTTAGCTATATCCCCTATAGGGCAGTCTCTAGGGATAATATTCGGATAAGACATTTTAGCTACTAGACTATGAACATCCCCACAGCCATGTTCAAATAGTTCAATCATAGCCTCGTCCTTAGATACAGAAGCAATGATTCTACTTTCTTGAGACTGATAATCCGCAGAAATCCACTTATTACCTTTCTCTGCAGTAAAACATGCTCTAGTTTCCTTGTCATGAGGTAAATTCTGTAGATTAAGTTTATATACTCCTCCTCCAGAACTTACTCTAGCTGTATCAGCTCCTAGTGAGTGAAAATCTACATGGATTCTTCCAGTCTTAGGGTTAATTGCCTTCAACCAGTTTTCCCCATAAGTAGAAACCACTTTTGCAGCTTCCTGATATTTTAGATAGATAGGAATAATCGGGAAATCTTTAGCCTGTGGAGCTAGAAGCTTAGCTTCAACAGATTTCTTTTCCTTCTTAGTTTGCTTATCAAATGTCTTGACTTTAATTCCTAATAATTCAAATAACTTGGTAACTTGTTGAGAGCTACTCCAGTTAATTGTGCACTTAGGCTTGGTATCAAAGCCATTAAATAAATCACCTTGATTATCTACCTTAGTAAATTGACTTATTACTCTTTTTCTATAAGCTTTAACCTTTCCGTCTGGTGTTTCAAGGTCTTCCTGAGGGCATCGGACATATTTCTCTTTTAGCAGTCTAGCTACTTCATCCTCTATTTCCATAAGATTATAAAATTCCAGTTCTGGGTATTTAATATCCCATCCATCATGCTCATGTCTCTTTTCAGAATCCCATTGAACTACCCAATCGTTTAGTTCTTGCTCAGCATCCTTCAGCTTAACAAGGTCTTTAGCCATCTTATTTCTCCATTTTACGACATCTAGATGAACACCGCAATGCTTGAAATAAGCAAGACTCTTGATAAACTCACACTCAAGTTTCATAGCAAGATTTAATTCTTGCTTAGCAAGCTCTATTTCTTGTTTTTCTTTAATGTCTTCTAGCCACATTACGTCTCCTGCAGCATAGACTACTACATCTTCAGTAAGACCATCATTTATAATCTTACCTCGAACAGATTTATCTAAGTCATAGTTTAGATAATTCCATGCAGCTGCTTTCAAACTCATTTCTCTTATATTAGCTGGATAGCCTAACCAAAGTAATTTCTCGGCAATCATACCATCCCAGATATAATTTGGCCAAATATCCTGCACATATAAAAACCCTAAGTCAAACATTAAATTCCATCCAAGAAATACTCTATCAGACTCAAAATAATTCTTTATCTCAGCTTTCTCTTCTGCTGACATAGTTGTCCAGTCAAAGACAACTTGATTTTCTTTGCAACCTAGTTGCACAGTTAGTAACTCCTTAGTATGCGCATCTAATCCCTTAGTTTCAGTATCAAATTGAACTAAAGAAAGAGGCAACAATATTTTCATTGCCTCCTCGAAACTTACTTCTTTGTATTTTGTAGACACAAATAAAGTTTTATTCCGACTTACTAAATAAATCATGTTGATAGATTTCGATGTTATTTATTTCAACATCTTTGGATTTGAACCTATTATAAATAGCTTCTTCAACTGCACCTTTAATATCATCTTCATCTATTACTTCTACATCTACGAATAACCCTAATTCAACTCCTACTTCTACCTTAACCTTAGTAGGTAGTGGTTCATTGTAAGGTGCTCTAGGGTCATTAGCTGCACCCATTGGATAGTTATCTAAAGTCGTCATATGGGTCATAAGTTAAAGGATCAACTACTTCCCAATCATCTGCGTTTATATCTTCACCATCAAAAGGATAGTAAGTACAAGTCCTATCAGAAAAGTCATACATGATAAACTGGTCATGGTATGTAATACCTACACCGTAACTACACATAAGAGCTTTCATATCATCAGGGATAGAACGCATAGCAGGTATTCCATCTCCAGAAATCATTGCAGGTATCTGCATAAATATTACCAGATTGCTCTGAAATACTTTCCTTCTTACTACTTTTCCCTCTTGTAACTTAGACAATATTTCTCCGAATTTCATTACATTAAATTTTTAAGTTGATTAGAAAATCTACGTCTTAATTTAGCTAAAGCTCCCTCTTTCATCTGTCTTATTCTTTCTCCTCCAACACCGTACATATCAGCTATAATTTTAGGATTGACAGGAGCCATTCCTATACCAAATAACATACAGATTAAATCGTGCTCTCTAATTGTTAATTTAGAAAGTAGATTCTCTAGCTCTTTAGTTACATAGCTTTTATTTACTTGTTCATCAAGGGGGTCTTCACCATCTGGAATAATATCACAGACTTGACTGTTTTCTTCATCTCCTCCTATGAAATCGTCCACAGAAACTAACTTATTAGAAAACTGTGCTAGATAGTCAATTTGCTCCCTAGGAATATCAGTCATTTCTGATATTTCTTCGGAACTTGGATTTCTATCATGCGATTGCAAGAATTTATTAGTTGCATCGAGTATACTTATTACCAATAATTGCTGAGACATTGGAAGACGAATTTCTCGTGCTTGCCAATATATAGAATTATAGATACTTTGTCTAATCCACCATACAGCATATGACAAGAATGTCACTCCTCTTTCTGGGTCAAACTTATCAATAGCTTTCATTAATCCTTCATTTCCACTAGAGATTAAATCCATTAAAGGGATACCTCTATTCTGAAATTGCTTGGCGATAGTCACAACAAACCTAAGATTTGATTTTATGACTTGTTCTCTAGCAACATCATCTCCTTTTTGAGCCTCACAAATGAGACGAGTTACCTCAGTACTATCTAAAATCTTATATTTAGATATATCCCTGAGATAACTCGTCAACAGTGAGTCAGAACGGTCTGTGAAAATGATTTTTTTACTCACCTTCTTTTACAACCTGGGCTTCTGAAATTTCATCTTTAGGAGCATTAAGACCAATACGAATAGATAGTACTGATATATATGCTTCCATTGCTTTTAGTTGGGCGACTAGTAAGTCTTTATTAAGGTTGTCAACCTCCTTGAACTTATCCCCTAGGATAAAATCTCTGAGCTTAACAGCACGTTCATTAACTTCGTTAAATTCTCCCAACATTCTTTGAAATACAGCTTGTTCCATTTGATTAATTTTTAATATTTACAAATGAATCTAGACCCGTAGGTTTCAAGGAAGTCCTTTTCTTCCTGTATTATCTCATAAATTCCAACTATTACTAATGACAATACTAATCCTCCAAATATATAGACCAGAATAGTATTAAATATCCAAATATAAAGGTTCATAATTAATATCGTAAGAGTCATCGAGAATAGATACATTGGCGGTCTTTGTCTCGCCTGCATCTAGTAGCCAATGATTTCCTTCGTGGATATGTCCACAAAAAGCATACTTCGGTTTCTTATCTATAATAGCCTTAGCCAAGACCTCATTTCCTGCATTTATGGGAGTAGAACTCCACCTACCAGGCGGAATCATACCACAATCATTTAATGCGGGAGCATCATGACTAATCAATATATCGCAATTTCCTGGGATATGTGAATAGATTTCTTCCAGTTTCTCATCAGAATACATGAAAGCCCAATTACCAAATTCATGGCAGGCCGGAGTTCCATAAATTCTATATACCTTTCCTTCATCACTTAGATAGTCTAGATGAGAATTATCAAGAAATTCAGCTTTTCCTTCTGTAGGAAATTTAATCACAGAGTTATTCCAAAGAAAATCCCTATTTTCAAAAACAAAATCATGGTTTCCAGCTGTAAATACTACCTTCTTACACGGCAATGATTTAATCCAATCTGCAAATACAGTCTTCAACCACTTCTCACACTGTGGCTTGTTTCTCTGCATATAAAGAGGAACAATATCTCCACATATTAAAACAAGTTCACATGGCTCTATATAATCAATTAGAAATCCATGTAAATCACTTATTGCACATATTTTCATATCTTATGAGCTAATCCGTAAACATTTTTAGTCCATCCATTCATATGCCCTTTGTTATTTCCAATAAGGCATCCTTTGTTTGAGTCTATCGCGTATACTTTATGAGTAACGCAAGCGCCTCTAACTTTACAAAATACTACATCTCCAACATTACATTCTTGCCACCTTATAGGAGTGACAAGATGCTTTTCATTGCTCTTATACAGAGGGAGCATTGAATTTCCCGGCTCGCTTGTTATAAACGATTCACCAGCCTCCAATCTCTGTATCTTTCTCAGTATGTTTGGATTCATCAGAATATTTATTTAGTCCTTCCCTAGTCATATTAGGTACTATACTAATATAAACCTTTTCACCATCACGGTCATACGACCATATATGATTGTCTACTACATAGCTTAGAGATTTATCATATCTAGTATAGTCTAGAATAGCTTCCCAAGTAGCCATGCTGCCAGTAATACTATCCTTTTTATGTTTAGTAGCCCAGTTAAATATCCATAATAAATGCCAAGTTCTGAAAAATGTTATACAAATCATCGGGTCCCATTCGTGTCTGGGACTGTCCCATTTATCCTTCCATCCTAATGCATGAAATCCTATATCTATCACCGGACTATAGTAGTCTCTTCTTATGGGAAGTCCAAATGTCCAAAAGTTCTTTCTAAATAGAAAGTGGGCCTTGGGGCGTTTAAAGTATTTTCTGGCTTTCCACCAGTGATACCATGGATTACGATACTCGTTCCAGCCAGGAGAAAGGAAAGGAATTTTACTATGAAAAAAGTACAACAGCTTGTAACGCAAACTGCCATACTTTTTACTAGTTAAGTACTCTTTAACATTCATATCCTTGTTTTACTAGCTCTTTCTCCATTTCGTCTAAAATATCATCAATGACATAGTCAGTTAGACAATCAGAGTCAGGAAAGCCTAAGTTCCGCAGATGATAATCTATGTTATCTCCCGCTTCATTAAGTATCATCCAGCCTTCAACTTCTCCCTCTTCATCTTCCTTAAGTGTTTTCACCACTTGGTCGATTAACTTAGGGATATTCACATCGTAGTTCTTAACTACCTCTACATTATAACTTATTATCATGCTTCGTCTTCAATATTAGTTTCACCTTTGTCAAGTTCCTTTCCTTCCTTATCTAGGAATTTAAAACATTTAAGCTTAAATGCCTCAGATTTCATATTCTCAATCTTAATAACTATTCCCTCATGAGGTACTTTGTTATCGCAAGATGGCGAAGTTCGCTCCATATAGAATCTAGCGTCGTTAGCTAATTTCTCCATGAAATTTTCGTTCCAGTGCTCAGCTTCGTTAAGTTCTGGATATAAGCTATTGGCAGTACCATAATACCACTCTTCTACTGGGATAAGACCTACCTTAGCGCACCATTGTTGAACTTCCCTAGCACTAAATTCGTGAACTACACCGTCAACATTAGTTAATGTTACACGATATATTCGCACTTTAAAGTGCTTTTCGTGAGTATACTGTTCTCCTTCTTTAGGAGGCATACAGCCATAGTCATAATTCTTTTGGATATAGCCACCATTAGGTAAGAAACCAACGATTTCATAATATGCAGTCATACCTTTAGACAAGCAAGGTTTAACTATTTTATCAGCTTCCGCCCAAACGTCACACCCGTAGAATCCAGGAGTAACATTCTTATTATAGAACTGATTCTTTATTACCGTTCTAGAAGCATACAAATAGTCATACTTATTGAACTCTTCTCCAGTAAGCCATTTAGCGATTTTCTGTTTCCAGTTCAGATCTTGTTTACAAAGCACATAAGCTGATATACCAGAAGTTCCGTGAATTTTCTCAGTAATACTGATTAAATCATTTGGATGAATTACATTAGGACATTTCTTAATAAGAGTTGTGTCGTAGTGGAATCTAAATTGTTCATCAATGACCTTGCTGATTCCTTTGACCTTCTTCGTTTGGTTGTTACGTGGTGTGCCACCTTGTCCTTGCTGTCTCTTAGGGATGTACTTCTTGTTAATCCAAAATTCTTTGCCTTCATGTTCTACAATATCAAATTCAGTTCCTACTTCAATTTCTATCTCTTTATTAGTTACGGACATTATGTAGTTTTGGAACTGTATAATGGGCATAATAAAACCTTCCGACAGTTCATTTTTAAGTCTAATAGCTTTGACTCTACCATTGTCTTCAAACATACCAGTTTGTTCTGGGTCGTTGTTCAACTCCTTATGTCTATACAAGTTGCAATACCTTAGAAAATCAGGATTAATGCAACAAGCAGTTGGGAAATAAACATACAATCCTGGCTGGGAATCAATACCAGTAATAATGTTAAATCCATCGATGGTGCAACACTTAAGTCTAGTTACTTCTGGGTTACTGTGTTGTCTAAAATTCTTAATTTCTACAATCTTTGCCAAATAATTGACATTGGCTTTCTTACTTTTTGATAACTTCATTTCTTATATTTTTAAAATGGTTCTTCAGTAGTTTCTATAAATTCACACATAAAGTTAGCATATACTTGAGCCTGAATCTCATTAAATTCATTATTGTAATAGAACTGGAAAACATGAAACAGCTCATGATAAAATGTATTCCTAAGCTGTTCATCACTCATAGAGACGTTTCCTTCATATTCAGACTTTACTGTTCTCGCCAATTTAATAGTGTTAGTAGCATCACAAAAATAACCGTAATCGTTATTTGGAAGAGAATCTTCTATGATTACAGTTATTTCTTGATTAGCTATTTTAAACTTGTCTGGAGCTTTCCTCCATTATTCAATTTCATCATAATACAGTTTGTACAGACTATTTAAATAATCCACAAACTCCTGTTTGTTTTCAAAAAGATTATCTACATCAGGAAGCTCTACCTTATTCTTTCTTCCATCGTTGTCATAATATTCTATACGTATCTGAGATACGCTATGGCACATGATATCACACATTCCAGCGAATATCAGAATATCATTTTCAGATAGATACTCCGACAACCAAGGAAAATCTTTGTTTTCGTCTACATACTTCCCGTATCCTGCAGAGTTCCATCCTTTCTCAGAAAATCTTCCGGAATACTTACTAACATATGATAAAACCAATAGGAGAAGTTCGTCTTCTTCAAACGATTCTTTATCAAATTCAATAGTATCTCTCATGTAATCACCATCGTTTGCGTCACATTCTACATAAACTACATACAGCTCTCTATTATTCGGAACGATAGAATATTTAGCTTTCTTTAGAATATCAAATTTTTCGTATTTCATCGCGTATCAAGTACAATAAAATTATCACACATTTTTATAACATTTACTTTAAGCCCTCCCTTCAAGGCGCGAGTATCGCACACTTCATATTTCTCTTCAAGAAGGGCTGCATTCTCTTTGGTTATCTTTACCCAATAAACCCCGTTTTTCTGCTTAGAGCCATTCCAGATTAGATGATTAACTAACCAAATATAGCGTTTTTCTACATCACTCATTTTCAAAGAAGTTTTTCAATGTCTCATATAGCGGCCTAAGCTCATCTGCATAATACTCCAACTCTAGACCTTCTATGTACGAGGCTGTATGATACACAAAATTTTCCGTATCCTGTTCCAGATAATTCCACATATCTTCGATGTCAGACTGCATTAGTTCAACGCTGTCATCATCTAATCGAATACTTAAATACATAATTAGTAATTTATTATAGAATTATAGATTTTATCTGCTTCTTCCTTAAACTTAGCAGCTATATCATTGGAATTAGAGAACTCCTCAAACCATATACGTCCATATGGTAATTCACTAACAGCCATAGAAGCAACTTCTGTTCCATCTATCCAGTTCTTGAAATACACACTACCTATCTCTATACCTTTATAAGTAATACGTCTAAGCTTAGATATTTCGGATATACCCTTAGATTCCTTATATAATACTTGTAAGTCACTCCTATCCTGTTCAGAAGCTTCACTGAGCTTTCCTATTTTACTTAGAATAGCTGATATTTTGTTTTCTGCCACAGCATCTTTGTAGTATCTTACCATATACGCATTTTCAAATCTAGGAGCCTCCTCTACATTCTGTATGGGTATTTCTGAGTTTTCTATAAAAACATCGTCTAGGTAAGATAGATAAACATTACAAAGCAGTTTAGAATCCTCGATTTCTGAAGGACAAAGAAAAACATAAGCTTTAGTCTCGCCTTCTTCAATCTTGTGGGATATATTCATAAAGCCTACCTCATAGATACGGCATTCGTCAGGAACTTCTAACTCTAGGTTAGAAAAGTTCCCATTGTAGTAATATTGCCTATACTTAATCTTCTTCATAAAAATTGATTTTAAAAGTATTTCCAGCTATATAGTATTTGCCTTGATGATAGCAGTTGTCCCACTTATCATGTACTTCTAACTCTAGAGACTTTGGAAGATACAGTTCGTGTGATTGCCCGAATCTATTTGAGCTGTTGCCAACTATATTAGCGATAACTAAAATAATTATATCTTCAGCGCTCATTCTTTAATCGCCTCCATTCTTCCAAAAATCCTTTTGGGTAACGCCAGTCTGATTCGCAAGTATATACTCTAGAGAACTTGATATGCTTGCGAAGTGTACCACACAATGTGTCGTTAACTTCATCAAACAACTCATCTTCATCCTCACAATATAGATAGTCACTAGGCTGCAGTTCGAATACCCCTTCACTAAGACCAGATGTAACAAGCGACACATCAAATTTGTACTTACTCATAATCGCGAATACATTTTAGTACAGGTTGCAATGGAGTACCTTCATCAGACAGATAGAAATACTTAACAGTAGCCATCTTTCCTATCAGCTCCTTAAGTCTTTCCCTATATTGTTGTTTAAGTTCTCTAGAACCCATTGGTTTAGCTTTAAATTCTATACCATCTTCTGTTATTAGCGTAAAACACATATCTTCTTCCCGAAGACCTTCTGATAAACCAGTAATTTCAAACTCTGCATCCTTGTAGAATTTAAATTTAAGCATATCATTAGTACGTTTTCCGAAGCCATACTCTTTATCAGGATTTCTACATACTACTCCTTCCCAACCTTCTGATACATACTGGTCGTGGAGTTTCATTATATTCTCATATCCAGAAACCTTCTCCTGTGGAACTAATTGCATTTGAAGTTCTCCTTCTTCCCATTCTCTATTTGGGTCAAATCCAAGATTAAGTTCCTTTTGCAACTGCTTAAGAATCTCTAATCTATCTGAGAACTTCATTCCAGGAATCATGATGTCGTAAACATAATATTCAAGCCAGTCGCAGTCAACTGCGTTCTTCTCAAGACGAGCTGCTCCACTGATTTGTTGGAGGCTTTTACCATGTTTATACAACTCTCCATCAAGTATGTAAGCGGGATGAGATTCGAAGAACTTAAGCAATTTCTCATTTCTTCTGATATGACCTGTTGAATAGTCATAATTTCCCCCTCCCCTAGAAGCAGATAAAATCTCACCATCCTTGTAGTAGAAGGAACACCTAACTCCATCAATTTTTCGGCTAGCATACCAATACTTGACCTTATTGATTGAGGATTCTTTAACCTTATCTGCAGATTTTGCAAGCATATGCTTTGCAAATCCATTCTGGTCCGTCTTGATGTCTCCATAAAACTCCTCCAATTGCGTTTCACTGTAGGTTTCCGGATCATTTTCCATTTCCTTGTAACCTTTATCTAAATATTTCTTAAGCTCAGACTTAAACTGTAACTCAAGCTGCTCTCTATGCGTTCTACCAGCCTTACCCTTAGTAATAACGATTTCTGGCTGTTCTGTCATCTTTCCATGTAGCTGTCCAGTAACTCTATTTATTACAAATCCAGCTTTTTCTTCATCCCACTCTTCAGTAGTAGATAGGTATACAACTCTAAATTTACCAGTAGAGGCTTTGCTTAACAAATATTTAATCATGAATAGTTACCTTATAATCATCATAGTCTAATACATCATCTAGTCCACTGTAGTCATATTCATTCTCGATTAAGGTTTTCAAAAGCTCTTCATCGCTAACGAACTCTTCCTCTATATATTTCTTTAGCCATTCTTCCTGTAAATCTTCTCCTAATACAATATTTTTGTGTACTGTAATAGTGACTACTTTCTTTTTAAGTTCTTCTAGTGTCATTTCTGATAGTCCTTAACTAAGTTCCACAAATCATCTATAGTATCAGTAGGAATTATATTTCCGTCTTCATCATAAGCTTCATTAGGAAGACTATTTTTGAATAGTCCAGGCTTCTCAAACAACCACCAATTAACCCAGTCCACTCCTTCATCAGAGAACAATTCCGGAAGTACTGTATTTAAGAATCCCCAACCTAGTTCGGATATAGGAAGTTCAAACAAATCAATTCCAAAATCAGACCATCTATCCAATTCCTTAGAATAGTTCTGAGCATTTTCAATAAGCTTTACAAATCCTTCTTTAGTCATAGTAGTAATTATTTTAATATTCTTTTTGTAATATCTGTCTTCCAACCGCAATCGCACTCCTCGGCTGCTATCTTAAATGATTCCTCTAGGTCTCCACTTTCCATATACTCTGCAATTAATATATCAGTGTCTACATCGTATTTATCAACAATTCTTTCAGTGACTATTTTAACTGCAACACCTTCGAGTTCGTCATAGATAACATCTTCCAACTTACTCATTAATTCATCCCATTCATCACTTAGTTTAGCTGTGGTAGACTTGCTGTCTTCTTCTCTCATAGCTTCTTCGAGTTCTAATATTTTAGACCTCAATTCCTCTTTAGTCATGGTACTTTTAATACATTTTTAACAACAATTTCCTTTTTCATCTTACCAAATTGCTTCTCGATTTCTTCTGGAATATTTACTCGTATATCCATTAGGGAAGTTAGATACTTGACTTTGTCTCTTATATCATCAATAAAGTGATAATTAGTTTTGATTTGATTACTAATGTCCTCAACTCTCCGCATGAGACAAAGTATTAGGGCTAAGTTACATAATCCCAATACCATTAATACCCATATCATACTCCAGTATGTCCAAATCCTCCTTCTCCTCGTTCAGTAGAAGGTAATTCTTCGACAACTTCCCATTCTATAGTTTCATGCTTAGCAATAACTATTTGGGCAATTCTTTCTCCATCAGTAATTCTAACTGGGACATTAGAAGTGTTCACTAATACAACTCCAATCTCTCCTCTGTAGTCGGCGTCAATGGTTCCAGGTGAATTAAGGACAGTAAGTCCCAATTTTAATGCAAGACCGCTTCGTGGTCGAACTTGCGCCTCGTAACCCTTAGGTAAAGCTATAAACAATCCAGTCGGAATCAAACATCTACCTCCGGGCTTTATTTCAATAGTAGAAGCAACGGGAATACTAGGAACTCTTCTATCAGTAAGATTTCCTTCCTTGTCTACCACAAATGGACCATTTGGATCTTCAATTTTACTAATAGCTACAACATCAGCATCGAAAAAGAATTTCTCAGGCTTATTGTCTACTAACTTAATTCTACTAAAGTCTCCTCTAATATCCATACCTGCTGATAAGGGAGTTTCATACTGAGGAAGTTGATGTCTTGATTTATTAATTATGAGTACTTTCATGTAATAAAATAAATTCAGTTAAATAAAATCTTGCATCTATAACACACTTAGGAACTAGTCCTTCTAGGCTTAAATTAGATCTTAGGGCATCTCTTACAACAGTAGCCGATATACCTTCTTCTACCTGTTCTCTTGCCATGAGAGTCATTGATATATAACCCTTCAGCATAAACTTTGGAAACCATGTTGTAATAATTTCGTATCCATCGCTATAGTAGATATTAAAATGGGACTCTTTTATAATACTAACTATGTTAGCATATAAATAGAATCCCCAATCCTGAGAGTTATCAGACTCATCAGTCAAATCATTAAGAGGCTGAATGATACATCTACTAAGTAAACCTTCGTCCTCTAAGGCAGTTTCTAGTAATTTTATCCTAACCTTTATAGGAATAGGATTACGCTTGTTTACTTTATCAGCACTACCAACTAACAAAAGAACCTTATCGTTCTCTGAACAAGCTTTTTTAATTAAAGCTAGGTGCCCATTGTGAATGGGCTGAAACCTAGCTAAAATAACTCCATATTTCATTTCTGATCTTTTGGTTTTATCTCTGTTGTTTTAATTATTTCCCTAAAGTCGAGCAATTTCCAGTTCTGCCTCTTATACTTCTTATGGTCTTGTGAAAAATCTTTTAAATCAGATTTGGTACAGAACAAAGCAAAGGCATAATCAACAATAATCTCAGAAATCTTTTCATAATTCTGTTCCTTGTTTGTAGTCAGGTTGAGAATTACATCATCAATCTCTAAGTCTGGACAATTATACTTAGCTGGAATATAATTTTTGTCGTTGTAATATACACAAACGATGTTAGTAAATTTTCTTATCATACACTTAATTCGTAGAGTCTTATTGGAGTAAATTCAAATATAAACCACTCTCTATCTGCATCCTGGAACATACTAGAGTCCCAATCTATCATGGTAATTCTCTGTATTATCTTAGTCGGCTCACTATCAATAATTAGAGGAAGCCCAACCTTAAACGCTCCAGTTATCCCTTCGTACACTTTACCAGCGCCTGACCTATGACTAACTTTAATCATTCCGTGCTTGGAGTGCAAGAGATTTTCTTCTTCTTCAGTAAAGTCCTTGAAGATATTCTCTTCAAGTCCTTTTATCAGAAGTTTCTTCCTTTCAATAATATCTTTAACCTTCAATTCTACCATACACTACAGGATTATTTAATGCTTTCATTATCTCTTCTATGGTACAAGTATTAGCTTCACTGTAGAATGCCATTACTGGAGCTGCATCATTATCAATTAATACAGCAAATGGAGTATGTCTAGCGCTAAAACCTCCCTTAAGCTTGAAGGCGTTTTTACGTTCCTTAAACAAGCCTTCATGGTAAGTTTGTAATTCTACTAAAGGATATTTAGAAAGAACCTTTTTTAATTCGTCAACCAGATGTTGACTGTTATCATCATATGCAACCTTAAGAATCATTTCCAAAAACGTGATGTTATGTCTTTAACTATGGGTTTTCCACAGCTATTATCTATATGAAGCATAACTTGATTAGTTGTCTTACTATTTAAAGGCCCGTTTTCTTCAATATATGGACCTAGCTTGATATAATCGAAATGCTTCATATTCACGTGCTCTGATAGTTCTTGTCTACCTGAGTACCATGCCACTTTTAAATTCGGATAATAATCTTTAACAAAACTAGCTAACACATTTACTAAGTGAGGGTCAGAATCCCCTCCCATAAATGCTATACACGAAATACCATCTGTAATTAGTTCGTCTAGATGAATAATGTAATCATCAGAGAACCCCTGCGGATATTCAATTAATGGTTTACCTATATCTTCGGCTAGGTATTGACTATGACATCCTTTACAATGACAAGGACAGTTAGATATATTTATAGCTAATGTAATCTCATCCGGAATTTCCTGAAAGACTACTCTGGCATCAACATATTTAAGCATACTCCTCAATCTTTTTAGTTTCTGTATCTAATATAAAAGGTCTTCTTACGTCTAAGCAAGCAAACTTGTCAGTAATAATGGGTTCTGATTCCAATTGAGTATGCCCAAATATTTGATAATATGTAGACTCTCTATCTCCTTCTCTGACATCGCTCCATACCATACTGCCTGTATTAGACCACCCTCCTCTCATACGAGATACTTCCCATAGGAAGCCAACTAGAAAGTCCTCAGGCTTAGTAATTAGGTCAGTAATAGTAAAATCCATACTCTTTAACCAATCATTAGTAACTCCAGCATGAGTATATAGAATACCTTCCGAGAAGTATTTGAGTTGGAATAGAGACTTGAAATTCTCAAACATTTCCTTAATTAGCTCTGCATTAGCGTAATCATACCTAGAAGCACTTCCGAAATCATAGCAATAAGCACAGTCGTGATTTCCAAGGAGTAGTATTACCTTATCGGGATTATCAACTTTGAATTGGATAATCTCTTTAAACTCCTCTATCGCATTCTCTCTAGTAATACCTTCATAACCATATGGGTCGAGGTAGTCCCCTAAAAAGACTACCTTATCCACACTATTAATCTTCTCTTTTGCTTTTCTCCAGAATGGTCTACCGTGAACATCTGGAATAATTAAAACTTTACTCATTTTTAATTTACTTCTTTAGAATATGTTCTTTTCTCAGCTTCTATTCTTCTATCTTTACCAAAAGCAGTGATAGGTCTTAGATAGCCAATAATTCTGGTATATTGAGTAATATGTTCACTCCCACATTTAGGACATACCTTAATGGGAGCTTTCACAATATGTTTACAATCCTCGCACTTACTATTAGGAATATTGAACGTGAAGTAATTAGTTCCTTGCTGAATAGCAAAGTCTATAAGCTTCAAGTATTGCTCCTTAGATAGATGTTCCTCCAAGTTAATGTGGGCTGCACTACCTCCATCTGTATACTGATAAGTCTGCCTTCCATGAAGTATAAACTTATCTAATACAGATGTGTCATCATGGGCATTATAGAAATAACTATTGTATAGATTCCTATCTTCAGGAACCCAATAGCCATCTGCTTTATCCCATTTATAATTCTTACCACCAAGTCCCTCTGCTGGAACAACTTCAGAATTAAATAGGAAAGGTCTTTTCTTATCGTAGATGGAATGAATCTTATTCTGCTCCTTAATAGTTCCGAGGATTAGTTGCAAGAACTCGAAATACTCTGGATTATTAGATACTTTCAGTCCTAGGAACTCAGCAGCTTCATTCAGACCATTTAGCCCAATAGTACTATATAGGTCTTTGATGTTTATATAACCTCCATTTGAAGAAGCAAACATCTTCTTATCCTCCCACTCATAGAGCATGGTCTTATAGGTAATGTGATACTTGTATACTCTCTCTAGAATATCTATTAGATATTTTTTGAGTAGGGCAACATTATCTTTACAATGCAAGAGATTTTTGTCTCCATCTTCACTCCACCAAGTAGTTTCTTGTCTAGCCCAATCTTGGACAATTCTGTTAATATTCAGAGTAATAACATTACAAGAACCTGTCTTTACACCAGTCATACCAGAGGTAGGACTAAATGTATTTTCAGCTAATTCATTACGAAGACGACAACAAGATGCAAGACTATCTGCACTGTCTGAGATATAGGTAAAGAAACTATGACCTTGAGAATACATTTCTGCACATAAGTCTTTATAGTTCTTATCTATAATGTCTTTACCGTCATGCACCATAGCAAAGGTTTCTACTGGAAATGTCAGAACTTGTTTCAAGCGAAGTTTATTAAACCAAGACATGAACAATCTCTGTAAAGTATCAATTGCTACCCATTCTGGCTTAGTTCCGTCTGGATAGTAAAATTCTCCAAATAGAGATTCAAAATAGGTCTTATCGTAGTACGAAACATTAGTAAAGGGAGATTGATAACTTCTGTTTCCAGCAGGTTGATTAATTCCCCAAACAAACTGTTTAAAAGCTTTAAGGATAGAGTCTTCGATAGTTCTCTTAATAAGAGAATGTTCCGAAGTACATATACAGTCGAGCTTCTCGTACCACTTTTCTCCGTATTCAGCAATAATATAATAGTTAAGTGCAATAAAATAGCTACCTACAGCAACTGCTCCTTTACATTGAGAGGACAATAGAAATACTAAGTTAGTAACTTGTCCACTGAATGACTGCAAATCATTAGGAGGGCCAGGAGTAACTCCATCAATATTACCTACTCCCTCTAACATTAGGGGGTATAACGAGACTGCCATACAATACTGTTTAAGTACTGACGTAGAAGCCTCATCGTGGGTATAAATAATATGACTGTCTAGGTCTTTAGAATATTGAGAAGAGAGTTCGGGATAAAGAAGCTTTAATTTCTTCTTCATACGATAGCGCTGAATTTCTCTGTTCTCGCGCTTTCTATCTTCACTCTCTAATGTAGCAACGTTCTTAGATACAACATTAGCATTTCCATCTGTTTCAGATGAAGTAGCTGCATTTTCGGAACTATTAATATAGTTATCTTGATAACTAATCTTAGCTATGATTTCTCTAAGTCTAGATTGTTCACTTCTATACTGAGAATATGCTGAGGCTACATCATCGTAACCATAGTCCCTCAAGGTTTCTATTACTACGTCCTGAATCTCTTCTATAGTAATGCCGTCCCATAAATGCATATCAGCCACCATAGCTGTAATGACTTCTTTATTTTCTTCAGGACAGCAAGCATTAAATGCTTTAGATATTGCTTCTACTATCTTATTACCGTCAAATTCCTGTAAACTTCCGTCTCTCTTTACTACTTGCATATTAAATACCCATTACGTCCTTAATTAACAATGTCTTCTCGAATTTATTTACTAAGTCTCTCTTATCCTGAGTAATCAAGTCAGTAAATGCGTTATACACGGTAAATCCATCTACAACATTGTCTGTTGTATAATACTTAGATTTTTCATCATAAAACAAATCTTTATAAACATCAATCGGAGCAGATTCAGCTAATTTTACAGAACCAAATCCCATGTTGATTTTAGAATTGATGCAGTTGTCAACCCAGTGACCTAGGTCAGCATATATATCATCTTTCTTATACTCCATCTCTGAAAGTTTCTTAAGCATTAAGTTGGTTTCATCTGTCATCGACATAGCATTTCTTAAGAAGCTATAGTTAATAGCAGATTCTGGCTCTAGCTCAGAAACATTTAACATTTCTGGATTAAATACACACAAGTTTAGACAAGCCATATTTAAAGCTCCTACATAGAACTTAACTAATGGTTTACGAGTATCAAGGGCATAAATCATACTAATTACTCTTTTATGATTATCCCAAGCATATTCATCCGGCAAAACACCTTGAATCCAAACTCTATTGTATATTACATCATCAAAATTAATCTCCCCATCTTTAGTAAGCGATATTTGGTCAGCAGGCTTAGCATTAATGATAAAATTATCAGTCATTTTAGATACTCTGTCTATAAACGGAGTTACATAGGCTTCAGTAGTAAAATACTCTTTATCCTTAATTCTAGTTGCTTTCCCTTGCATCAATTGTTCAATCGTCAATTCCATATTTAAACATTATTATAGTAAATCTCCTTTAATAGGAGGTCTAATCTAAAGTGTTCATCCAATGCTTTAACCCTATGCCTTAGAGAATACATAGCTAATTCTGCAAAACTCTCTAATTCTGGTTCTTTGTATGCTTTGGAAGGTGAAACTCGAAAATATTTGCGCCATAAAGGTTCAAATTTTTCCATTAGAGTATCTATTTCCTTTCTCGGAATGTAGCAAAAATACCTTGCCGAATCGAGAAATACTCCATTGAAATTATCTACTCCTAAATGAGTACTAGTATCATAATACACGTTTCCTAAATACATCATAGCCTGTAATAAAGACCTATGTACGAAAACAGAGTTAATACCTATATCTCTTTTAGTTTCTTGAAGAATCCAGAACTTGACATTCCGGTTTTCATCATAGAACCTAACTATTCCATCTGTAGGTTTTCCCGCGATGGATTCTTTTCTTCCGATTATTAGAGGATTAACTAAGCTAAAATAGTTATAGAAATGATTTTCTATTACATCTTCAAGCACACAACCTCTGTTTGTATAGAAATTAATTCTAATCTGAAGTCCTGTTATAGGAGTAAATTCCATTTAATTGTTAATTAGTTGTTACACTTCCATAATTAAATTACGTTTAATATCTATTAAATATTGCTTATCTCAAAATAAAAAAGGAAGGCCACCCTTAGGCAGTCTTCCTTTTAAACGTATATCTTTCAAGAAATTAGGCTTCGATACCGAAAGCTAACCAAGTACCATTCTTGGTATTCTTAGAAGGAGTATATTGTGCAGTTGCTACTACTGCCTGTCCTTCAACAACATCCTTAGTTTTCACCAACTCAGCATTTCCTTTATACTTACCGCTCTTATACAATTCTTTGATTGCGTTCTTAGCGTCAGCTTTGTTAGTATCAACTTGGCAAACAACAGTCTTAGTTTCTTTGTCAATCCACTTGTAGAAAGTCTTAAACTTACGCTTTCCATCACCTTTAACATCGTCAATCTTGTACGGACGCTCACGAGTGTCTGCAACAGACGATTCGATAGTAATCAGATAACCAGCACCGGGGCAGTTCTTGCCTTTCTTAGCGAGATATTCAAGCATAAACTCTTTTACATCACGCTCAGTAATACCCTTAGTCTGTTTAGCTTTCCAATTTTTGTAAGCCTGAGTTGCATCACCATTTACATGGAATAATGTACTTTCAACTTGTGCGATTGCTGCTTCTTTGCTTTCTGCTACTACTTCTACTTTCTTAAAATTCAAAATCGTTGTACTCATAATAAATAAAATTTTTAAACATAAATCATTAACATATAATCTGAAATTATTTTTCCGTATCTAATCAGTATTGTTTCCCTTACTGATGTAATCAATTATACTACATCATACATAGAAACCCTAATCTTCAAATGTTAATTTTATGTTAAAGGACGTTAAAATCCTCTTAACTAAAAATCTCTTAAAATGGTACATAATTGTCGAGCAAAATCTGGAGCTGTTTGGGCATATCTTTCGGCTTAATACCAAAGTCAAGAAAAGTGGTACACCCATACATTAAATCCTCACAGATAGCCCCTAAAGACTTCAGAAAGGTATTTTTTTCTCCCTCCCTAAAATCTTTTCCGACTTTCAATAAAACATCATAACACGTTACCTTTTGACCTTTTTTCTTTAACTCATTAGTTATATAACAAGTAAGAGCAATACAGGCTAGTTTATCACCCATATTGCTCCCTAGGTAGTTTAAGGTAAAGTATTTTGAGTAAATTGATGACAATTGTTCAAAGCTGATATTTTGAAGGTCGTTCATCAAGAGAATAGTCTCTATAACCTATCTGATAGGCTACATACTTCAAAAGAGTCTTGAACTCATGAAATCCTTGTCGCAATTCCAAATAAGTAACTGGCCTAACCTTACTATAAAAGTTCGGAATGGTAGAAACTACTAAGTAATTAGCTTGCAATTTTGGATTCTCCAAGTTATAGAACTTTTCAGCACACAACTTCAGAAGGTATAAATACATAGCAAACTCCCTACTATAGTGATACTTATTGATATTGGTATCAATTTCACTAACGATTTTTCCAATCGTCTTAATATCATTCACTACAATAGTGTTAGTTTCTGTATCTATTGTATAATTATCTAGTTTGGACTTCAGGTGTAAGATAAACTTTTTTCCATTAGGGCAGGTCGCCTCCACGTCCAATAAAATAGCTTGCTCATTTTCAGAAATAGGTGTTTTAGTTATCCCTTCAGGATGTAAAAGTTTCTGCACTTGCTTATTGCTATTTAATGCTGATACACAAGACTTTACGATTTCTAGTGATTTGTTGTCAAGATATATAATTTCCTTATCTTGTGTTAAATCAAATTCTTTTAGCTGTCTATTCTTCCAATAGTTAGTAGAAGCTTCAATCACAGATTTAGCTAGTTCCTTGGTAAGCTTTCCCTTATAATATTCGACCTTGTCTGATGCTTTCTTTACATCGTCAAATGTCACTTCTCCTTTTAGAAAAACGGGATAGAGTTCATTAGCCATTGCTCCTAACTTTGCAGTAGGTTTACCAATGTCTTCTGACAGTTCAAAACTATCTGGCTGTAGCACCAATTCGTGTACAGCACTTCCAAGTTCCAGAGCAGAAGAGAAAGTATTTTTAAACCCAGTAAAGAATTTATCTGGATTACCATCCTGCCGAGGATTAATTAATCCTAAACGGGAATTACTAACGTATCCACTGTACTGTTCAGAAAAATATACCTTATCACTTATCTTCTCCAATCTTAGTGTGTCTAGCAGCGGCCTAAGCTTGATATCTTTTAATTCCATCCTAAAGTTGCTAATTCTAATTCATATGCAAATCTAATTTCGTCAATATCTAAACTATAAATGCGGAATAAAGGATCTCCATTCTGGTTATGTGGCCTATCTATTAGCAATGCTGGAAGTCCAGAGTTTATTGCCATAGTCACATTACTAATACTGTCGTCGATTAATACATCGCATTTGCCTTTTATCAAGTCAGCCTTGTTTCCGTGCTGATAATACATTTGATAAATAGGTCTTATGGGTAAATTGTATTTAGCTAGACAATTTCGAGTATAAGTTTTACTGTTAATTCTTTTAGTCGCATAAATATGCGGCTCGAAATTCGGCTTTTCTAGCAAGGGTAAATTTTCCCAAAACTCCTTGTTGTAGCAAAGACTTACTACGTTTCGTGTAATTACGTGCTCGACTAAATCTGATTCTCTAGGGAATAGTGTTTTATATGCTCCCCAGAAATCGAAGATTGTGTCATCCAAGTCTAACGCTATCCTTAATGGATTACATAAATTCATTTATCTCAGATACTTCTCCTAAATATATCCCATGTTTATCGGCAAGTTCTTCGCAGAAATCATCATAATCCAGAAGATCATCTAAATCGTCGTACTTATTTATATACATACTCTTTATTTTTTCTTCACAATCCTCGTAGCTTCTAGCTACCACTTTACCAATTCTACAGACTTCATCTGTATGCCATGGAAATAAATATGTGTTCATAACTCGATTACTTCAATAACATTTAATCGCTTCTTAATTAAAAGTTCAAGGTCTTCTCTATCCACGTAGACAAAGTGACTCTTTTTCAAATCAGATAATGTAGAGTCAAATTCTAGAGAAAATGCTTCCTCAGTTCTCCAATTCTTCTTAGCTGTCCTCAAATAGAGGGCATACTCGTCATCAAAGTCATTAACTACACAGTTCTTAATCGTAGGAATTGGACCTTTAACTATTAACTTTTTCATTTCTTAAGCAATTCATAAAAATATTCTATAGGTATTACAGCTACTTGACCCACGCTAGGTGCCCCGTTCTTTCCTGCCTTCTTCCAACATATACAGAACGGTTTAGATTTATCACTACAAGCGTCCCTAATGTCAAAATAGTTTGGCATATTTTGGGTAAACTTGGCTTGGATATTAACTGGAAGTTCATTGTTCATATCAACAATATCTATTTTGTCAGCATCAGCCAGTTTGTTCTGGCTTCTACTAGATACACATCCTTCATATCCAACATCTCTCAATTTATGAATTATTTCTAACTCATATTGAGAACCTTTTTGTTTACTTTTCTTCGCTTGCTTACTTCTTCTAACTGCAGGATCTGCCCATTCAAAGGTAATTCCATCTTTCGATTTAGCTCCAGAGCCAGGTTTATTAGCCCTAGCTTTAATAGAGTTTATCTCTAAGCCAGTTACTTCTGAGGCTTCTTCTATAGTTTCGAAGGTTTTCTTTTCTCCATTTTTAAATGTAGCTGTAACACTTGTATTAGTCTACTTTTTCATTCCGTTTATTCTATTTATTTTTTCATTAACTTTACATCTCTAGGGTTTCTCTAGTCAATAACGAGTTGCTCATTTATAAAGTCCAATAAGTCTTGTGTATTTACACACGCTCCGGCTGGAAGCTCACACCTATATACTGTCTGTCTAGGAAATTTGGATATTAGTGCTTCTTCGTCTCCAGAAATAAAGTTTTCTCCAGTATCATTAATTACTACGTAAAATACCATTTCTTTTAAATTTGTCAATAGTTAACTTAATCAACTCCTGAGTAGCTTTTCTTCCATAGTCCCTATAGTAATCACTTATATCCTTAGCTCCTGTGTTTCTGGGAATCATTGATACGATTAATTCTGGATGTTGTTTCCTAATCTTATTAGTAAAACGAACTCCAGTTAGGTCATTATCATATAGCAACACAATGTATTTGAATCTCTGCTTTAATTCTTCTAAAACTTTGTCAGAAACAAACTGAGTCTCAGAGTTGGGAGCTATAGCTGGTATTCCTAAAGAATATAAACACATTACATCTTTCATAGACTTAGTTATTACTACCAGTTTTCCAGTCTTAGCTAATTGTTTATAGCCTTGAATAGTCTTAGTAGAAACATTACCTATGAATCTAAACTCCTTTCGTTTTGGCATATAAATACGCCATTGCTCGATGTTCTCTTTCTTCCCAAAATAATATCCATAGATAGGACTATGTTGGGCAGACTGTGCATATATATTTCCATTTAAGAATACAGTACTACAACTGTATACCTTAAACCTATGTAGAATATCTTTAGTAATACCAAAGCTTCCCCACCACTTCAACTCAGGTTCTGAGAACTCCTTAGCTTCTATTTGGATGAAGGTTTGTTTTTCTTCCTCAAATTTCGGCTGGATTTTTACTGCAATCTTCTTTACAGGAGAATCCTTAGTATATCCAAAGTCCTTAGCTATAATCTTTAAAGCAGTGTGATAGTTACAATTATACTTTTCCATAACTACCCCTTCGAATGTCAAACATTTTCCGGAAGCAAAGTCCTTAAAATATAAGTTTCCAGATTTTCCTCTAAAAAAGCTGCAGGTGACATGACTGTCACTACGCAAAGGAGACTTGAACAGTCCTTTCTTAACTGGAATACCCAGATAATAAGTCATGTAAGTCTCCTCATTGTTCTTAGATAGAAGAAATTCCTTAGTAATTTTGGGTTCAAAAGTATAATCAAACATAGTCACTAAGGAATTTATGAATTACTCTACTAACAAATCATTATAGCAAGTTGTCAAGATCGAAGTCATTTCCTGGTGCAGCATCTACACCGGCAACATCTGCAATCGGGTCTTCTGACTTCATTTCGGTAGGCTTAGCTTTCAGATACTTCTGACGTTCTCCCTCCTCATAGTCAGAGAAGAACAGCTTGTCACCAATATAGTTATCAGAGATGAACGACTCACCTTGTTTGTTAATACCTACGATACGAGGTATATCAGCAACTACTTTACCATCACGGTTTCTACCAATCAACTTCAACTTAGTCTCTGTACCTTTAACTTTTTCAGTTATAGTAATCAGAGCCTTAGCTACATCATCGAAGCTCTTAAATTTAGAGCTAGCTGCTTGCATCTTTTCAAATCCTGCAGGATTGAGAACCTGTGCAGTCTGCTTAACTACAGCCATCAAAGTCTCGAAGTTGGAAGGCATGATAACCTTTCCACCATTCTTACTATCAAACTCACGTCTCTCATCATCGCCAGCTTTAGGGAAGAATTGGGTTACAGAGAAGTAACCCTCTTCGTTCTCAAAGTTGATTGCTAGAACTTTATAATGAGCCGTTGGATCCTTTTTACCATCAAATTCTTTGATTTCACATCCCATGAATTTTACATCATGGATGTTCCAAGGAGTTAAAGGACGACGTGTGTTTCTTACTGCTGAGTCTGCTGATATACCAAAATTAAATGCCATAATTAATTCAAATTAAAATCAAATTTTTCTAAGTCTTTGTCATCTTCGTCTATGTTTATATTATCTAATGATTCTATATCGAGTTCATTCTCAATATCAATTATCTCATCAGGTACAGAGTTTTCTTCCTGTATCTTATCTCCTACTAGATAATAAATTCCTTTATCCTCTGTAGGCTCTAGTTTAAAGGTAGTACCATAAGCTGAGAGCTTTTCATTAGCTGCACCTCTATAACTTACAGTATTACTCTTCGTTAACTTGTTTCCACTTTTAGTTCCGAAAGCGGCATCGGTTCCAATAATAGGAACTGCCTTCTTATCCTTTTTCTTATACTTGATGTCTACACGACAATCTGCACAGACTTGTAACAAGTCTACTGCCCCTTGGGTCAAAATCAACTTGTTAGAATCAAGCGTAATAATAGGTTCAGGATTTTCATCTACCTTAGCAGATGAAGATTTACTACTTGCAGCTTTCTTAGTAGCTACGGTGTCAACATGGATTTCTTCTTTACCAATATAGGTGATTTCACCCGTTTGCTCATTCACATCATAGTGAAACAGTATGTCTAATTTCATTATTCCCCTTCGTTATAAGCGTCAATAACTTTAATAATCTCATCCAAATCATTATCAATTTCTAAGTCTTCAAACATTCCCAAAGAAGTCTTTGCTACACAGCTACCATCATTGTTAGTGATAAGCTTATACTCCATTCTACCGGAGTCTCCTTCGTTTACTTTAGTAAAGAAGATATATGTAAACAAACCTTCCAAGGTTACTTTTTCAGACAGCAACTTACCAACAGTCTTGATAACATACTTAGGATTAACGTTGTCTCCAACATTTTCTGAGTGAGTCAAGAAGATCATTTTGCAATCCTCTCTCATCTTTTCTGAATATCTCAGAATTTCCATAGCGTGTTGAGCTAATTCACTAAACTTAGTATAACCAACTTCAGTTGCTCTATCAACGAACTCATAAGAGAGAACATATTGGAAGTCATCAATGATTACCTGCTTGATGTGTGGCATCATCTTATCAATAATTTGAAGAATTTTCAGTATTTGGTCCCACTTTGAACTTACATAGTAGTTACCACTCACGTTCTTTCCTTCGATTTTGATGGGAATATACTTCTTCTTCCATGCACGGAAGGGAAGGGGTTTACCCGTAGTACTTATAATAAAAGTAGTTTCGGGATTAAGATTTCTTAAACTTGTACTTTTTCCAGTACCTGATTCACCTACGATAGCAATTGTTTCAGCAGCCATTATTCTAATGCAAAATTAAAATTCGAATTTGAATTATCTAATTCTGTAATATCATCTAGCTCCTGTTCTACAATAGAACTATTATCTTCTAATATATAGTTTGGACTTGTATATCTCTCATAATCATAAATTTCATCGGGCTTCGGCAGCTCGTAGAACATATTAATCCATCCAAAGAAGTTTACTCCAACCTCAACATCGCAATCCCCATATCGGTTCTTAAGTACCATAATACTCCTATAATAAGAGCCTAGATACTCAATATTGTAATGTTTATAAGTCTTCAATCCATCTCTGTGAGGATTATACAATGCAATCATGATATTACAATCTTGCACAGTATTACCTGAATCCTTAGCATCGTGAATAGTAAATGCACTTTTGCCTTGTTTAAACCTCTCAATATTTCCTTGCTCTCTATTAGCTTGCTGTATTACTACAGGACTAATAAAACACTTATCTCTAAGAAAAAGAAGATAGCTAGACAACAAATCAATATCAGGCTTTGTACCAACAAGACCAATATGGTCTACAACTACATTATAAATAAGATTAGGATTATTTGGAGTATAGACGAGGCGGGTTTCACTTTCAGAAAAGGTTCCCATTTCCTCCAACCTAGTTTTCAAGATGGCATATACCTTCTTCGGAGTTACCTTCTTGTCATAGATTTCTAACTTCTTACTAATCTTATCTATCCAAGGCATACATTGCTTAACTAAGTCATAATGCTCATCAGATAAAATATATTCTTTTTCTCTTGACAATATCTTCTTAAAAGATAGTTGGATTCCATAGGTCTCAAATATATATATGGATAACAGCTTAATATACAAAGCTACTTCTCCCATTTCAAGACTGAAATACAATACCTTAAAATCATCATCATCAAGATGTTCCATTAGTGGTCGATATACATAAGCATATAAGGCAAACGAAGTCTTACCTGCACCAGAGTTTGATAGAATTAAAGTATAGGTTTCCCTAGTAACTCCATCAATAATACTCTCTAGCTTAGGAAGTTTCATAGAAATACCATGATTTAGTCCCTGTCTACCTCTATCAATTTCATTGAGAAGTTTATCAGAAATCATAGTAATCTCATAGAATCATAATTAACTCCGCCTTCATTCTTTAATGCCTCTAGTTCTTCCCACTTATGGTCTATTACAAAATTAGCTATTGTGGTACACAATATATTGTGTTCATTAGCCCACTTAACTAACTCTATAATATGGTTATGAGTTTCTGGCTTCCATCTGATAGTTTTACCATAAAACCTATAGAAGTCTTCAATTGTATCAAATTTCTTAGATACGCTTTTCAGACCCACTTGTGTATTATTAACTATTCCAAATAATGGATAAGTATCCCACAATTCCTTACCTAAGTCGAATGAACACTTATAAAAGTCTTTCACAACTAACTTATTTAGAGGAACATCTAGTGGGTTAAATACAGACCCTTTCTCAGGAATCTTATAGGATTTATGAATAACTCCAGCATCGCGAAGTCCAGTTAATAGTTCTATTGTAAAACCACGAGCGCATACTCTAGAAGAGAAATACTCGTGGACAATTTCGGGTTCATCACCCTCTTGGGCGATAAGAAGAATTTCTAACAACAACAGCTCACTTGGGTTTATGCTATATTTTTCACAAAACAAAAGTTGCTGTTTCAGTTCAAGATTTTTCACGTGTACAAATTAATAGATTTTCTACTAATCTATACACCAAGTCTAGTTTACTTGTTAAAGCGTTAAAACTTGGTTACGTGATAAACTTTAGTCCTCAACTTTTTCGCTGGCAGTTTCAAGAAGTACTGCATAGTCCTTCTTTAATTCCTTCAATTCAGCAGTAAGCTTACTAACTTTAGTTTCCAATGCTTTGCACTTCTTAGTCAAAGCAGACTTCATCTCATTAAACTCTTTTTTAGTGTAATAAGTTTCCATAATTAAAAACGATAGGTAAAATTCTGCAATTTTTTCTTGTAAGGTTCCCAAGGCTCTCCATTAAGTAACTTTCGTAAGTTATCTACATCAATAGTAACATACTCGCTCTTTTGATGAGACTTCTTAAACCATTCTTGTTCAACGGTATCTTCTAGCACTAATGTGAATATTTCAGAGTATTTAGAACCTTCTTTTCTAATGACCCTACCAGCGGCTTGAGTGCTTTTTGTGCTACTAGAGTCAACTCCAAGCATTATCCCGACCGATAGACCGGGACAATCAAAACCTTCAATAGCCAATTTACAGCTATTAATTACGCCCTTGTCTAGTAGGGCGAACTCCTCAAGTGTAATTCTGTTTTGTTTTTTACTTTCTTTGCCAGTGTAAACATATCCTACTCCTATCTTCTCTGCCATTGCAGTGTTGGCAGAGAATGTAATAATTTTCTTGTCTGCTCTGTGAGCAATAATCTCCCTAGCCACTTCTAATTTAGCCGGATGATTATGGATAAACTTTTTTCTAGCTTGTAAAGCTCTCATAAAAGCCGTAGAATGAAAGGTAATCTGCTTCAAAGCATTAGACAGCTCAGCTTTATCCGAACTACTACAAATCTGATTTCTGTAATTAAGCCTATTTCTGAGGCCGTCTTTACCAACCATACTCATTGCGAGTCCAAAATCAAAGTTAAAGAATTCAAAATGTCTTATAAATTCCCTATTTTGCTCTCGATAGCTTTCGATGTCTTCTGCTGTGATAATTACTTGATATTCAGTAAAATCAGATACCCAACCATTGGCTTTGGCTACTTCAATAGTTACACTATCAACTACAGGGCAATATTTCTCGACTATAGTATGTCTACCGTCAAGTCTTTCCAGAGTAGCAGTTAGTCCAAGAATTAACTTGTATTTAACCTTACTAAATACAAATTGTAAAGTCTCAGCAGCAGTTCTATGGATTTCATCAATGATTAAAAAGTCACATTCGTATCCATTCTTTGCTGTAGTATTTACAACTTGCACCTCTGTATTTAACCCTAGACCTTCCTTATCTAATATATCTATCCACTGATTCTTTAAAAGTTCCGTGGGGACTACTACCAATGCTCTAATAGTAGGATATTTAGATAGAACAGCCTTTAAACAATTAATAGCACATCGTGTTTTACCAAAGCCTGTACAGGCTTCTATGGTGCCTCTTCCTTTATGTAATAACCAGGCTCTCTTACATTGCTCCTGTCGCTCATCACGAGTAACAGGAGTAAAGAGGTCTTTCATCAATCTATATTCCTAGTGATGTCCCATCCTTTAAGTTCTGCAACTTTCTTGATTTCTTCCATCTTATCCTTCCATTGTTTAGCCTGGTTCTCGCATTGATTTTGGAAGCGATAAAGAACTTTGTTTGATAGCAGTCTGAGCTGATCACTAGTTAAGTTAGCATATTTATCTCGTTTCAATCTACACATAGATCTAAACTCAGCATAACTTAATCCAGTATCACAGATTTTCAGAGCTATAGAAGGATTCAAACGAAGTTCCTTACTTACTACTAACAGTCTGTTAACAGCTTTACCTGTCACTGGGTCTTTACGATACAAGTCTTTCTGCATTTCTTGCTGTGTAAACCACAGTCCCATTTTTACAATGAAGTTAAGCGTCAAGTGAGAGTTGTCAAACAATCCCAAGGAATCTAAACAAGCATCCATAACTAAACTTACTGGTACTTCTCTAAACTCTACAGGGATTCCATTAAGAATCTCTCCAATTGGATAGACCTTAATAGCCTCATTAGTTAACACTTCCTTATTGTTTTTGATAACAGCTTTCAAGTCTTCCAAACAACGTGTGTTTGTGTATTGCTTTTCAGCTCTAAGCCATCTAATAAGAAGCTCTGCACGACATCTTTGTATTTGGTCGGACACAATTCCGAGTAATGTTACACGACCCGGATTCTTGGTATCAGAGTTGTACAACATTTGTTCACAATGATTGTAGAATCGTCTTAGCTGGTCATAACCTGCGTCTACCAATTTAATTTCCTCCTGGACCCCATTTACCTTAGGTCCTTTCCATACATAGCTATTAACGTCGTTTGCTTTATCGCTCAAAGCCTCTCTCAGCTTATATCCTAATACAGTCATAAATTATTCTTTAAAAATACTTCATAGTTTATCTCCTTTTTAATGTTAATCTAATAATATTTGTCCATCTTCAATGATAGGCTTTTCATGAATAAATTTCAAGAAAATTATATTACTATCCTTGTATGGAACAAAATCTTTACCATCGTACCATTTATCGATGCCTTCTTCTACGTATCTTAGTGAAACATAGCCGACATCTCCTAATTTCATAGAACACTGGTTCCAATTCGGGAATCGAACACACATTATATCCTTGTAATCTAGATTATCATATTCTAGCCTTTCAAAGACATAATTAGCGTATCCCATCCCGTCCTCACATTCAGCAACAAATTTGACATGGTAAGTTACTTCTTTGGTTTCCACACTTCAAATGTATTAATATCCTCGAACTTCCTACAACCATAAGAAGCGAAGTCTCCTTGCAGCTTATCCATGTTAGGCAAGCAAGGGTAATTCTTACACCTAGTGCAGCTACGTTCAGGATGTTTGTAGTGAAAACCATCTTTGTCCTTAAACATTACTTCAGTAATAGGCATAATAATATTAATACACATGAACCAGCAGTGCCATATTTAATGACATTCTGCTTCTTTTTTAAAGACTTATTAAGACCTTCAATAGATCTATTTTTATCTTCAATTATGTTTCCATAATACAGTAACTGAACTCTACGAAGAGAATCCGTTTTTTCCCAACTCTTATTTATTAGTTCTAGATTAGTTATTCGCTTATTCAATAACGGAACAGTTTCAGACAACTTCTGATGCTCAGCAAATATCAGATTAGTTGTTTTTAGTTGCTCGCTGGTTATTGTAACGGTCGATGTATTCTGAGAAAAAGCACAAATTGATGCTATCAGAACTAGACATAATAGTAGATACTTTCTCATCATACTCTTTGTCTATATACTTAATTTTCTCCACGATGGAATCGTTAACTATATAGATGCTATCTCTAATTATAGAATCCCTTACTATTTCCTGCACATTAGGTGGAGAAACTGTGGTTTCCTTCTTAGGTATTAGCAAATAAATAATTAACAATCCCATCAAGGCTATTAAGATATAGCAAAACTTAGTCCTGTTCATTCAGATCAACGCCTATTGCCTTGGCTTTAGTTACCAGTTCAGCGCATTTAACTACATCTATACCTTCTTTAGCTAGATTCAAAGCTTGCTTCTCTTTATCAGAGAGATTTTTGATTTCATTTTTGAGGGCTTCTTTTCTTTCAAACCGAGCTTTCATTTGGTTATATCCCTTAATGATACGCTCTGGATTTTCTTTCAAGAAAGTAAGCTCCTGTTCCAAGAATGCTTTTACCAGCACTTTACTTGCTACACCTCCAGATGTAGTATAAATAGCTGGACACTTTGGATCATGAAGAGCCTTATCGTAAGCCTTCTTCTGTCCCTTAGCCAAATCGAAGGTATCACTAGGATTACATACTGCAATACCAACGGTTACTACTCTACAGATTCTAGCATAGTCCGGATCATTTGTGCATATGTATTCATCGGGAGTCACCCAACCTACTGCTAAGACACAATCATCCTCACTTACTTCAGCAGCCTGACTTAAAGCACAAGCTACAATTTTACGTTCTTCACCCTTAAAGTCTACAAATGAGTCTACCATGTACTCAATCACATCCTGTTTCATTTTCTACAATTTTAAAACCGTTATTAATTAAATATTCTTCGGGAGCAAATTGTAATTCAAAGAATCTATGCAGAGAGTATTTCTTCCTCTTACAACATAGTTGACTCTTTTTCAATACAATAGGTTTATTAGAAGAGTAGTATTTTTCTTCCATTAGAGCAGCTCCCCAGCTCCATATTTGATATACTGAACTACAGTAGATAAACTTATCATGCGTATGCACAATCTGTTTATCCTTCTCGTAAGTCCTCCGTGAGGTCGTCATAAAACACCTTTATAGTCTTAAAAATGAATTGATTCTTTTGAGTATTATAACAGTCATTCCAGCTACATTTCTGATAGTGAGATAGTAGTTCGGAAGCTTTTACGCCAGTATACACATTTCTGCAAAAGCTATCGTCATCATCACAATCTGCTGCGTTTATGGTGTACTTTCCAATAGAAATCGCATAATGATAATGACTTCTCGCTACTTCGCTAAACTTTTCTTCTAGTTCATAATCCTCGTAAATAATGACTTTGAACTTGAATTTATCTCTACTTAGTAGCCTAGCTAGACAGTATGCTATATAGCAACACCCTCCACAATTAACGTCATATTCCTCATCTAAGAATCTACAAAGCTTATTCAGCCTCTCCGCTAGAATCTCCTGAATCTCCTGAGACTTCGAGTTTAATTTCCTCCTTTGCCTTTTTAAACTCATCTAAGTACCTACCTAAAGTTATAACTTCATCTTTTCCGAACTTTTTTCTTACTGCATAATGGCGACATCGCTCTATAGCAGCTTCTAGGGGATAGCCGTAGCCCTCCACTTTAAATTCTTTTCTCGGATTTTTCCCACCAATATCATACAACAATTCCAAGTCAAACCTCGGAGAAGATTCACTAATGGGAGTAAGTCTGTAAAAAGGACCTTCAATTACCATTTTATTTTGTTATTTACAAACGTCTATTACAGTTAAGTTCTCGTTGCTGGGACGATAATTAATATCCCTATGAGAATTAGATACAATAACCTGGTCAAAATTATTACACATATTAACCAGGCCTTTATCATTAACTGCATGACATACGATTATGATAAACTTGCTATTTGGATATCTCTCTTTGAGAACCTTAAGCTCTCCTAGGAAAGTTCCTCCAGCATCACACAAGTCATCAATGAACACAAATGTAGAATAGTAGCAATTCTTAGACTCCTCTATTTCAAAGGACTCAATTCTTCCAGTCTCTAGATTTCTTTCCTTTTTGAAGACTAAATAACCATAGTGAGAATAGTTACTTCCATATCTGTCCTTCGCCCCATGGTCTGGGAACACGATATTACTTTGGGCTGGAATCCAAGAGTGGTGTCCAAATTCCCAAGGTAAACATCTGTCACCAAGAAGATGAAAAGTTCTACTAGAATGTGCCTCAAGAACATATATGTTTCTATAGCCTAAGCTATTTAACATATTACATACTACTTTCAAGGAGAATGGACGATTAAAACTCATTACTCTATCCATACGCATAGACATTAAATAAGTAATGTGTAAATCCCATTCTACTTCTTGTCTATCTAAAATATCTCCTACTTGCATTAAGAGGAATAAATCCTCAGTATTAGATATTCTACAAATGACATCAATAGATTCCTTTCTGTTTAATTCCTCAGTAAGGAAAAACTGAGGCTCTCCATCAGGAAATCTAGTAACATCGTACTTAATTTCACTGATTTCCTTGTTGATTAAGTTTAATTTCATCTACTACATATTTTAAGATTTCATAACTTTCTTCTAGACCTGCCCTATCATCTAGGAGGATATTATAATAGGGTTTCTCAGAATTAGGAAATACAGGACTTTCATTTGTATATAGCTCAAAGTCTTCATCCAGACCTAATAATTTAGCAGTTTTCATCTGTTTAATACATAGCTCTTGAAGATTTGTTTCACAGGTAAACAATATCAAATGAAATCCCAATTTATAACACTTATTAAGTAAATTTATGACTTCACTATAATCTCCTCCATTATTATGGTAATCGAAAATAGTATTATCAAAATCGAAAGCGACTATTAGCTTTCCGTATTTATGATACTCTTCTAATAGTCGTTTCTTGCAAGCTTCTTTCCCAAAAGGATGATTAAAGTCCATGGTCAATTCTTTGTCTGATTTCTTCAAGAGAATATTCTTTCTTCAAGATACCATCTTCAAAGACAGTCTCTAAGCATCCCTCTTTTTCCTCCTCGATTGAGACCTGGTCGGTAGCAGTATACTTCCCATCCAGACCTTTATAGACAGCAATCAAACCTTTCAAAGAGTTCTTAGTACCATCATCAGTTTTAGGATGTTTGAAGATTTCTTTCAATTCGCCATTTACTACGCAAGCAGTAGCCTTAATAGCAAACCCAAGACTATCTCTACTTGCATACTGATAGGAATATGAACCTACTCCCAGAACGAGATTACAAGCCGCCATATGAGCGTTTTCTAATCTCAAGTAGATTTGCTTTTGACGTTCTAGAGTAATAGAATCTCCATAAAGCAGACCAACCTTAGTGCTAGGATAACGGTAATCCTTTGAAGTAGTATTCCATCCGAAGATTTTACCAAGCATATAATATGCCCCATAATATTGACCTTCGGACACTTCAACATACTCTGCATCGTCGTTAAACGGAGCATAGCAGCAATAATACTTACCTTCTTTCATTCTGGTATTGAAGTGAGGATTAGTTCTCAACCCGCAGATTATATCTACTGGGTCTCCACTATCAGGACGGATTACTACTCTACCATCACGAGCCATAATGTCTTTCTTCAGCTTGGGCAAGAAATTTTCAATTACATTCCAGAAATCCCAAGTATCAGATACAATAGAAACAAACCCAGAAGGATACAAATCATTAATTAGACGTTTGAAAGTGCCCAGCTCATCTTCCTCCCCTCCAGCACACATTACAGAGTGTTCTGTTGCTGGAACTGTAGCAGCAATCAATTCCTCGTCTGAATTAGCTCCATAATATTCTTCCAAAGCAGCAATAGCTGGAATAGTCTCACTTCCCACAAAAGAAGTCATATGCGCCATACCAGATATAATTGCGGCTTCCATTCCCGCCATACCTCGCATTGAGAAATCATGACAACAAAAACCAAGATTTACATCTGTTGGAAAACCAGTCTTGCAAGCATGACGATGTAGCTCTTTCTTATAAAGCCTAGCTCTAGTAGCAGATGTGCATGGCATCCACAAGGTACAGCTGATAATAGTCTCTAAGTAGTTAGTTAACCAAAAGAACTCGGGTAGGGTATTTGTAATGGTCATCATGGGAACCCGAATAGGGCACACAGAACCTTCAGGAAGAGCCTTTATGCGAATTGGTAGATACCCAAGGTCATATAAAGCTTCAATATGTCTGTACCCAACGGATTCAATACCAACAAAGTTGTTTACTCTACGATAGAACATCTCTACAGCTTCCTTCTTTGGTAGATTAAAGAAGTTTTTCTCAAACTGTTTAATGAGATATTCTTTGATTAGGTATTGAATACCAAATACTACTGAACCTTCGGTTGCTTCTGGGAAGTATTTATTACTTCTAGGAGTCCAGTTACTATAAACTTGTTCAGTACCTTCGGGGTACATTCTGTGATGGCCCAATTTGTAACCATCTGTAGCATTAATTATTTCCATTCTAAAAATTATTTTAATAACTAATTGTTAATAAACTTTTCATGCCTTTACCACTAGCTAAATTCTTAAAACACTGAGTGATAAATTCCTTCGTTTCTGGATGGATAGCCCTAGGAGAATTTATATACTTAATCCACCAGTTATATTCTCCTTGAAAACTATTACCGTTGTATACTTTACCAGCAGCCAGATAATCGCATACCAATTCTAGAGCATACTCTTTAGGCATCTTCACTGGAACACCGCCAATGTCTAGCTTAGTTACCCAGTATTCATAATGGTGTGGATTTCTTCCTCTGTGATGTAAATAAGACCTAGAATATCCTAGAATTTCTTTTTCCTTGTTTAAGGGAGATGTGTCATCATCGTAAAATTTTACAGAACGAGAGAACTCATACCATCCGAATTTAGATAAGTCGTGCAAGATGCCCTGTTTGTATAAACCTAACTGAAAACAGTAATAAGCTACCCAAAACTTATGTCTAAGTATTCGCCTAAGATGTTTCAGTGTTATACACATACATTTAAGAATTTCCATATCTTCTTCACTATTCTAGTTAGAAAATTATTTCCTCTTAGATTGAACTTATGTGTATATCCAGACAACTTATCTGGATTCCACACAGCATGAACTATATAGAATAAATATCCTACTGTGTATAGCATAATGTTCAGTACTGGGATAAATCCTAGGATTAGTATTACTAAAACTAGCCACACTGGAACTTTAAGGTCACAGTCTTCTTCTATAAGTGCCACACTTCTGCTATACCCATTGTAATAAACGGTTACATGGGTATCTTTCAAGATAAGCACCGTGATGATTACCATCACAGTGCATATTACTAGATACATCATTTGTTATTAGCTACATCTTTAAATAAGGTGGGAACCTGACCATAAGTAGGAAGTTTTCCATCCCACTTCTTAATCATATCCTGCTGAACTATGAGAACTGACAAAGATGCTGAAATCTTTCTATTATATTCAGCTTCTGCATCACCCTTAATCTTAAGAGCTTCTGCCTCTCCTTGTGCAGCTGCTACTTTCTTTTTAGCTTCTGCCTCAATAGTCTTAACTTCATTCTCTGCCTTCAAAGCCTGTTGAATTGCAGCATTCTTAGCATCAATAGAATTGACTAGCGTCTGTGGATATTGAAGACCAGAAGTCATTTGTTCAAGCTGAAAATTCTCAGCCAAGAGTTCCTTTGACAGTCTATCTTCTATAGACTTCTCAAACTCCTCACGTTTACTTACTAGTTCATCAGTAGTATAGTTATTCAGCTGAATGCGAAAAGCATTCTTTACGTAATTATACAAAGTAGTGTTAATTACCTCTACAATATCTTCCTTTCTATACTTCTTAAATACTTCTGGTGATTTCCCGTCAACAATCTTCAAAGAAATTGTAGGGTCTACAGTAAATGATGATCCATCTTTAGCATTAATACTGAAAGGAGGATAGTCCACAGTCTGTACGAATGTAGGATATTCATATACAGCCGTAGTAACAGGATTGTACCATACCGCACCAGTAACAAGAGACACATCGTCTACTCCTTTACCATCTCCGTATAGATTTACCTTGATGCCTTCATAACCAGCATCAATTCTCTCATAGCCACAACTAGATAAGCCAAACACTAAAGTTAATACGCACAAAATCTTAATAATTGTCTTCATTTTCCTTATTTAAGTAATGTTTCTTAATATATTTGAATATCCTATAAACTAAACTTGGGATTGCCACTAGTAATAGTAACAACCCCAAGATATTTGCAGCATACAATGATTCGGATAATAACCATAAGCTGACGTTGTAAATCACAACGATTAACAGAACGGCAACAAATGCCTTAATTAAGTTTTTCTCGACCATAGAATAATATATTCTCTATTGCCACTTTTATTATACCATAGTAGTACATTATCCTCTGTAATGTCTACATACGGGTCATAATAAATATACGCGGCAAACATTATGCACACAATTATAAATGCAACCATGATTTATCGAGTTTTAACAGACCCAGGTCTGGTAGTTGCAGCCTGAAAATCTTTTCCTTGTTTATCCCACCATGCTTGCTTTGCTTTTAACCAAGCTACTTTTTTCTTATACTTCATTGTTCGGAAATTATTACGATACGATTAAATTCATTATCTCCAAATTCAGTAGTAATTCCGCATCCCTTAACAACCAATTTATCCTCTGGAGCACCATAGCTAATCAGAGCCTTCTTCATAGATTCTGCCCTAGCTACAGCAAGGTTATTATTAAACTCTTCTGGACCTTCTTCCGAAGCATATCCCTCAATCACATAAGTTTTTCCACTATTAGAAATATAGGAAGCTAGTTCTGAGACAGCCACATTGGAAGTTTTAGAAATCTCTGAAGAATTTTGAAGGAATTGAATTTTTGGAGTCAAAAGCTCTACTTTAGTAATTTCGATTGTGTCCGTCTTAACAATTTCTATTGGTTTACGAGCCATAAGTTCCTCATTCTTGGCTCTCAACTCATTAATAGAAGCGTTTAGGCTTTCAACCTCGGCATCACTATACAACTTCATAATTGGAAAGTCCCCTTTGCTAGACTTAAAGCGATAGGTAGCACCAATATAGACGTTAAACTCATGATTCAGAGGAGAAGTCTTGGGAAGTAACATATACTCAGGAGTAACATTTAATGCCCATCTATTAGAGATATTAAAGTTACATCTAACGGCTCCACGGGCGGATACATTATTATAGACATCTCCATAAGTATGATACCAACCAGCACCAACGATTAGTATAGGCTCAAACAGACGCCTATCTCCGTTATATCCACATATCAGGTTAGTAAGATTGGTAGTAACGTTAGCTGTCAAATTATGTGAATCAAAGAATGTTTTATTTCCTTGGTTCATTCCAGCCATCATGTCTAACTCCAAGCCAAAGATAGGAGTAACCTCCTTACCAATAGCAATGTTTACTAGTACATCATTTGGTTCTGCCCAACTTCTATGGTTATCCCAAATAGTAGTTCCAACATTACCAGAAATATACCAGTTATCCTTCATACTTCCAGTCTCAACAACTTGTGCGCTAGCAAATGCACACATCAAACACAAACAAATAATACTAAAAATTCTCTTCATAATTAAATTAGTTAAATTAATCCCACCAAGTTCTCATACGTTCAAACCTAAGTTTATTGTATAAGTACCAGGCTTTTTCTCTTCTCAGATAATCTTTAAGGATTGGGGCATTCCAATCGAGATCAGCAGCCTTAGGGTGGAATCGATTCCAATTTTTAGTATTTATGTGTCTATCTACAAATCCCTTTGACCCAGGTCTAAAGTCATGGTGATACGCAGAATCTATTTCTAGCACAATATCTAATAGCTTTAGTGCTAGATTTAGCTCTTTTTCGACACGTTCATTGCCTTCCGCAATTCTAGATACTTTGAAGTATTCATACATTCTGATTAAGGCTTGCTTCTCTAGTGAGAGCACGAAACCATAATCGAATGGATAAAACTTCATAGCTTCTTTGATAAGTTTCTTATTCTTATTCTTTCTTAGTTTCATATTCCTGACTTGCTTCAACTGCTAATTTATCTGCGAGATTATTCATCTGAGAAAAGAAGTCTGAACTTGAAGTATGTCCTTTCACCCAACAAAAATCTATATTAGGACAAAATTGCTTTGCCTTATTTAAGACCTTGTCGTATAAATTCCATAACTCTACGTTCTTCTTTCTTTTCCATCCTTTAGTAGCACATCCTATGACGTACTGAGAATCTGAGTAAATAGTCAGAGATTCGATTTTACGACTTACTGCATTTAGAGCATAAATTACTGCTAACAACTCACATTTGTTGTTAGTAGTATTTGGAATCATCTTGCTAAATTCATAGGATTTTTTCCCATCAATTACGAATACAACTCCTACTCCTCCTGTATTTCTAGATGAACTAAAAGCTCCGTCAGTAAAGACCTCTAAATTACTCATTCTGAGTATTAGTCCTGAGATTAGTTCCTAGTAGTATTGCTATCTTTAGCAGGTCGTCTTGGTTATCACAAAATATATTATCTAAAATATAGTTTGCGTAATCACTTATTCTAACTCTCTTTCCTACAGCTCCATACTTCCCATTAAGCCACTTAATTTGTGGAATAAAGTCTTCCAAATTATCTCCAAGATGCCTCAAGGCTTTTCTAATAGAGACTGGAAACCACATTTTTTCTTTTATCCAATCTAAGTGACAATAACCAAACGCAAATGCTCTACTTAAATCCTTCTGAATAAACTCGTCTAACTCGAAATTTCTCTCATGCCTACCAGCTTCCTCGAAATCATCTTTCAAATCCTCACAAAAAATCTGATTAAATTCAATCATAACTCCAAGTTTCTAGGCAAGCTATAAGTTCCAGCATCCCATATCTGCAATAACCTTGAATGGTCCAGTAGCTATAGAAAGATAAGGACTTTTGTTGTCATTGTACAGCTTCATTACTTCTCTTAGTAGTATACTAGCATTTCTGGATAGTTCGTAAAGAGTGGGAACTCTGTGTTCGTTCGGACCTACATACATTTTCCATGTACTTTTGCCTATACAGCGACCCTCGTCATCATATTCTCTATGACTCTTGTTCCACTGCATATACTCCAGAACCTTATCAAAATCAAAGTTCTCCATAATGCTTTTGTATTGTTCCTCCAATGGGGGACAATCATCCCTTGTCAGGACTGTTCTCTTTGTTTTGCTCATTTTTGTAACAATTAACAAGATTCTGTAAGTTGGACAACTTATCAGTTCTTACACTGACCAGTAGCCCACCCTTACGTAAGTTGTAACTAAGTTTAATTCCGCAATGATTTAGAATTTCGATAAACTCTCTCAATGCGCTTCCCTTTAACACATTTCTGTAGACTAGTTTCTGACCATCTTGATATCCTGCTCGATAATATTCATTCGCAACATCAGAAATAAGCCATCGCTTAATAGGAGATACCCTACTTAAGAGTTCATTGACTCTGGTTGCGATAAAATCCATATTACTGAATACTATCAATTACAAGACTATCCACACCTAGAGTGTCTACACTCATTGTGTCAGCAACTTCTTTAACGATTGCGATAGAATCGTTTTCTGGAGCCTGAGTCTTTGTATTACCTGCACAAGCAGACATCAGTGCAACCATTCCGAAAAGCAATAGTACTTTCTTCATTTTTCTTAATTTAAATTAGTTAATAATCATTTTATCTATCAAAAAAAAGAGTGGTTCCAGTATCTGTGCTTCACCAGATACTTTCCCCACTCCTATCACTCCGAAGAGCTTGTACCATTATTAGGTTGGTCAACCTCCCTCTTCATCTTGTTGAGAATTTGGGATAATAGTCACCAAGTTTAAAGATTACTTGTAACTGAAGCAAAAGGCTAGAATCCCGAAGGGATTCCGTAACTCCTTCAACACGTGGTTGACGAGCTATGTAGGAAGCTAACGCGCAGGCAAAGATGAAGCCGTAGTCAAAGACCTAGCTACACTAACAAAGACTAAGACAAAGACTCTCAATTAGAGAGTAGGTTGTAAATTTTTGTGTAGCCAGCGAATAAAGATTAAATCCATGCGGATTTAAGAATATACTGTTCATAATTATTCCTGTTAAGTATGTTATGTTAGCTTCCTACGGAAGTCCTCTAATTACTTAGAGGAAGAGTCGCCTTGTCTCCTAATCTCTTCGAAAATATCTAAAAGATTCTTAGGCAAAGCGATTTTTAGTTTGGAAATACGTTCCATTTCAGAAGTTTTCCAACTATTGAAACAACTTCTCAACTCTCCTAATTCGGAGGTATATTTGTCGTATTTTGCTTTAAATTCAGCCATTTTCTCACGATACTCTTGTTCTTGAGTGTTAGAAAGTTTATTAACCTCCTCCTTAAGCTCAGCTTTAAGAGCATTTAACTCCTTCTCGTAAGAACGATAGGTGTCTTGAAGAGACATGAACATATTGTCCACTTTTTCTACTTCGATGGTAGGGTCTTGGTAGTAGAGAATTAAATCTCTTCCAGAGCCTTCCTTATAGATAGGACAATTCTCAGCTGCATGAACTTCTTTTCGTGCTTTACTAAAGGCTCCTTTTGGATGAATATACTTTCCATAGGTAGAAGCAAACGCCTCTAATCTTAGGAATTTATTTCTCTTGTTAATATCCCACGACTTTATGATAGTCTCTTCAGTCGGAGAAGGTAGAGCTTCTGGATACTTAGGCTGCTCTGGCAGTCCTATTCCCTGACTTTCTGCCCAATCATCAAGCATAGTAGCAGATACTTTGCCAATCATTCCTTCTTTCTCTTTAATAGCTTCTCGTACCCAAGCACAAAAACTATTCATGGCAGCGACCTTTTCCAAATCATCTTTTATAAAGTCAAGGGACTTTTGTCCTACTGTCATTAACTGCTTTTCTCCTCCACCGATAGAGGCTACAGATACTTGAAAGAATTTCACATTATTCAAGCGTTCCTGTGCTGCTTGAATCATTTCTTGTGCGATGTTCGCATAGAAGTTTGCTGACGTAGAAGTCAACCCTTCATTTCCAAAAAATACACTGTTCAT